TCAAGTATCCGGCACGAATTTATCCAAGTCAAAGTTCTTAGCATAATTCCAGATCCTTACATACCTAAACATTCCCGGGAGCCCCATGTCGTAGGCTGATGGATATCCTCCTATATTAAAATAATATGTTTGATAGTTTCGTGTATACATCACATTAGTCGCATCCTCATAATTCAGTACTCCTCCAATATATTCCCTTAAATACCCATTTCTCCACGACGCCATTACATGTACCCATTGATATGCTGGTATATCTACAGATCGTCCTTTGGTATAAAAAAGTTTAGTCCCAAATGATGAGACATTAACACCTATACATAAATAGTCTTGTGTAGTAGATTGGGTTCCATATGGAGCGAATAGATAATATCTTCCTTCCTATTGTGTATTTAAATAGAGCAACGCTTCTATGGATATTTCGTTATCTGGTTGAGGGCATGGTAATATATTCGAGTCATTATCAAATTTGATATAGGAATTGTAGGCTCCTACTCTTCCCATGGAAAATACATATTTACCATTATATTTATCAATATCCATATACATAGATTCATCCACATTCATATTATATTTTGATAGATCTTTTATCCATGGAGCTTCCACGTAAAAATAAGCGTCATTCACGTTACCGGACGGCGGCAATGGCATTTGACTTAACATTCTTCTTCTTAACATAATCTATTGTTTTTATGGAGGGCGGAAAATACCCCCCCCATTGAGTTAATTTTATTTAATATCATATTATTATGCATTTTGTACATACAAATATATGATTTATTCTCAGATCATGTCGCTAAATCCAAGGAAACGGGCTGGCTCCCATCCTTCCGAGCATCCCCCGTCCTCCCACCGCCTCCCGTTCTTTTTGGCTTTCTTCTGGTTTTATCCTCAAATTTTCATATCTTTGGGACAAAACTATAATCATGTTTAGAGACATACTTCATAAGCTTAAGATCTTCTTCTGCGACGATGACGTTGAGAAGATATATGTAAGGGACAGTACGGTTATCCGCAACAACGAGATCCATAGGATGTATAATGAGATACTGGACGAGTTAGGTGATTTGGCTACTGTCGTGTCAAGGAACTACGTATATGGCAAGATAAAGGACAGGACTGGATTAAGCATCCGTCATATCAGTAGGATAATAAACCATACTAAAGTTGAGGAGATATGATTAAGGATACGATGGAGCGGGATATGATAAATGAGATATCAGCGTTATTCGTGATGATATTCACGGCCGGGTTGATGTTTGTCATGCCGATGTTAGATATAGAGTGCGATGATATTGCTATCATAATAGGATCAGGAATAATACTATCTTTTATACTAACCATAATACCGATCTTGCTTTCTTATGATATAAGGGATGAGATCATTGAGTTGATTGAGGATCTGGATAACCAGATAGTGGTAGACACATCGGTATATAAAACGGATCTGCCCTAGGAATTACCTAGGGCAGGTGGTATGCTATTTTCTTTTAACATACTTATCTATCAGATCTATTGATAGTTTAGCGCCCAGTTCTTCCTCCAACAGGTTAAGGTAGTTCCGGTGCAGGCATCCGCCCCTCTCCACCTCCCTAAAGCCGGCCCCGTCCCGGATCCTGACCAGCCCTTTCCTTGGATCCATGTCGATCAGATCCCGAAGCTCGTTCATGTTCTTGAACCGGTTCTCTATTACCTTAAATACATCGATCTTAGGTCTCTTATCCTTATCCTTGGACTTTATTTTAATTCTTCCACTCATATCAATTATCCAGTAACTTTACATGTAATATGATTCATATTATTATTACCGCAATAAGCGCACATAGATACGTAGGGAGAATATACTCTTCCACATACCGGACATCTCCATCCATACATAACAGGATTTGTTTGTTTGTCAATTTCTTTCAAGCCCTCATTAGTAGTGGATGATGTATTTTTATTTTCCATATCATTCATTACCACGGTGGTTTCCTAACCGACGTTCGCTGGTCATGAAGCCATCCTTATTTATCTTATCTGTACTTCCAAATCCATTATCACCTCTATCAGATTTTCCAAGATCTTCTAATGACTCCACTTCTTCCCATACGATACGTTCCCTTCTACGAATAAGAAGCTGTGCTACCTTACCACCGACATTACAATAATAAGGACTATGCCTATTCATTTTTCTGTGAACTATTATAATCTCCCCACTATATCCTTCATCAATGGTAGCAGGGGCGTTTTGCATAATTAGCTCACTATTAGTAAAACCACTACGTGGACGGATTTCCATCTCATAATCCTCTGGCAATTCTACATGTACGCCAGTATGATATATGATCCTGTCTCCGTCAAGTTCTATATCCTTAACGAACAAATCCATACAAGCATCTTCTTTATGAGCGTATTCAGGCAGCTTAGCTCCTTCTTCCAGCCATATCTTGACCTTACACGTATCTATACCATCAAGTAACTCAGCTGCCTCTTTATAGCTCATAGGTTGCTCTGAGGCTAATGAAATAGCTCTTGCCAATAAATCTTTAATCTTGCTCATCGTATTTTATTTTTAAATTCTTTCCCTTTCGGGCATTGTAATTTACATTCCTCACCACAAGCGGAACAGTTGGGTCTCATTCCGGGCACCCCTCTTCCCCCGTACGGCCAGTAGGCGTAATCGCAGACGCTCCAGAACGCCTCCATCGCCTTGATCTTGGCATCGACGGTTATCTTCTCCTTCACCTTTTTCATGCTCTTCCTGAACTCATCTTTCATATCCTTCCCTTCTATCTGTCTGGCCTTACGTCTCTCGTTCCACCAATTGTAGTAGAATTTGTCTGCCATCTTATAAGCTTCTGGGTCAAATTTATCACGATGCAGGATAGGTGCGTCCTTGATCTTTCTCAAATTCCTGCCACAAACATAAGCAAGCCCGGCGTACGGAGGTATGTCCTTAGGATCAACCAACCCATCAGGAACGCAGTAGTAGAAGTAGTTGGGGCGGCCGTACCTGACCCAGTCTCCGGTCTCGTACAGGGCTTGCTTTCGCGCCTCGAACCAGCCTTGCATTACTTGGTGCTTACCCTCTTTCTCGAAATCCTTGTTATAGTCAGCCAACGAGATCTTCACCTCAACCTCATAAGCGTACATGGATCTGGTTATAGCCAGATAATCGGACTCCCAATTATAGACATACAAGTTGTTTATAATCCATCTAGGAGATACCAAGAACTGTCTGTTAAGGATATCCAATATCCCTCTTTCAGTGTATTCCGTGCCTTTATTTGATTGCCGTGTTCCCATCTCCTGTCATAGGATTATTCCTTAACCCAACCGCCATTATAGCGTTCGATACCAATCTCCGTAATCCACCCATATCCTTATCATGGAACGAGAAAGTAGTTAAGTTATGTGATTCAGTAATCTTATCATAAGACTTTATCATCAACACAGCCACATACTCACCAATCATCTTCTCATTCATGATATCAAGATCGATTATGCCGTGATCTATTAGATCAACCACATCCCATCCTGATGGTAGATACGTTTTTATCTGATTAATGTCCATAGCAAATAGTATTTATAAAAAGGAGGGTCGTGCTACCCTCCTATAGATTACACACGAAAAATAGAACTGAAAGCGATCTTAAGCACGTAAGATTTTATTAATTCCCGTAGGCTGTCTACCGGTTATCGTTAATTACCGACCTACGGGAATATGTTTAAGAAAACACCATGTACCCCAATCCGGAATCGAACCGAAATTTCATCGTTAGGACCGACGTGTTCTATCCATTGAACTATTAGGGCATATGTCCTTATTCTCACGAACCAGGACATCAAACGTCTAAACTTTAAAAAACCTAATGACAAAACTCTATGCTAGTTTTTCCCCAAAAAATAGCGTGGACCCGACCGGGCTTGAACCGACAACCTTCTGGTTATGAGCCAGTTGCTCTTACCAATTGAGCTACGGGTCCTAAATACACCACATCGGCTTTCACAAGAGGATGTGGATAGAAATTTCTCGAAGTTTATATAGTAACTTTATGAAACTATTGTCCAACATTCTAGCATATAGCACCAATCCTCGAACGGGAACGTCTCCACGCCAGACCTACCCCATCCCGTCCCCCAACTGTTCTGTAGGACGAAGCCGGCCTTGTCCCAGCCGGTGAGGATAACGGCATGACCTCCCAAGTTCTGCCCTTGGCCTTGCCAGAATCGATTACCATAATTATAGCAATACAGACCTATAACCAAAGGCCCATTCAGCATCAAAGCTACCTTAGCCGATACCGGATCTATGATCCTAGCGTAACTGTTTATTTTCTCCCCATCTACGCCTACGTTCTTGATAGACTTGATAGCGTCACGAAGAACCATCCCGTCTTGATCCTTATCCTCTCTCAGATCATATATATCGTAGGGAGAGATCTTAGCCGGTCTTTTAATAGCCCTTATACTCTTTCTCCAGTTAAGTATCTCAGATAAGCTTACCGCAGCGCAAATAGGAGAAGATCCTTGATCCACTACGCTATCAACGTTATTGACCTTATACTCATCAGGGACAGCCTCATGCTGCATGTTCATAATAGCGTCCCTATCATCTGCTGGCGATGGTATGTAACCTAGTCCGTATTCCATTACTTATCTTTTTTATGGTAATCAATTATCTTGATATTAAACGTATCGGATCTTTGCCTTACCTGTATAGACCCTCTAGCCTTTCCCTTGGCGTCGTATAGGGCGGTGAAGCCAAAGTTATCGACCCGGCCGTCGTCCAGCGTAAACCGCCACTCCTTCCATTGGCCCATCACGGTCCCGGAAGACACTATAGAATCCACCACATAAGATATATCAGTAGTATCATATTCCGTATAATAGGTTCTTGACGTACCGCATCCGACAACCGCTAAGGTAAATAACGTTAACAAGAAAAACAAGATCTTATTCACTTTTCTTAGATTTTTTACGTTTCTTAGATTTCTTCTTATCCTCCGCCTTATTCTCGACATTTACGTCAATACCGGCATCAGCGACCTCAGGGGCGTTATTTTCAGGTATATCAATATGACCGGAATTAGGATCCATCTTATCCTCATCAACAACAACCTCATCAGGTACATCGCTATCTAAAAGCTCTGCCTCAAGATATTTGATACGATCGGACATAGCCTTATTCTGATCCTCAAGTTCCTTATATCTTCTTCTAGCCTCATCGAGTAATTTAGATGATAGTTTATGTTTCTTCTCGATATCCATATAAGCCCGTTTAAGAGTCTCTTTATCTTTTACCGACTCATTATATATCTCTCTTGATTTACTAAGCTCATTACCCATCTTAATTATAATAGAATCCTTTTGTTCTATATCCATATTAAGGGAATCGGAAAGAGTTTCAAGATACCCTACTTTCTCTTCTAATTCCGTTATCTTCTTGCGGGAATCCTCATAATCTCTTTTTAATCTACTTGAATAGCTAATAGCCTCATCAAGATCCTGTTTTAGAGTATTTATATAGCTACTCTTTACTATCTTCAATCCGAACATATTCATATCTTCATTTAAATTAATCAATTCATTTCTTTTTGTATCATAAAACGTTTACCTATTGATAATTTCAACTTTTTGTACGTAACATTCCGCTGATTACCGCCGTTGATATCACGAATATTGAAACTACCCGATTTACGTCTTCCAAATATGAAGTAATAATTGCCTTCAAACATAACCCTGTCAAACAAACGAAAACCAAAAACTTCAAAAGGAGATTGATTCGGCTTTTTAGCCCCTCCTTTTAAAACCTTTTGTTTATGGATTTGACGGTTATGCCTTCTAACCAACCTTACTTTGTAATGATATTCCAACCTTAAAGCGTTGAAATTCTTAGAAATGACAAAGGCGTCAGAAATATGATATTTTTCAATTCCATATTTAATCCGATTGTATTTCGTGATGTAACCGAAAGTCATTGAAACGTTTGGATATCTCGATTTCAACTCCTCGTACAACTTCCATTTCATGATTCCCATTACGGCTGCGTCGCGAAGCGACTTGCCTCGTTTCACCTTCAAATCAATATTCCCTTTGTGATATTCCTTATGACAAGTTTCACACAAGGTAATGAGATTGGATGGTGAATCACCTCCTGTTTTTCGAGATTCGATGTGATGAACATTCAGGATCGGGTCTTTCGACTTTCCTTTACAATGTTGACATTTATGCCCATCCCTTGCCAAGACATATTCCCTGACATTCCAAAAACCAAGTTGATCTCCTTCCTGATATTCGTTACCGGAGATGTCAGGATTCTTGATCTTTTGTGTATCAAATTGGGCAATCTCGACGATGATACGGGATATTGGCAGGGTAGAACAGATGTTGTCGATAACACGGATATGAGCATCAACTTTGTGTCTCACCGAAGGTGCTACCCATCCATGATGTTTGCTTTTTACCCTATTGCCAAAACGAGGCTTCCTGTGTCTCAACCTATTTCGTCTCGTTCTTCTTAACTCTCTTCTTGTAGACAAAAGTTCTACAATATCACTTCTAAGAATAACTTCACTGCTGTAAAGCTCCTTGCTTTTCGTCGTTGCTGATAGACCAACATGTTTTGTACCTGCGTCAACTCCTAACACAATTTCTTGTTTGTAACCTGAAGTAGCGTACGTAAGACGAATAGTAAACGGACAAAGATTCACTACGGTTGCTTTATTTGCTTTAAGCAACCTCCTAACCTTCCCATGCCTTGTCGTAGGCATCATCGGTTTACCATCTATGTCTTGTACATACACCATTTTACAAACTAATTCAATGTTTATTCAACATAAGTCAGGATTTCTCCTGTAAGTACCCATCGCCAATGTTATTTTGAGGTTTTATATAGGCAACACTGGAACCCAAATACAATCCCTGTTTAATCACCTACCTTAGAGCAAGGAACTTGGGTAAACATTCCTTGGTAACTATATATTCTCAAATAACGTAGCCTCTGTCTCAAGGCTTAGGCTAATAATCGGAATAGCTTTTAGCTATTATACATAATGCGATGCAAATGTTTTATGGTTTGCATGAATTATGTATTATTCGCGAGAATGTTCATTACTGTTATAAGTTTTACGAATATCGGCATTTATCTTGCCGACTATAATTAACTCAGCTATATGTTTGTCTTTCTCGACTATAGCTATATCCTTACGGACATTAGTGACCCTGATCATGATATTCCCGTTATTAGACGATACGAACGGTGATCCTACCAAAGTAAGTCCCGTATCGCCGGTAAACGACGGCAGCATCATCAACACCCCTATGGTATTATCCGGAAACGACGCCCATACCCCTGTGTCTATATCAAGGACATCACCCTGTCCTAATGGGAAGGCATTACCCTGTTTGATAGGAATATCCTTACCCAACGAGTTCCATGCTTTCGAGAATCTTACGGAGTTAAGGAAGATCTTTCCCTCTTTCTCCACCATCCCTACCATAGGTTCGCAATTCAGTCTAACCTCGTTTTGTTTATCATCCGGCTTTTCCTCAAACTCGTCAATATCTCTGGCTGATGTAAATGACTTACTCTCCAGAAGTTTCTTGATATCTTCAATTGTAGTCATATTATAGTTTTATTATTAAATACACTATCTTCAATCCTAACTTCAAATCAGATGTCTTTTCGAACATCTCCCTAAGAGGTAAGATAGTAGCGTCAAGATCTGACGCTACCCATTCTCCATCCTTATAATACATATCCTTTTCCTCGGAATACGCTATACAAGATCGATGCCCTAGGTTCTTCATAACCGTATCTACCTTATTTTGGGTAGGCATCGAGACACGATTCACTTTAGTAGATATATTGAAATTACTCTCCATTAACTTTCTGATTTTTAATTAGTTAATTAAAATGGAAGATCACTGTCGTCTCCAAAAGGAGGATATTGAGGAGGTTGTTGTTGACCTCCAAACAAAGGGGCTTGCGCTTGCTGCGGAGCCTGCTGGTATGATGGAGGAGGCGTTTGCGATGGAGCCTGCGTTGCATATGACGGTGGGGGCGTCTGTGCGGTTGGCGTAGCGCCCATGCTTTGGCTTCTATCCTGTTCCGATTTTTCGTTTTCAGCCTTAAACTTTTCAAGATATTGTTTAAATACTTGAAAAGCGAAAGTGTCTTGAGCCGTATAATCGAATTTCTTGTTACCCATTATATCCGTGCTCTCTACCCTATCAGGCCATCCGTTCTGTCCGTTCTTATAATATTGCTGGATAAGCTCGTCCTTTCCATCTGGAGTTTCCCTAGCGTATGAAATGAAAAAATTACCGGGAGCATATTGATCCCCTTTCTTAGCATGAGCAGGATTTATTACCACCTTACGTTTTAGGTCAATATTAGGCAAGTACCTTACCAGTGACTTCACGTAATTATTAATACCTCCTTTTTGAGTCATCAAAGGAACGTTTATGAAATAATTACCATCCTCATCACTTATCTTTATGGACACGTATTTGGCTTTTATCCCATTGAACTCCACTTCTCGCACATTGATATCAGACAAATAACCTTCGATACCGTTCCAGAATACCCTCCAATAAGAAACGGCTCCGGTCTTCTCGTTTATATGCTCCTCGAAACCTTCCTTTGGCTCTCTTGATGACTGATATAATAGTCCGCTACCACTTACTTTAAAGTAATGGTTATTACCACCTGATGAATTTTCTCTAACTCCCATTTTATATATTTTTAAATATTAAACAATAACTGATGATGACAAGAAATACTCGTTCTTATTATCCTCTCCATAAATCTTATTGAAATGAGATTTATGGTCATGTTCGATAACCACCCTATTACACGATATGCTTTTTATGATACCAAGATATCTTCCACATAATACGTTACATATAATATCTTCACCATGATAAGACAAAGAAGCAAGTCTCTCCTTACAAGATTTACCGGAAGACGGGTTCTCTGACATAATACCGCATCCTTTATCGGTAAATATCAACTTGCAATGATCAAACTCATTTACCTTAAGATTGTTTTGGAGGGCTTGGACGAGTAGATCCTTATCAAAGACATAGGTACTTGTTTTGACAAAATGCTCGTCCACGAACCTCCAATTTGGATAATTACCCTCAAAATGGGTCTCATACATATCCATATCAGGCGTAGAAAAATAAGTCTTAGTATCGTCCACTTTTATAGACAACATATCCGATGACTTATTGATATGCTTATCAAGCAATATCGCGGATTCGTTCGATACCGGTATAAACATCTTCTCTACCTTATCCTGATTAGGGACAAAATACCTGTAAATAGTATTTCTATCCGTACTTACTATATTAATATTAATATCATCAATATCAATAACCACATTCTCGATGCATGGATAAAAGTCATCTACCTCCGTATAATCGCTGGCTTTGTTAAGAACCGAAACATAATCGCTCATCTTAACCTTAATTCCTCCATCAAGTATCTTATGTACCTGCGGGAATGTATTGATATCAAAAGCCGGACAACTATACTCACCAGAAGCGTAGTGGATCGTGATCTGATCTTTTCTATCCGAAAGCAGTATCGTAATCTCACAATTCTTCTGTTTTTTCATGAACTTAATAAAAGAGCTTGCCTCTACCAAGAAAGAGAAGTTAGAGTCAGCCTCGACCTCCAATCGCTCTATAACACATACCTTGGCATTTACGGAAGTGATATAAGCCAGATTATTGACAACATCTATCTTAAGATCCTTATAAAGGGAGTTGGAACCGGCGTTCTTAACCACCGTCTCCAGTTTACCCAACTTCTCATTTAATGACTTCGACAAGCACTTTATCAACATAATAAACAACTTTTACATGACATTGCAAATGTAATCATAATTATATTAATACAAATATAATAAATACTTAATAGTATTAAAATAATTTAAACTTACGTCTAATATACTCGGCTATAAGCGTAGCGTCACACATTCCGTCTTGTATCTTAGTAGGTTGTACTCCTTTCCCTGACCATGGCTTCACGAAAGAGACCAAAGGGAAAAGGCGCATGGCGCATCGGATGGAGGTAGCCTTCGTGTCTAACTTCGCCGCCGTATACACCCGATCGGCTGTCGTATGAAGCTCCTTCTGCCAGGTCTTTGGTTGCACCTCCTCGAACATGAACCTAACATCCGGGTGAGATCCGTATCGCTCCATCATCTCAACCATCATAGCGAATAGGGCGTTCGGTTCCCGGCGTCTCCCGCCAAAGGTGAAGTTGCTGGCTGCCGAGCTGTTGTGGATGCTATGGACATCCTCGACGGCGATCGCCAGCGTCCCGCCTCCCTTTTCTTGGATCTTGTCAGCGGCATCGAGGAAGAAGCTTGATATAGCCCTAAGATCTATATCCCCCTTAACCGATATCCTTGGAGTCATAATTACCTTAACCTCGCCATTTTCTGGGATCATGGACAATCCTCCGGTGTCTATACCCGGATCTATACCTATTGATATATTCATAACTTCAACGTATATAATGAATGGAAATCCTCCGGTCTAAACACCTGTATTGAGTTATCCGGATACATACCTATATAATAACCGTAAAAAGCCCGTAGAATGCCATTTTCTAGCCTTATATCCTATGCCTTTACCTTATTCCCTTCAACCATAACATCAACCTCATCAGTCTTGTTAGATATCTTATCGAACCATTCAGGTATAGGATCAATACCGTACCTGAATGCGTTTACCGTTGATTTTATCGAGATATATGTTCCCATATTAGATAAGATTACAATCGTCTCGTTTAACAACCTTAAAATCGCCATTTCTAAGTAATATCGCTACATCAGATCTCGTATACGTAAGAGGTGTATACGACACCAAATGATAAGAAGCCTGCCCTGTCGCTGGCCGAACTGGTCTTAATACGGCTATGGCTATATCGCCGCCAAGTTCCGTACCACCGGTAACACCCTGTAGGCACATGTATATGAATCCCTCATACTCATATCTCTTTCCGATAAACTCACTCATGGGAATACCTACGAACAGATAGTTCTTCACATCCCCTTTCTTAACCTCGACAGCGTTCTCTACACTGGACGGTATTACGTCTACAAATTTTACTCCTATTGCCATGATTACAAATTCAATTTAGTTCTTAATTCTTGACACAATTCTTGATTATCCCTCATGATACTTAACGTATTATCCACTCCATTCCCTACCCGAACCTCGCCATACCAGTACCATGATCCTTTACGGGTAAAGATACCGGTTTCCTCACATAACTTCAAAAGTTCAAGCTCCTTGTCAAATCCTACGCCATAATACAAAGCCGTCTCTGCTATCTGGAAAGGTATAGCTGTCTTGTTCTTCAATACCTTTATCCTAACCTCATGACCGATAGAAGACCCGTCTTCTCCTACAATGACCTTCTTCCTCGACATTTCCATACGGATAGAGGCGTAGAATTTAAGGGCATTACCGCCGGTTGTTACCTTAGGATCACCGTATATTACACCAATCTTCTCACGATACTGGTTGATGAATACCAGAACACAATCGCTTTTGTTTACGATCCCGGTAAGAACTCTCATAGCTTTTGACATCAACCGGGCTTGTAATCCCATGTTGCTGTCTTCCATATCACCCTCAATCTCCTTCTTAGGGACTAGATTCGCCACAGAATCCACGACAATAAAGCCTACCCTGCCGGACTCCACCAGCTTGGCCGTGATATCGATAGCCAACTCCCCGTAGCTTGGCTGGGAAATAAGGAACCGGTTCACGTCCAATCCCATCTTCTTAGCGTATTCGATATCAAAAGCGTTCTCCACGTCTATTATAGCCACCAGCTTATCGGGGTGCTTTTTCTGGAACTCGATCATACTTAACGTACACATCATGGTCTTGCCACAAGATTCCATCCCGACCAGCTCATGGATCCGGCCTACCGCCCATCCGCCGCCGAGGGCCTTGTCCACCACCAGAGAACCAGTGCTTTCCCTTGGTATGGATATTATAGGCTTATCATCGCCGAAGTTCATTATCGAGCCTTCTCCAAGCTCTTTATTTAAAGATGATACTAACTCATCTACGTCTGAAAAAAGTTCTTTCTTAGCCATTATAATCCGTATTCATCGAAATTAAACAAATCCTGTTGTTTCTTGATCATATCCTTACCGATATCAGATATCTTTTCTGGATTCAAAACACCCTCATTCTCATCCACCTTCTCTATAAAGTCAGATATCTTATCGCTTAGCAGTACCATATCTTCCTTAGGCACTGATTTCAGATAAAGCCCGTCTATAGACCTACATCTTGAAAGAGCGGTATATATCTGTCCTATTTCGAAGGCTCTGCTGATGTCTACGAATATATTATCTAAAGTCATTCCCTGAGATTTATGAACGGTTATAGCGTATCCTAACCTCAATGGATATTGTATTATATAGCCGCAAGAAATGCCTTCAAGGGAATCATCTACCTGCTTATACTTCATCTTCTCCCACTTCTCTTTGGTTATCTCCACCTCAGTATCGTTATCTAGATGAACATATATCGTCTCATCAACAGTATCTATGCTGGTTATGATACCCATCGAACCATTGACATACCCATTGCCGTTTCTGGTTATTATGACCTTAGCTCCTACCTTTACTATAAGCTCATCCTCACAGGGAGCTACAGGCTTTTCCCCGAATACAGTAGCATCGAACTTAAATACCTTATTATTGATCTTATCAAGATTAGTCTTATTTATCTCATAAGCTTCTTTGTTAGTTGAGCATATAATTATAGTATTATCCATATTATCCGGATACTTGACCCTACTATCCAATATCTGTCTTGACTCATCGGTAATAACCCCACATCTTATATCCTCAAGTACGGAAAGAAGCTGAGGATCTTTTTGACGGAATACGTTCTCGAAGGTAATGACCGAGAATCCTGACGCTCTTAATGCCTTTGATGAGAAAAAGAACCGGCTCTCATAATATTTGTCGATAAAATCATCCGCCGTCACCACAGGCGGTAGTTGTGATAGATCTCCAAACATAATCAACCTAACGCCACCAAAAGGTTCCTTGCTACGCCTGCATTGTCTAAGTATGTCAGCCACCTCATCAAGCAAATCAGGTCTTACCATACTGATCTCGTCGATAACGATAGTATCAAGGTTTCTGATCTTCTTCTTCATAAACGGACTTACATCCACCTTATTAGACAACATACCTCTCTCGATAGAAGGGATATAAGGATCGTTCTTTATAGAGAAAAACGAATGGATGGTCTGCCCTCCTGCGTTCAATGCAGCCACGCCAGTAGGAGCTACAATAACACATTTACCCAAGAACTTTACGATACGTCTCATGAACGTACTTTTACCACTACCGGCTCTACCGGTAATAAACAGATTCTCCCTAGTGGTGAAAATCTTCTTCAAGGCACGACCTTGCTCCACGTTTTTATCCACCGTCATAATATGACGAAGGAGGTCGTTTTCATTTTTAAAATCTTCTTTTACCATATCTTTTTAGGTTTATGGTACAAAGATACGAATAGTTATAATTAACTATTAAAAATAAATGTGAATAATATATAAATATTAAATTTTATATCTGATACTCAAATCATCCAGCTTTACTCATCTCGAGCCCTTTTACCCCTAAAAAGACGTCTTTTATAAAATCTTCGGCGATGATTATATGCATTATCTTTCCTCTGTATGATAGTCTTAGGTGTCCGATAGTTACGTTCTTCCTGTCTTTGGCATTCGCTATTCCATTGTTTTTTTTTACCTCGTCATACAAATCGGATATACTCTTCTTACACATGCCTAAGAACATGCTTATGTATCTGTATATAGTTGACTGAGATATCTCATGCATGCCTATTCCAGCAAGCTTCTTATTCAACTCATTAAGAAGGTATGCTACATTGAACTTAATTGTCTTTCTTTTAGTTACTTTGTATATATGATGTACGTTTCTGGTTCTGGTCCTGAATATTATCTTGGAAAGGATTCTTACCCGATCAAGTTTCCGGCTTTTGTTAGCCATATTCCGTCTTTCGTCTGAGCTTAAATTCTTATCCAGACATTTGTATACGGATCTTTTCTTACCTACGAATATTTCTTTCGTATCCTCATTCTTCTTAGCCTTATACGAGTAGATCATGATATCAGATAAAGCTATTCTTATCTCGCCCTCGGCATAAGCCTTAAGCGTCTTTAGCTGATAGTCTATATCCTCATGGCAATCCTCTATAACATGTCTGTAGCAGAAATAAGCTATGCCATCGGATAGGATATCTATAAAATCATCGGTATTGATCTCGATACGGTCACGGTAACCATCTCTCATCCTATTTCTTAAAAATACATGCTTCTGGACATTTATGATAGAAAGATAAGCCGTTACCTGCTTACACTTCTTTTCTATAACCATGCCGGAACCTCTTATATTATCTTTCTTGTTCGAGTATTTTACGGCCGTAACCTTCTTCCCGTCCTTATTGGTTACAGGTTTGTAATCTACTGGACAGACAAGTGATCCTGCCGGAAGCCTTAGGCATCCAAGCTCATCTTTTTTTGCTTGTATATCTTTTGGGATATATGCTTCGGTAAGAATCTTATCGAAATTTGATTTCATTTTCTGTAAAAGTGCTACCTTTGTCTCCATGGTATTTTTTATTTGCTGCGAATATACAAGTTTCATCAATACGAAACAAGTTATTCGGATGGATGGGTAGCCTGTGAAGGTCGCCCATTTGTTGTTTAAGGAGGGTAGGTAATGTTCGTAAAACGCTGTGCGCGTGAACGATCGTTTTTTCTCAACCTACTTGTTACGCGCGCGTTAATAGGTATATTTATTAAATATAATTAACTCTATAAACATATACTACTTTCTAATATCTCTATCCGTACACAGAACCTCTCCTGACGTCGAGTTCCTGTGTACTCCACTTAAAGTCTCTATTTAATAAAACATTGCTTTTTACCGCCAAGGTATGGTGCCGTCAGGCAGGATACCGCAGGCTAAACCTGGTAGAAGCCGTATCCTATACCGGAAGCCGGTACCCCGGTAGGGGGATCGGGTGGAGCAGAAGCCAAAGAAGAAAAAGTGAGGTCTTGTGCGATCGCTCACGCTCCGGCTGTCCGTATCTTCTACGGCAGGCTCCATGCCCCAAGGCCTCCCATTTCCCCTTGGCTTTATATCCCATAACATGGTAGGAAGGAATCCAAAGGGAAAAGGTGTGGTCATGTCCCGTGAGGCAGGATAGGGCTGTCCACCGCCGCTCGGAGGCATGTATGGCCGGTGCTCAACTGGCCTCGTTGCCGTGGCTTACGGTGGACTCATTCGGCCTTCCTCCGCCATTTCCACCACCTTTTCCCTTTGGATATTCGTAAATACATGCTAATCAGCATATATTATGTTGATTATGGCATAATTTCTTGACAACGATATTTTTTTTAAGTAGTTTTGTCGAAAACTAATTCTATTATTAGAAATGAGATTGGTTGATAGACATATTATAAAAGATAATCGATTTGAGGATATTTGCCTTAAATCCGGATTGCTGTACAATTATGTGCTGTATCTGGTAAGGCAGGGTATTTTCAATAAGGAGTATTTGAAGGAATATGATCTCTCGACTAAATTAGGTAGGGAAAATCAATTTGACTTTAGACAGCTACCTGCATCTGTATCACAACAAGTGGTTGGTCAGGTATTCAAGAGCGTTAATTCATGGATCAAGTTAAAGAGTGATTTTGACAGGAATCCGGGTAAGTATAACAATCATCGACCTCATCTCCCGAAGTACAAGAAAGGTAAGAAGCAGAATATGGTTGTATTTACGACTTTCTCTTGTCGGGTAAAGGATGATGGTTATATCCATTTTGTTAAGAATGTTATTGAACCGATAAAAACTAACGTAAAGAAAGATGAGTTAAAACAGGTAAGGATAGTACCTCAAGCTACTTGTTATGTGGTAGAGGTAATTTATGAAAGAAAGGAGATAGATTTAAACTTGGATAAGGATAATTTCCTTTCGATCGATTTAGGATTGAATAATTTATGCTCATGTATCAGTAATGTAGGAATCAATCCTTTCATTATAAACGGGAAAGTTATCAAATCATTGAATCGGTGGTATAATAAGAAGAAAGCCAGGTTGATGTCGTATATTGGCGATAAGGGAACTTCTAGGAGAATAAGAAGAATCTCTTTGTATCGTAATTGTTGGATCGATGATAAGATGCATAAGATTAGCAAGTATATCGTTAACTTTTGTGTATCAAATAATATAGGTCGTATCATTATTGGTCTTAATAAGGAGTGGAAGCAGGAGATAAATATTGGCAGGATAAATAACCAGCATTTTGTCTCTATCCCTCATTCTAAGTTAATTGATAAGATAATGTACAAAGCTAAGTTGCTGGGTATAGAGGTTGTTACTCATGAGGAATCTTATACTTCAAAGATCGATCATCTGGCTTTTGAGGAGATGAAATATCAAGATAATTATCTAGGTAAAAGAAAACGCAGGGGATTATTTCAAAGCTCTATCGGCAAATTGATAAATGCGGATATTAATGGGGCTATTGGGATAGCTAGAAAAGTAGTTGGCGATTCGTGCATTAATACGATAGTCAGTAGTGGGTTTGCGTTTAACCCAATTAGATTGAATATCTTGTGATATAAATATTAATCTAATAAATAAAATTTAAAATTTTAATAACGTGCCTGAACAGAGGAAAGCTTTCGTATTCGCATTGCCTTATGATACTAGGTTGGATATGATCCAGCAGTTCTTAAGGATATACAACGGCTATCTGGACTCCAAGGGTAGGAGCTTGATTACTGAAAGGACGATAAACTTACTTTCTTTCTACATCAATTACGGATACTCGGATGATACCAGAGCCAAGTACATGGATTGTTATGGACAAAAGGAATCTTATATCGCTGTCCTTAACAATGAGCTAAAGCGTGGCGGTTTTTTAGTAGATAAAAAGAACGGAAATTTCCGTACCCGTGAGCTGTCTATTGAGATGAGAAGCCTACGTAATTATTTTGTTCTTGACGGGGAGGGTGATGACACCCGTGTAATGGGATTCGTATTCAAGAGAAATAAGCTTAACATCGATGGATAGGAGTCTTATTTCGTTCGACAGGGATATTGTCGATGAGGTGGTGAGAAGATCTGGAGGAAAATATACCAAGCAACAGGTCGAGTGGTGCATGAAAGCATCCGTATCTTATATCCATCATCTCTCCAGATATACCGATAATATATCTATCAGGATTCCGTTTATCGGATACGTTATCTGCAATCTCCGTGAGATGCGTGTAAGACGTGATAAGATACGTCGCATATATGTCAAGGAGGGTAATCGTTATCCAGACGAAAGGATGCCTATTGAGCTTGATTGCCTGGATAAGAAGATAAAGGTGATAGAAGGTATGGAGGGATTGAAGAACGGAGATCCCCTTACACGTGACAATCATGAGGCTATGTACCAATGCCGGTATGGCATGACATGGGAACAGTTACAGGATTTTCAACAACAACAATTTAAAAAATAATATGCAAACAATTGGTAAAGCCCAAGTAATAGCCCAAGCTTGGGAAGATAGTTTATTGGGCATAATTCCTAAGGATGAGAAGGATTATCCGGAGTGGTACAAGAATCGTCTTGATTTATGCAAGAAATGTCCTAAGAACTCTTCTAATATAGCTTTCTTTAAGTTACCAGCTAAGGTATTGCTGCAAAGATTGATGGGAAGACAGGCATGTTCGTTGTGTGGTTGTTTTATCAAGGAGAAGGCTTGGATGAAGACCGAGGTATGCCCGTTGAAGTTCGTGGAAGGAGAGAAAGCCAAATGGAATGCTATGGAGGTGATAACAGCCGATCATAACGATTTTAATATCGAGTGTCCTAACGATTCCTTTGATATAGGACTTACGGATGACGAGAGCGAGTTTTATCTAAATATTTTTGATCAGAAAATAGGTGATAAGATAGAAATCGTGTTATTTATCACCCATAAAGATGGTTTCCATGTCAAGGATCATCATCTTTCATGTGGATGTATAGGAAACGTGTCATATAACAAACATCCTGACAATGAGAATAGAACTATATTTAGGATGACGTTAGATACCTCAAAATATACGGAAGGTCATTTTGAGAAACACCTATCTCTTACCGGTTATACGAAGGACGATCCTGAACGTAATTTCAAACATTTCCCGCTACGTATTATAGGGGAAGCTTATAAATAATGCCGTGAGAAATCTCGTAAGAAGCAAGATAGATGACCGTATCCATGCCCTTATTGTCATGGAAGTCGGATGCCGTGAGTTGCCTGAATATTCGTTGGGTGATATACTTTACTCCGCTTTAAGGAGGATAGCTAGGGCTAATGGTGGTAATGTCCGCTTCTTGCGGGATGTTAGTACCAGGGATTTATTGAGGTCTATAGACCAAAGCATCAGTGATGAGATTGAGTTAAACAACAATGATTATAATGCGTAATATGGAAGATAAAGATATAAAAACAGAGATTAGAGATTATCTTAAAGAAGAGGCGGATACTCATATAAGGCATTGGATAGCTATAAAACGTGAGAGCAAGCGTTTGTATAGCGATATTGAGGATAGGACTAAGAAGATAGCCCTTAAATCATCTTCATTGATAAAAGAGGAGGATTTTGTCGTTCTTCATGAGATGACCCATAAGATACAGATGTTGAATATAGAGGCTGTAAAAGTCAATTCTAGGTTGATGTTCATAATCCAGTTGGCTACCAGCTTCGGTATGGATCTGGATTTAGATACGACATATGCGTCCACCGCCAAGAGCATTATAGAAGACAGAACGTCTGGATTCGTGTTTTATGATGATAAGGAACGTCTGAGATATGCTGACAAGGAGCTTGAGGATATGTTCCATGACATGAGCGTGACGGAAGTAAGTAAGATCGGGGTTGTTCAATCTTATGAGCTTCTTATGAAACAGTATAACGAGTTTAAGGATATGAAAGCCAATGCCACAGGGAAGACGAAAGCCGACGAGTAGGGACGTCGATCGGGTAAACGATAATCTTGAGGTCATATCCAAGGCCGTGGATGACGCCAAGACGTATATCGCCAAGCATCCATGGGATAAGGAGAAGCCTGAGGATATGGCTAGGGCGTTCGATTTCATATCCAAGCTGATCGATAAGATCAACGTATGGAATGACTCGTATATGGAGAAGAGTGGGATCATGGATGTATACAGGAGTGTCAGCAATGTCCAGAAGAAGGAACGTAAGGGACAAGTGTCTGGAGGTATAGAGTCCGTATTAAAAAGTATGAAGTGATGGGGTTAAGCACGAGTCCAGAATTTTATGTAAACATGAAGAATCCTCCAGTGTGGAACGATTTGTTCGGCTGGGAGGATCAAGATGATGATGTTAAGCAGTTCTTCACGGAGGAGGCTTATAAGGTCAAGAACGGGGTGACTATCAACGGTACGTTCATCCCGCCATGGCTTTATTGGCATGTTAATTTCTTTCCCGTATTTCAAGATCTTCCAAATGGGGAGCGTGTTCCTGCTATCAGCCGGTTACGTGATAATGAATGGTTTTTCGCTGAGATGTACCAACGTGCCCGTCAGGAGAAGAAAGGGCTTGGGATGTTCGGTACCCGTCGTTTTGGAAAGGCCCTTCTGGACTCGGAGCTGATATATACTCCTTATGGACCTAAGAAGATAGGGTTCGCTGATATCGGTGATATCATATATGGCGATGATGGTAAGCTTACGACTGTAGTAGGCGTATATCCCCAAGGGTTCGTTGATATGTATAAGGTTACGTTTGAGGACGGGCGCAGTATAGTATGTTGCGGTCAACATCAGTGGAAGGTTAAATATCATGGTGATTATAAAGTCATGAGCACCATGGGTATCATCCACTCTGACTTCCATAAGATGACCATAGACATAGGGGAGGCCGTGGATTTCCCCGAGCGGCGGTGGCTGATGTCGCCCCAGCTCCATGGGTCTCTGACCGCCTCTTTCCTTTGTGGATCTACCGACAGGATCTTCGAGTTAAGCAATAAGGAGATGGATGATATTATTTATTCATCCAAAAAACAGAAAGAGTTGTTTATAAGCTCATTCATGAAGATAGCTTGCGGCATAAGTACTGGTGACGATCGTTTTAAGGTCGTTTACAAAAGTGAGTATATTATATCCTTCGTAAGAAGAATATTCTGGTCTATGGGATATTATTGCGTCATGGATGGTGATGATATGTATATATCTAAGACCCATAACAGGCTTAGGATATCCGATATAGATTATTACGGGAAGTATAAAGCTACTTGTATTGAGGTCGATAACAAGTCCCATCAGTTCCTTACCACTAATTTTGTCGTATCCCATAATACGACTATCATGTCATCCCTTCTTCAGATGAACGCTACCATGACGATCGGGCTTAGTCATTCCGTGGTAGGTTTCAGCGATAGCGATTTATCTAATATAGGTGAGTATTGTGAGTATGGGCTTGATCATGTGCATCCTTTTTTCAGAATTAACAGGACCAAGACCGATTGGAGTTCTGGTGTCACCTTAGGCAAGCGTATGTCCAACGGGGTTCGTGATGTTCATGCCATAATATCCATAGCCAATATCAACATGGGTAGGAAGACATCCACGCAGAAGACTGCCGGTCTGACCCCAGCCACGGCTATTTTCGACGAGGTAGGTAAGGGACCTATCAAGAAACCGTACACGGCCGCCATGCCGTCCTACGACACTCCTTATGGCTGGCGTCTCAGTCCTATCTTGGCTGGTACCGGTGGTGAGGTGGAACTATCCAAGGACGCTCAGGAGATGTTCTCTGATCCTGATACATACAATCTCCTGGTCATGGACTGGGATATTTTAAATCGGAGAGCCATGAAAGGGAAAACATGGAAAGAAAGGAAATGGGCGATGTTTGTCCCCGGTCAGATGGCTAACTCCGGTGTTAAGAGAACTATAGGATTGGGCGATTATCTTGGTAAGCCTGATGACAAGAAGCTTAATAAGATCAAGATCGACGCTACTGATTTCGAGGCTAGTACCAATAAACTTAATGAGGAACGGAAGAAACTATCTACAAAAGATAGGGTTGCGTACACTTCTCATACCATGTTCTATCCATTTACGATTGACGACTGTTTTTTAAGCTCATCCCAGAACCTATTCCCGGTCGAGTACGCTATCAAGCATAAGAATGATCTCCTTGAGTCGGGGCAATATAGCGGTATGCTGTGTGATGTCTTTCTTGAGTCAGGTAATAAACTGGGGACTACTAAATCGAATAAGCAACTGGCTGGATTCCCGTTTAGCGGCGGTGTTATTGACGCTCCTGTCCAGATATTCGAGATGCCTCAATCCAATAGGTTTGATGATTTTATTTATGTGGCGGGCCAAGATCCGTATAAGCAGGCCAAGTCTGATACTCCTTCATTGGGATCCTTTTATATATTCAAAAGGCGTGTTGGTATCCGAGATCCTTATGCCTATAGAATAGTTGCCTCTTACGTATCCCGCCCATCATCTATAGACCAATTCTGTCGTACATGCGAGGTACTTCAGAAAGGATATGGTGCTATATGTCTTATGGAGAACGCTGACCAGATGTATGAGCAGTATCTTAACCGTAAAAGCGGTATGCCAGCGTCTTTCTTTCTGTTTGCTGGTGAGGCAATAGCCAATAAGTATGTGAAGGCCGGCTCCCGGCAGAACAGCAAGCTGGGGCTATACCCGACCCCCGGCAACCAGAACCTGCTATTCTCGTGCGTAGTGGATTATTGCTGGCAGGATTTCGTTATTGGTTATGATGATCAGACTGGTCTTGATATAACTGTCAAGGGTATTGAGCTGATCGATGATATAGCCCTATTGGATGAGATAATACAGTATAAGCCCGGATTGAACGTCGATAGGATAATAGCGTTCGGGCATGCGTTGGTTCTCGCCAGATATTTTGACGATAACAATTACATGCCTAAATCGAAGATCGAGGAGATGAATAATGCCCGCAAGGAAGACGCTTATAAACACCATGAGGTATATGCCTCTGCCTTTGGATCGGTATCTATAGGAGCTTTTAGGTAAATGAATGTCAATTAAACGCCTATCTTTGTTGTAAATAAAATTGAATAATCATGGAAGTGTTTAATAGAGATCATTCGTTTCCAGCAAAAGGAGCGTTATTAGGATTACCTCCTCAGGCTATTTCCACGAAGAAAAAGAACAGGAAATGGAAGGAGGATTGTATGGACGCTCTTGAGACGATAGGGTTGAAACAGTATGATCGCAACCAGATGTACCGTGACTATTATCTGATGGCGGATGGTAAGTTATCTTTTATGGAGATGGCGGATGTTATCCCTCAGTTAAGGAACGTACAGAAGCTAAGGAGCGATATAAGGATACCTTCTTTCTTGAAGCATTATGATATAATAGGTGGTATCGTAAATGCCTTTGAGGGATGGCTGACAAACCTACAGGATAAGTATACGGTTAACGAGGTAGGGGATATGGCTATAAGTGAGTATGAGGATACGATGTCAAACTTACTTCATCGTCATATACAAGAACAGTGGGATATTATCGTTAATCAGCGTCTTGTAGAGGCTGGTCTTGATCCTACGTACAATGAGTTTAATTCCGAGGAGGAGCGTCAGGCTTATGTTCAGCAAATCCAACAGGCCAAAGTGTCTATGACCCCTGATGATATCCAGAGGTTCATGAGTACAAGATGGAAGACGCAGGCGGCGGTATGGGGGGATCATACGATCGAGGCCGACCGTAGCCGGTTTTATATGGATGAGCTTGACAGGGAGAATTTCCGGGACCGTCTTCTTAGCGGAAAGATGTTCCGTAATCATTTCGTTGGCTTCGACTACTATCGTCCGGAGGTATGGAGTCCGATGGAGGTATTCCATCCTGACGTGAAATACCCGCAATACGGATCTTATGTGGGCCGTATTCATTATTACGAGGGTGTTGAGCTGATATCAAGATACGGCCATAAGATGACAGCCGAGGACAAGCGTCGGATTATGGGAGGTGACGATGATTATGAGGGATGGGTATCTAATGACGGTGCTAGGTATGACTGGAAGAAAAAGAAACCGTCTATTACCGGTATGTACGAGAATGAGGTTGTCCCATGGAAGGGATACCATGACTATGAATCTATAGTCGCCGCTGAGGATTACTACGGCGTTCCGATGGGTGAGTACCACACCTTCGGGCCGGACGGGGAGGAGCACATCCAGCCCCGCTTCTTGCCCCGCTTCCATCCCTTTGGCTATTTTAACTCTGACATGTCCAATGGTAAGAGATATGAGATAGATTCCCGCCTTTTTAGGGTTATGGAGGGATATTGGGTATCCATGAAACCGGTATTCTTAATAACTTACATGACGGAGACTGGGATGGTGGATCAGGAGCTTGTGACAGATGAGCTTCTCCCGGAGTTCTTGGAGAAGAATGGTATCAAGAAAGTGAAGAGGGTTATGGCCGAAGCCGTTGGTGATCCTGAGGTGAACACCTACATCTTGGAGTATGTTCCTGAGGTTAGGTTTGGCGTTAAGATCACTGGAGGTAATTTAATGGATAAGCCTATATATATTGGCGGGGATCCAATACCTCATCAGATACATGGTGACAGTAGTCTGTATGATTATGTCATTCCGGTTTCGGGATTTATAGGGGCCAGTCTCGCTGATCGCATACAGCCGTTCCAGATGATGTATAACCTTGCTATGAACCAGCTATACAACAACGCCGAGAAGGAGATCGGTAAGTTCTTCTTAGGTGACTTGGGATTCTTGCCTACGGAATATAAGGATATGATGGACAAGAAGGGTGCTTTAGCTACTTTTATGCAGATCGTTAAGTCTGTATCGTTTATGGGTGTAGGTGGTAATGATACGAATAATCCTTACCAGAATCCGCAGATGAGTAGCATATATAACCAGTTTGGTGTATATGATCTTACTAATACGGATCAGATAAGATCCCGTATGGAAATGGCGTCTTACGCCTATATGATGGCTTATAGGATGATAGGTATATCCGAGCAGGCAATGGGTCAGTCAACCAGATACGAGAGTTCTACGGGCGTAAAACAGGGAGTTAACGCTACTATGTTACAGACCCAGACTTACTTTAATGATTTCGATGACTTCAAGAAACGGACATTGGATATTCATCTAGCCGTGGCTCAAGTATGCCAGAAGGAAGGATACGATTGGACCGTGATGTACAGGAATAGCGATCTTTCCTTGGCTTACATCAGTCTTACGGATAATAGCTTGTCGTTACGTCATCTTAATGTTATGGCTGTCTCTAATTCCAAGAAACGTCTGGAATTGGAGAATTTGAAACAATATATATTACAGACAAATACGTTAGGTAATGACTTACTTGATATCACTAGGATGATGAGCGCCAACTCAACGGCTGAGATGAATCAGATCGGAAGGGATGCTAGATCTTACGCCGATCGTGTAAGACAGGAGGAGTACCAGAATCAACAGCGACTTGTCCAGCAGCAGGCTGAGGCCGAGCAACAGGCACGTAATGATGAGCATGAGAAGGATAAGGAGCTGGCTTATATCAAGGGCAACTTCGACTTAAGGGGTAAGAGCATAATGGCCGCTGGTCAAGCGGCTAGGACCGAGAACAACTCGGAAGGCATGGATTATGTCGAGGCTATGGCTGATAGGGCTTTAAGGGAAAGAGATCTTGATATCAAGGAAGAGGATATGAGAACCAGACAGGCTAACGCTGAGGCTGAGCGAAGATCTCGTGAGGAGATAGAGAAAAGGAAGTTGGAATTAAAAGAAAAGGAGATAGACGCTAGAAACAAACGTTCTGATACAGATAGGTTTACGTCGATAATAAACAAGAATTGATTACAAGTTTTGTAAATATTTTTACAAAATCTGTAATCATTTTGGCGTAAAATTCTGTCATATACTATAATGGGTTTGATTTAATTGGTAATTGGATTAATAATACTTTTGTAAAAAGCAAAAAAGGAAATTGTATGAATGACATGGGTGATTTCGCTAAAGGTTTTAAGACCATGAGTGTCGAGGAGCTTTTTTACCGTGGTGACGGTGATGGCGATAAGAATAATATCGAGGGTAAATATGATAAGGATGGTAATCCTATAGGTGATTCCAAGGAAGAGCCTTCCGACGGCGGAGCGGCTGACGGTGGCGGGGATAAGGGCGGCGATGCTACCACCCCAGACCCTGATTCCCTTGGCGAAGGAGGTACTGATAATAATGTAGTATCAGGATTTAACGGAAAATCTTTTTTGGAGAAGATGGCCGCTAGAGGTATTATCGATAGTATTGACAACCTTGATATTATGGTAGATGATAAACTGGTCGATCTTTCTACTATCACTAAAGAGGATGATTTACTCGATATAGTGGAGGGATTGATCAAGGATAAGGCTGATGAGTTGTTGAAGGATAAGGTTGATACCGGTTCTATGTCTGACTTTATGAAGAAGATGATAGAGGTGGATAAGGCCGGTGGTAACGTTGGCCAACTATTAAGCCAATATCAGAACATTCAGGCGCCGTTGGACAACCTTGATATGAGTAACAAGAATGATCAGCTTGCGGTCATCCAGCATTATTATAAGATGTTGGGTATGCCGGAAGACGAGATAAAGGATAATATGGAGATGATGATCGGCAAGGGCGATGAGTTTATTGAGTCCAAGGCCAATAAGTTCCATGATATCCTGAAAAAGGAGATGGATAACCTTATCGAGGAGGAGAAGAAAAAATCCGAGAAAAGGAAACAGGAGTTGATTGAGCAGATGAAGATCTATAAGAAAGGTCTTAAGACATCTATAAGCTCAGGGTTCCAGTTGACCGACACGATGATAGGTAAGGCTGTCGATTTCGTTACCAAGCCGATAGACAATCAAGGCCATACGGCTATAGATAAAGCTTATTCGGAGGCTATCAAGAATCCGGACATGGCCGCTGATCTGGCTTTGTTTTTGATGAATAAGGACGAGTTCCTTAAACAGAAGACTAACAAGGCTAAGATGGAGGTCAATAAGAAGACCATCACTCTTCTTTCTGGCAATAAGGGAGGAAAGCAAAATAAGAATAATATCGATAATGATACTATAGAAGCTAACTTCCTTGATCTGAGTGGATCAAAGAGTGTATAACATTAAAAGATAGATAATTATGAATCCTTTTTTAACAAAAAGTTTCCCGGCTACCGTGAATGGCGATAACGTTATCGCCTTCACCGATGCCAAGAACTATAAGACATCGCTCGTAGAGCATAACTTAGGCTCATTGGCGAGCTGGTATTACGAGGATCCTGACAAGAATTTTTTGGGTCTGTTGAATCTGTTCTCTAATATCGCTAATTACCCCGTTCCGATGTATATGGGTATGATTAATAACGGCGCTACGATCTCCGTTAACGGTATTGGAGCTTCTTTCCGTTATGATTTACCTGTTACAAAGACATTCGCTGTCGTTACGGCCGAGGATACTTCAAGTCATCATCTAAAACCGGGTATTGACGGTAGCTTGTTTGATATCGTTTTGAATACCTCTGAGTTTACGGCTTATGATGTCATCACCTATGACGCCGCTAACGGATGTAATATCCTTATCTCAGGTGAGATACCGTCTAAGACAGAAGGTGATTTGACACGTTATTGGGGTCGTGTTATCGGCGGAAAGGCTAAATACTTCCCTAAAGAGAAATTACGTCCGGGTATCCGTTACTGGAAGATCGGTCATGCTCTTGGAGAGTATAGCACCCAGTTCTCTAAGGTATCTGGAGCTGACAAGGCTGGTTCTATGACTTGTGAATTCCGTTTAGGAAACCACCGTGGTGTTGAGGGTAAGACAACTATGTACGCTGGTATGAAGTCCATGCAGGCCGCCCAGAATAGCACTTCAGAGTTCGTGGAGACCGCCCTTCGTCGTATGAATGCCATGAGAAGCGAGTATGAGGGTAATATTCCTGATTTGGCTATTATCGGCAAGACTGTTAATGGTAGACTTGATTTACGTACGGCTAAGGTAGCGTCCACGCTGGAGGTATTCTGTATGGCTGAGTTGGTTAAGTTGGAAGCTAGACAGTTGATGTGGCAAGAAGGTGGTATTATCATGGATCAAAATGGTCCTATCCATTTAAATGAGGGTATCTACCGTCAGCTTCGCCGTGGTTATACTATCTACTATAGCCGCCCGATGGGTATTACCAAGGACACGCTTATGGCCGCTGCCGCTTATATTTTCCGTGGACGTCAGGATCTTCCTATTACGGAACGTAGGATTAAGTTCAAGGTAGGAGCTATGGCTATGATCAATTTAGAGAAGTTGATTAGAGAAGCTTTCTTCACTACGTTGAATAATTTAAGCTGGGGTATGGGTAGCGACCGTATGTTGCCTTCTAATCCTATATCCGGTACTAATGATGCTATGATCTTAGCCCCAGTTCAGGTTAAGGGCGCTTTCCTTCCTGGCATCGGAAATGTAGAGTTCGAGCACGATCCTTCTTTGGATTACGCTGACATGACAGATCGTAGCGAGTTGGTGAATGGTATGTATCCTAGATCCTCTTATTCTTGTATTATCGAGAATATCACTGACGCTGGATCGACTAATGCGTATTCCGCTATTCCTAATACGGCTAACGCTAAGTTGGGTAATATGAATAACAACGTATTCTATATCAAACCAGAAGGCGTAAGCATGTGGTGGGGTTATGAATACGGTCGTTGGGCGCACAAAGCTAACGGTAATGAGATCGTATCATCCTTGCCGGGCATGAAAGAGCAATTCTGGTGCCACTCAGCTTCAGCGGCTTGGGTTATGGATAACAGCAAGTTCTTGATCATCGAGCTTCAACCGAACTACTTCGGCTAAGTTTTTTCATATGTAATTTGGTTTTTAGAGGGGAGGATATTCCTCTCCTCTTTTTTAGGAAAGTAACGCAAAAAAATAAGGAAATGAAAGAGATTTTAAAATCAAAGAATGTATTGGTCGAGGTAAATGGATTCAATATCATGTCAGATACCTTGTATGAGGTAGTAGGTAAACACGACGGAAGCGCTCCGCAGGCCTTCCAAGATGCCAATATAGCCAAGGCTCCGTTCCCGGAGAATGCTACTCACGTATGTTGCCCGTGGGATGATTTCTCAGAAGTTTACAATACCGGTTTTTATCCAAGATCAAGATGTTATAATGGCATGGATAAGGATGAGGTTGATAAGTTGGTTGATCAGCGTGTCAATAATATAATGAAGCCTTTTGAGAATATTTCCCAGAAGGATCTTTCCCAGACCAATTTCGAGTTTTGGGATGATGCTAAAGACAAGATCTATATGGGTAAGGTTTATAACACGGCTAATACCGTTGAGTTATTTTATTTATATCTGGCTGTATTTTCTGGCATGTTGACTCCTCAGGAAATGGATGGTGATCCTATTTTCATGAACTCCATGTTCTGTTTCATTGAGAAAGACAACGCCAAGGATTTCGTTCAGCAACGTGAGATCAATAAGATGAATATCAGCTATAAGTTCATCAACGCCCTTAAGAAAGGTGGCAAGGAACGTCAGGCTGTCATCGACCTTCTTCTGTATATCGGCATCGTGACCCGTCCTGATTTCACGGAGGATGATTATTACACCGGATCGTTATCGAACTGGATGAACGAGAAGAAGACCAACATCGATTATCTGCTTGATATTTGGGATCGTTCATTGGAGGGTGATTTCAAGGAAGTTCTTGAGTTCTATCGTATCGTAAATGTCCTTCAACGTAACGGTCGTATCAACATGACTCCATCTGGCTTGCAATATAATGGTCAGATCATAGGTCCTGACACCCGTACGTCCGCCGAGTTTTTGGCTACCAAGAAAGATCTTATCAGTGTAAAGGCTAATGTCTTGGATGAGTACGAGGAACTTATGTCTATTTCTAATATAGACGATAAGACCAAGACCAAGAAGGTTGAGGATGTCAAGAAGAAGGAAGACGTAGGGGAAGGTGATAAGGAGGAATAACGATGACGATCCAAGAAGCGTATCTAAGGTCTTTGCAGAAGAATGAGCAGAATCTCGCCAATGGCGGGATTAAGCTTGATCCAGGAAGGTTCGTGCTTTTGTTCAATGAGGCTCAGGATAGGTTGATAAGACACTATCTTAATAGGAAGGATGATGAGACCATCCGATCTATACAAACTCTTCTGGTATACTGGAAATCGCTTAATAAGATCAATCATATTGATGACCCCGAATCGACATCATTCGGTCTTCCTGATGATTATTTATGGTTCTCAAATATAAAAGGAGCGTTTTCTTATAATGGATGTGAGGTTGGAGATTTTGTCATATGGGAGGCTAAGAACGAGAATGTCCATGAGCTTCTTGGGGATGATAATAATAAACCTTCTTTTGACTATCGGGAAACGTTCTACACCATAGGTGACGGGAAGGTCGTGGTGTATGAGGACGGCTTCCGCACAGACGAGGTTAGGATGACCTACTACCGGAATCCGGTACGGGTGGATCTGGCCGGGTACATCAACGCCGCCGGCGAGCGGTCCACGGACATCGACCCTGAGCTGCCCGATCCTTTGGTGGAGGAGATTCTGGATATGGTCGCCAAGCAATTCAACCTTAACGAGAATGAACTAAGTAGATATAGGATGGATAAGGATAATGTGGCTTCCTTTAAATAAACACCGTTAGTTTGATCATTAAGCCTACTCGGGAACGGGTAGGCTTTTTGTTTTACATAAAATGTAAACATTATATTATGTCGTATACTCACGACCTTATTTTATTGCGGTGATGTTGTTTATGATTATGTTTGCGTTAGGTAAATGATTTTTAAATTAAAAAATTGATAATATGTTGCACAGACCGCAAGACCGGGTACTTTTCGTACCCCCGCACGCTAAGATGGTGGATGTCGACTCCATCTTCTTAAAGGAAGGACAGATCGGTATTTACGATACTAAAGATACTTCCGAGAACGGTTGCAAGGCCGTAATTGACTTTACCGGTAAGCCTCGTAATGATAAGCGTTATGAGATCCGTATCGGTCGTAATGAACAAGCGGCTTCCCGCTCTATATATGATAAGGATTTTTCCACGCCTTTGTTCTCGTTGAATGAGATCACCGAGATTTACGCTTCTTGGCCGAAGAAAGATCATGCTTATGTCGATGATGTTATCTTAGGATACAACGGTGTGTCTGATGACACGGCTTTCTCCGTATCCAAGGGCGACCGTATCGCTATCCGCTTGATTCTCGCCGGCAGGGCTTTCGAGCTTCTTGGTTATGAGGGAGGTCGTATTGAGATCAATGACGCTATCCTTTTGGATGATTGTGATAATACTCCAAATCAATGCGAGGAGTGCGATCCTTGCGAGGAGGTTGATTTGTTGCCAGCCGTCCTGAAATGTATCGAGAGGATGAAGAACCAGCCTATCGCTGGTGGTGGTAAGGTATCTGATTATATTGATATCACTCCGGTTACAAGATGTACTAACGAGGCTACGGAGCCTGAGACGGAGGACGTGAACTTCTATTGTATGGAGGTTTGCGATACTGGTGATGACCTTGCCTTGGCTGAGGTTCGTGCCCAGTACCCGGGATTGAAGATCGTTCGTGAGAGCATCAACGGCAGCATGTCACGTTATAAGGTGATGAAGAAAGGGGCTAAGCCTAATGACTATACTCAACGTCTGATCTCTATCATGAAAGGATGCGAGGAATGCCCGCCTAGCTATACTGAGGTTAAGGGCGGATACCTGTATTCCATTTCATTGGAGGATGACGGCGTTGATATGTCTACTACGGTAGAGTCTTTACCTAATGTGGTAGCTGATACGGTTAATAAGATGAGCCAGATCAAGGGATCAGGTTTGTATATTGCCGCTACTTCCAAGAAATTGACGGATGAGGAGATCTCTACTTTCGTGGAGGCTAATCCTACGGCTATCATTTACTATGTGGCTAAGACATCCGATATGTGCGAGAATCCTACGGTTCGTACCGCTTCATGGTCAGCTTGTGGTTCTTGCAAGGTATCCACCGAGAAGTATTATATCACGATCCCGGATGATGAGTGCGGAAACAGTGCTTTGGAGGAAATCAAACAGGCTTTCCCGGAACTGGAGATCACTGACTACGGTACTCCTGCGGCTTGCCAGCATAGCTTCCAGACAACGGTATATACTAACATGTTGTGTGATGAGTGCGACAAGGTGTTCGAGGGATTCTTCACCAGCAAGGCTCCGGCGTCCTACCGCAACCGTATGTGGAAGAAACTGGAATCGGCTCAGGAACTTGGCACTAACTGCAAGTGCGGTATCCGTTTCCGTGGCAAGGAAATGTTATTATCTCCGTCAGAGTGCTTGATGGATAAAATGACTTATGTAGAGGATAGCGTTGAGATCGTTGGCGCTAGCGGTGGTTATCCTGATTCTCTTGATGAGGGATCCCCCATTTGGTGGGATCAGCTTCACTTCGAGAGATTGTCCAGCAAAGCCCCGCGTACTCATGTTGGCGGCAATATGATGGATGATGAGTTGAAGGGTTACGCTCATTTCAACGGCTTCCCGAAACATCAGGACTTCATGGGACGGACATTCATGAACGAATACAGCCGTGTTGAACAAACAGCCCAATATGTGGACTTCCAGATCACGATTAATCCTCATAGATACTCTCAAGGATTCGGTAAGTATCTCGCCGATGATCCGGTTAATTTGATATTACGTGTACGCTATGGTGCTCATGAGGGTGTTCAGGAGATGATTAACATGATCGGTGCTGCCGCTGGTCTTGGCCCGGCCATCGTAACCGAGCCGAAATAAAGAACCTTTTTTGCGTTCATATATTTCCTAAAGGGGAGAGGTTCAATTCTCTTCCCTTTTTTGTTATCTTTGAGGCAGTAGAATTAAAATATGATATTATGTCGGCTATTAATGAGTATTTAAAGAGACTGGCTTCCATCTTCGGTAGCATGGGTTTCTCCGTTCCGCCAGATGACTTCTCAGGTGTTGTCATAGACGGAAAGACGTATCCGGTCATGATGAGGAATGACGGGTGTTACGTGTACTTCGATGATAAAGGAGTAAAGAGACTTGTAAGCGAGGTCCCTAAAAAGGACTATCAGTTCATTAACATCAAGGACGCCCGTGTGTCGATCGTCAACCAATGTTATCGTACTCCGGGAGGTCAGGTAGAGGCTCGTATCCATACCTATATGAATAATAAGGGTGAGATATTGGCCGAGAAGATATTTATCATCAACTCTTCAGATGTTGATACGCCTATTGGTACGGAATTGGATAAGATTCCTGCCGAGTGGGTAGCTATAGATTGTAGCATAGCGGAGATGACCGATCGGGAGTTGATATTCGTAAGTAAATGTTACGCCACGGAAGGAGGCAAGGTTCAGATAGAGGGCGTAGAGTCGGTTGATCCCCGCCTGAACCCGGAGGTGTCTCATTATGAGGTGGTGAATACTACTGACGATAGTAACCCTATTGGAACGAAGTATAATGCCATACCTGATACGTGGAGGCGTATAGTATGTGATTTTCCGGACATGACCCAAAGGGAGATAATACCGGTGCTTAAATGCTTTGATACCGGGACCGGAAGGGTACAGATAGAGGGGTATAAGATATTTGATTACGAGATGGGTACCAGAAAGGAATGGTATCGCGTCAAGCAAAGTACCGATCCTGAGAATCCGGTAGGTGAGTTTATCACCAGCATAAGCGATGACTGGGTTGAGGTCGTTTGTGACTTCACGGATATGGAGGATCGTGATATTGAGGTAACTATAGAATGTTATAAGACACCGGCCGGTAAGGTGAAGCTGGAGGTTCTTACGTCATGGGACGGGAATATAGGAGTTAGGGATAAGAGTTATAAAGTCCTGGAGACTACCGATCCGTCACAACCTGAGGGCGCCAGCTTCAGTTCCTTGCCAGACACTTGGATAAGGGTAGTCTGTGATTTTGACGATATGGAGGAGAGAGATATCAAATCCTATATAGAGTGTTATGACAGCGGTAGCGGAAACGTTAAACTTCGAAGGATGGTGTCGTATGACTCCAAGATAAAGGCCAGATACACACGTTTCGAGGTAGTGGACTCCGATAACGCAGACTTTGTCCCAGGAGCCGCCCTAGCTACCCTCCCCGACGGATTCTCTTTGGTTCCTTGTGATTTCGTTGACTTTGAGGATAGAATGCTTCAGTCAAGGAAAGAATGCTATAATACAGATAAAGGTCGTGTACAGGTATTAAGAATAACGTCTTATGATGGAGATATAGATATAAGGGGCGCTGTTTATGTCGTTACACGATCTGAGAATCCCGATATTCTCGTGGATAGGATATATAATGCCATACCTGGAGGATGGGATCGCATGGTGTGCGAGATGGAGGATATGGAGGATCGTGATATCGAGTCTTTCGTGGAATGTTATGATAGCGGTGAGGGTAATGTCAAGGTAAGGAGAGTCGTGTCTTATGATGCCAAGGCAAACGAGCGCCACGTCCGCTACGAGGTACTGGATTCGGATAACGGCGGTTTCGCCCCGGGACAGCGGATATCCACCCTGCCTACCGGATGGTCTTTGGTGTCTTGTGATTTCACGGATATGGAAGACAGAATGCCTATTGATATCGAGGAATGTTATAGGACATCAAACGGGAGCATACGTATGAGACATGTGGTGTCTTATGATGGTGATCTTGGGAAAAGAAACCAGTTCTGGGAGATTGTGGACTCGTCTGATAACGGATATGGTCTAGGGGATAGGATGAATAGCATCCCATCGGTTTTTATCCGTGAAAGGTGTGCCATAGAAAGGTTGGATGATCGTATTACCAGAAGTGCGATAGAATGTTACTCGACTCCAGGAGGATCGGTAAGAATTAAATCCACTTACGTTATCAACCCTTTAAATCATGTTAGGTCGTATAATCATCATGTATTGAGTTCTACGGATAATGATATCAAGATTGGTACTCAATATATCTCTTTGCCATCTAATTTTACTCGTATCGAATGCGAGGAGCCGGATTACATGGATCGGCTTATAGATACTACCGAGACCTGTTATGATACCGGCAATGGTACGGTAAAGATCCGGAGGCAAGAGTCTCTTAACGGTAATCTTGATATCAAGACATTTGATTATAAGATCGTAGAGTCTACTGATCCAGCATATAGATTAAATACTACACCTACGCAATCTGTTATAGACGGATGGACCGTTATTAGCTGTGATCTCAATATCATGGATGTAGATGATTGTTATGAGATCGGGGGGCATAAGATCCATCTAAAGGGCTTTAGGACGGTCAATCCTGCATTGCAGGATATCAAGTCCAAGCTTTATGTGGTATATTCAGATCATCCGGATTACGGTGTTGGAGATGAGTTGTCTTCTATTCCTGATGGGGCTAAGGTCACGATATGCGATTACGCTGATAAAAGCCAAAGACATATGGTTCCGGTGCGAGAGTGCTATGAGGTAGCCGATGGCCGGTTCTATGTGGAGGGAAGTCGGTTGGTGGATAACGATATGGTCGTTGAGCGGACGTCGTTAACGGTGATGGAGTCATCCTCTCCTACCTACCCGGTAGGTACGACACTGACCTCCATCCCCGATGGCGCTACTATCGTGGCTTGTTTATGTCAAACCTGTTAATCTGAATGGCTATGGTTAAAGTATGTAATGATTATTTTATGATTGACGCCTTAGCTGGAGGTCAGGTCATAAGAAAAAGGAAATATCGTCGTGAGAATACGATGATAGGATATAAGTGGTATGATTATAATGGGGTCGAGGTTTCCGACCCCACAGAAATATCTCGTCTTGATGGACTGGCTACTAAGCATCAGCGTGTGGATGAGGCTTATGATGACCATGCTATTTTCATGTCTTCAACCAACTACGTTAACAGCGTTTCCGGTATACCTATGGACAAGCATATGGTTGTCGTTGAATGGAGACCGGATAGCGAGCAAGGTTTTGTCACCATGGCTCATGACGAGGGTCTTGACGGGGATAGCTATTATATAGTTATTATCAACACCGGAGATAAGCAGGCTACGATCTACACCCCCGTAGATCCTGAGGATCCAAAGGATGGGACTTCCCGTGCGGTTGATGGCGATAACGTCTCCGTTGGTGGATCATATGTCTCTATATCCCCCAAGCAAGTAGAGAGGATAAGGGTTACTTTCCGTGACGGTAAATGGTATTATGAGTTAGTCACAAAGACATATCCTAGTAATACTGGAGGTGTTAAGATTGGAGATGTCGATTTTGTGACTTTTAGGTATTTATGGGAATCAAGCTCTGGAAGGGATTTGGATACTATGACGGAAGCCCTTAATTCTAATGTTCCCACCATAGATAATCTTGCTGTAGGTTGGTCTGGCCCCGGAAATGGAGATAGCTCTGTTAGGGAAGTCCTTAAATGGGGTGGTGATAATACAGGATCCGGTAAGGAATGTGTTTGGATGTCGGTGAAGGATTTAAGGGCTAAGTATTATGATGTCCTACCTGAAGAGACGTATTTTATGGCCTACGCTACATGGTTTGGATCTAAAGGCACGGGTAAATGCTCTTTTGAGCTTGTCGGATACAAGGGAGGTACGATGAGCCAAGATGGATATAATTTTATAAATACCGGTGGATCTGTAGTATATCAGAATACATATGATTTTGTATGTAATACCCATAAAGGAGCCGGATCGTATAAGACATCTTACGAGAAAGTAGCTCGTATTACTTACAATAAGCTAATTAATGAGGTGTATATGTCTATTGGAGAGGCTATAGACCAGGAAGATGATTATGATAAACTAGAGAGGGAGGTTGATAATATAAAGAAAAGACTTGATGACATCGAGGATGAGCTGGATGTCGTAAGACGTATAGCTGAGGGTAAGAATACGGCTTATATATTCGATACTGTCAAGGCTATGAACGACTGGTTGGCCATACCGGAGAACACGGCTAAGCTCCGTGTTGGCGATAGTTTTTGGATTCGCGAGTCGGATGTCCCCGATTATTGGTGGGATGGGAATCAAGCTCTAGAGCAGGAAGGCCCTAAGGTTGACTTATCTCCTTATTATACGAAAGACGAGATTAACGATATTGTTGATGATATTAATCAGAAGATAGAGGATAAGAGTACGTCGATTATCTTCGATACCTATATCCAAATGAAATCTTTCGTAGACGATCCTACTAACGCCGATAAGCTTAAGGAAGGTACCATCTTGTTGATACGAGATAAAAACGTACCTGATTATTATTACGATGGTGCTGGGATAGTCAAGATGGAGGCTGACGTAGAGCAATGTCTTTATATTACTTTAGCTAATAAGCCTACGGAAAGCACTATAAGTTATACCCAAGATCGGGAGGTAACTAATTTCGCTCCGGGAGCTATAGCTAGGTGGATTGACGCTGACGGGAATAATGTGTTTTATAAGCTTGTAGAGATAGTAGGTGGTAAGGCTAAGTGGATTACCCTTATCGATACTAAATACGGTAATGTGACGCTACAGAGTACTTACGACAAGAATTATGAGATCGTAAATATCGTATCTGGGTCTAGGTTACAGGCTATAAATAGCGAGAAGAATGATATCAAGTTTGTTAATAGCGCTACGGGTAACGTGACTGTCGTGTTGAATGGTACTGTATCAGGGGGAGCCAAGAAGCTGGTGAGTATGCTGGCGGTGAACGAGGTAGTCTTGACCCCCGGAGCGGCGGTGTCGTTTACCCGGAACGGCGATGAGTTCGTGCTCACGGAGTTGTTTGGCGTTACTATCTTCCCGGATCTGGCGGATGCCAACCGTGAGGGAGAATGGGTGATGAGCGTAGGAGTAACCGGTAAACCGATCCTTATGGAGGTAAAGGAGATGCGTAAGTGGGATGAGAGTATAACTAAGGAGCTTACTATAGATGAGCTTAACGAGAAGTTCCCTAACGTGGATATCGGATTCGCTGTCGTATGCAAGATCATCAACAAGGTATATGAGATGGTTAACGGATACAAGGAATGGGTGTCTTATGATATAACCTCAATTAGTTGATATGGGATTTTTAGTAGGATATGATACGGCCCTGTCCTCGGTGACGTTTTATGTTAACGAGGATAGGTTCCCTTGTTATAATGGGAAGGATGCTGATTATGTGCCTGATCCGATAGTAGATTATGGTGCTTTTAATCGTAATCTCAGGTTCTCGGCAAACAATCCAGGATTCGTGGACGTCGATTGGGGTGACGGGACAAAGGATCAATACCCTTTGGTCAAGATATCTGACGGTAGTTATAGGATAGTATTCAGGTCTTTAGATATTGAGTACAAAAAGAATCCTGACGATACTACATGGTGGTATAGGAAGGAGGATGGATCTCAGTATATACCGGTTCCTCCACATAAGTATAGCGATATCAGGCGTAGGGAGGTTACGATGAGGTTCTCTAACGTAATCGATGGGGAGTTCAATATGGAGGGTATTGTCCTCCATGAGTTTCCTGTAGTTAATCTACCTAATATAACTTATTTGGCTATGGTCAGGTCCGTTTTAAAAAATGGAGATATCCCATATGACAGGATAAGCAAGAGCGTTAATCTTCGTAATATACAGATGGGGTCTTTTTCTCACCCTGGTGTTTGGGATAATTGGCCGGAGGGGTTTTTAAAAATGAAAAGATTGAAGTATTTTGGGTGTAATTACGTTTTTAATTTCGCTGATAATCCTGATTCTAATTGGAGAAGATTCTCTGAATGGAAGAATCTTACTGAATTTAACTTCAACTGGTGTAACATCCCTTCTTATGATCCGGCTTTTAATTCTATTCCAGCAAAAGGTATAAGCATTATAAGCAGTCGGAATAATATACCTGTATTTGATGAGGTGGATAAGGTTGGAGATGATAAGACAGGCGTTACTTTTATGGGTAGTGGTAGCTCATGGAAACAAGATCTAGTAGAAGGTAAGTTGAATAAGATTCAGGGCACGTATTGTAATTCAGGCACGGTACCGGTAGACGATCTCCCAGATTGGTTGTATGAGGTAAGGGAATTTAGGATATGGACTTTGCGTGATGGTGGTACATTTATAAATACGCAGGAGAGGGTTGATACATTCGTAAATACATTTTATGATAAGATAATGTCGTGGAGTTATATAACGATGTCACAGACGGCTTCTGACGGTAATAGGAATCAGTTTTATAAACTCACCTTAGATTTATATACTTCCGCAGCTCCTACCAACAAGAGACCATCTGGCGTTTATCAAGCCCCTGAGGGGTTTGATAAGGGTGTTAGCAACGGTAATCCTACGACGCCTATGGAGAAGGTGTATGTGCTTACCAATAACTACGGGCAGACATGGGTCTTGGCCCCTGCCCCGGCTTCTAAGGCCGCCCTTACGAGGGCAAGGCGGGCTGGGAAGGCTAGGATCACCCCTTTCGTCCTTGGCGTAAAGGACGGCCATGTATCCGTGTTCGGCGGAGATGTATTGGATGATAATATGAGTAAGTATAATTTCGCTGACAAATACGAGGCTATAGATATCTGTAACGATCTGGGATTGGACAGTTCACCGGTTGTCGAGTATTTCAGGAGAATAGAGGAGGGAGAGGTATGAAATTAATATGTAAGGATACGAATAAAGGCTCTATAACATTTTTTACTAAGGGTAAATACGCTTTTAGGGGCGTTAACAGGAATGATACTACTGATGATGTTCCTGATCCTATATTGGATGGTAATAATTATAATGAGACTATAGGATTTTATTCTAATGCTCCCGGCATGTGCGAGGTTGATTGGGGAGATGGGAGTAAAGAGCAATTCCCTTTTGTAAGGGCTAGGAGTGGATCTATATATGGTCAATACAGGTTGATGTTCAGGAGAAGGGATATAAGTTATCGTAAGAATCCAGACAGTCATCCATGGTGGTTTTACAAAGAGGATGGGAGTGAGTATGTTCCCGCCCCCAATCATGCTTATGATGATGGCATGGATAAGGAGCGTGTGATATCCATGTCTTTTACCAATGATGTTACGATGATGGAATCCTATAGGATTATGAGTGTAGGTTTTCCTATACTTAATATGCCTAGCCTTATCAATATAATTATAAGTATTCCTGGGGATCGTACCATAACAGATATACCAAAGGATAGGATAATGAGATCGGTAAATATAGAGCGTATAACATTAAGTGAGTTTGGTGTGGATGCGTTGACGTCCATCCCGGAGGATTGGAATAGACTAACTAAATTGAAAGGTCTGAATTTGTCCATGTCTATTGACTTTAGTGATACCGAAGCTTCCAATATAAGGAAATTCCCTTCCATGTGGCCTAATTTGGAGATATTGCGTTTAGCTGGTGGAAGGGTAAGGTTATATCCTAAGGAATGGTTATCATTCAATAATTTAAAAGAATTGTATTTAAGTCCTGGTTATGCCACATCATCGTTTGATCCTAACACATGCCCGGCTATGGATGAGGTGGATAAGATAAATTCTAGTTTAAAGATTTTCGATCATATAAATAGATGGTATGGATCTGTCGTGAGTTGGCATCCGTATATGAGCGGTAAGGGATTGGGAAACATTGAGCGTATCGACGCTTCACACAGTCGTAGTAATATAGATGTAAGTAATCTCCCGGATTATATATATGAGATGAGGTCTATGAATAGCTTTTATATGTATCGCAGCTTGTCAACCCAAGTTCGATGTGATACGTTTATATCGACATTATATGAGAGGGTGATGGGGTTTGATTATCTCACTATGTCTTCCTCTGCTTCCGATGGCAAAAGAAATCAGTTTTATGGATTGTATCTAAGTATGTATTCAGCTTCCTATCCTGATGATAAAAGACCTAGTGGCGTATTACAGGCTCCCTCTGGTTTTATAAAGGGTCAGTCTAATGGCTCTCCGTCGACTCCTATGGAGATGGTTTATGTGCTTATGAATAATTATGGATGGAGGTTTAGTATGGCGCCAGAGGCTTCGGTGTTAAGGTCAATACGATCTTCTGATATTGACACGAGGTCGTATAAGCCATATAAGCTTATCGTATTTGACGATGGGCGTACCTTTGTAGGCAATGGAGATGTTTTAGCTCATGATACGGATAAGGTATTATCGTTTGGGGGTCAACCAGAAGGGGAGTATTTGTGTGATTCTATGGGATTGGACAGGAATGTTATTGTAGAATATTTTAACAAGATAGGTAATGGCTAAGACATTATATAAATATGAGGCATCATCCAACAAGTTCGTGTGGTTCACCACATGGGATAGGGCACTTAGAAATTATTATACCGATGATTATAATTATGTACCCGATCCTGTCGTTGGTAATCCTTTTAATACGTATGTTGAGTTTATATCCAGAAAGCCCGGTATGGCTAATGTGGATTGGGGGGATGGAATAAAGGAGCGGTTTCCTATGACCAAGGTTCAAGGGGAGGATAATTATCGTATTATATTCCGTTCTTTGGCAATACAACATAGGAAAAATCCCAATACTACGTGGTGGTTCAGGAAGGAGGATGGATCGCAATACGTACCTATAGATAATCATGCTTACGCTGATGGGAGGAGGGACGTACAACGGGCTGTGTCGATAGATTTTACTTGTGATATTTATTATGCCAATATCCAAGTTTGCAAGATGACATCTTTCCCGATTGTGGATATACCAGGACTTGAGTTTTTGATCGTATCCCATACGCTGTATGTTAATGACGGTATACCTGTAGACAAGTTGTCAAGATCCAAAAAGTTAATTTATATCGATCTTCAAAATATAGGGCAAAGAATGACCGTAATTCCTGAGGCTATAACCAGTAAGACAGAGGTATATTATTTAAATATGTTTAATATGCTTGATCTTAGGGATATAGAATCTAGCGGAATAAGGAATATAAAGAATATGAAAAATCTTCAAACCCTTGAATTGTCTTCATGTTATTTGGATAGGTATATAAAGGAGTTTAATGATCTTCCTAAATTAACTTCGTTGAAAATACATCCTGGCTCTTCTGATATGTGGAATTATTTTGATATAAATACCCTTCCTTTTTTCGAGGTAGATAAGATAAATCCTAATATTACTGATTTTTATTTTTTAGATGACTGGGTAAGTGGAGAAAGGAGGACGGGTTGGAATGATGATAATATGTCTGGAAGGGGATTGGAACATCTTACTAGTTTCGTTGCAGCTCATAGCAATAGTCTTAGAATGGATAAGCTTCCGGATTATATTTATGAGATGAGGGCTATTACATGGTTTAACGTGAATGCATCCACTCATAGCCAAAAAAGATCAGATGATTTCGTGAACTCTTTCTACGACCTTGTTGTAGGATGGGATCAGATTACTATGACATCCGTGACTAAGGATGGGAAGAGGAACCAGTTCTATAGTCTTTCGGTAAGCATGTATGTTGCTGCTTATCCAACCGAAAACCAGCGTCCTTCCGGCACGGAGCAGGCCCCAGAGGGATTCGTGAAAGGCTCGTCCAACGGGTCTCCCGCTACACCTATGGAGAAGATATATGTGCTAAAAAATAACTACGCCCAGAGATGGACGATTAAACCAGAATAATATTATGAATATCAATATTTTAAAACTAAATTGGGGGGGGGTAAAATCCTATTTGCCTTATGATGAGAAGAAGGATGTTACCCAAAAGGAAGGTAATAGAGGTATTCGAGGAATTATCTCCTCAGGATAATGGATATTGGACGGTTCCTGATGGGGTCTATGAGGTTGAGTTCGCGTTGGTCGCCGGAGGTCTTAATGGAGAATATTCCGATATATATAATGCCGGGAGTGGAGGTAACGGAGGTGGTGTACTGACTGGGACTATATCCGTAAATCCAGGTGTTACATATAGGGTGGTTGTAGGAGATATAGGTGGTGATAGTATATTCGGTATATATCAGGCTATTGCCGGTAAAGGTGGAAGAGGCGGATATGGAGTTGAAGGGGATGGTCATGATCCTTCCCCGGGAAATCCAGGGCAAGATGGATCATATGTTTTTAATAATAAGTATCCTGATCGTTATCCTTATCCTATGGGCGCTGGTGGTGGATCGGGAGCTTATACAAGAGGATGGGATAAAGGCTTTTTATCCGGAGGTAAAGGTGGCAATCACGGAGGAGGTGATGGGGCTGGAGCTGAGGATACTTATGGTGTTACTATTAATGGCGAAAATGGAGGTAATGCCACTTATTATGGTGGTGGTGGTGGAGGAGCCTCTAAAGCTTCTAATAGTTTGGCTACGAGCGGTCGAGGAGGATCAGGTTATCGTGGTATTATTATTTTGCATTATTTAAAAAACGGATAATATGGATAGAAATAGTATTATAAAAGAACTAGGTTCGTATTTTGATATAGTGGAATTAGTATGTCCTCATACATATAATAAGTGGAAGGACAGATCGTGGCAGTTTCTTGATACAGCGTTTCTCCATAATCTTCTTATATTACGGAGGGATATAATCAAACAGCCTATGTATTGTAATAACTGGGATAAGCAAGGGCAGTTTTCCCAACGTGGTCTTAGATGCAACATCTGTCAGATAGTTAAGGATAAGAAAGATGTTTATCTATCCGCTCATGTGTTGGGTAAGGCTGGTGATTTTGATGTCAAGTCGATGACGGCGGAACAGGCTAGAGGCTTGATCTTGGATCATCAAGATATGTTACCATATCCTTTCCGGCTTGAGGGGAAGGTGGGTTGGTTGCATTTTGATAGCCTTGATACTAGGAACGGTATACATGCTGTGGTGTTTTAGGTACTTAATAGTATAGTAGTTAACTTTGCGAGTAGGGTATAAAATGAAAGACAAAGACATGATAGAGCGAGTAGGGGCTTTGTGGAATATTGCGCTTGTGTATGGTGCCTCTTGTTGGGCTTACTTCCAGCCAGTGCATCATTTATTGATTGTATTACTTATAGTATTAATAGCTAATTTTTTGGCTAGGTTAGCGCAAAGCATAAGGGGCTGGAAGCTCCGTAGAAGCCGTAGGAGGAGGTTTAGTTTCAAGAGATGGTTTAGGGAGGTCAGGTTTACTGATATCCTTAAGGAGTTCGCTTTGTCCTGTTTTATAGTAATGACATTATGTGTTATATATAAGACGTTATACCCGATCGAGGAGGAGGCTAGCATGATACTTACCGTTACCAAATATGGGGTGTATATAGCTCTTGTTGGATATGTTATGCTTTTCCTGAATACGATAGGGGATGCTTTTGCTGACGCTTATCTGGTGAAGGTATTCAAGGCTGTGTTCAAGAGAATAAACGTGTTCAAGATGTTTAGCTTCTCCAAGAACATACCTGATGAGACGTTTGACGATATAAGGAGGATTGCCGATGATGAGGTTAAGGATAAGTCTTAGGGCGATTGTTTGTTTAGGTCTGTCGCTATTCCTGTCCTCTTGTGGAAGCAGGAGGCAGGTTAGCGAGGCGTCTATTGATAGCCGGCTAATAAGCAGGATAGAGACGATGATAGATGAGGCCATGGATCGGAGGATCGTAGAGATCAAGACATCTGATCTTAATGCTGATATCGTTATAACTGAGAGGAAATTCGATACGGGCAAGGATGTTGATCCTGCCACGGGGGAACGGCCGGTGTCTTCGCAGACAGATGCCCATATTGTCATTGGCCGGCGGGACAGCACGGTGACAGCCGATTCCCTTGGAGTTAATAAGACAAGGAATGATATAAAGGATCTGGATAATAAGACAAATATCAAATCTAAGGACGTAGATGATAGGAAGGAATCAAGATGGCCTATAGTGTGGATAGTAGCTGGTATCTTGATGATATTGTTGGTATTGGTGTATATATTGAAGAAGACAAAGATTTTGTAATTATATATCATAAAAAAAGGGCTATGATCTCTCACCGCCCCTTCTCTAATTAGTTTTTAAAGGATATGCAAATAGCATAGAGGTCAGTCCCGGATTCGAACCGAGGTATATGGTTTTGCAGACCACCGACTAAACCACTCATCCAACCGACCATGACGCGAATATATCCATTTTTTTTGATAACATATTCGTCCATCATTATTTTCGGATCTATTTTTCAAGATTCGTCTTTATAGTTATCTTTGTGAAAAAGAAATACGAATGAATCAGATCAATATCATACCGAAGATAATTCATGATAAGTTCGCCGCTAGGATTATCATGGATGATTACGATATAGAAAAACCTATCGTTATTACTGTCGTGGCTAGGCGTAACGATGGTGAGTATAATACCCAGATATTGACATACCCGACATCAGGAGTTGATTATGAGGGTAATGTAAGGATGGTGTTTTTCGATGTCGCTAGGTCTCATGTTTGCCAGATAACATCGGTGTTTATCAACGGTCATGAGGTCAAGACATATTATACCGATATCCCGGATCTTGATATGCAAGCCCGTTATGACGATAGCTTGTGCCGGTACGATAAGAAGGTTAATATGAATGATATTAGGCTGTCGTTTCAGGTGCTAGAGACACGTGATCCCAAGGTGCTTCAGGTATTGGATGAGTCCGAGTGGGGGCTGCTGGAGGATAGGAAGGCGATCATCGAGATCACTACGCCGGGCATGTCCGACCCCGTTACGTTGTTTCTTGGCAAGAATCAGGTCAACACCTTTACCAGTTTAACACTAGGTCTCAATTGCTTTAATTACGATGATTGTAATGTCAAATACCTTGACCTCCCAGACGGTATATATGATATCAAGATCATAGGTAGCCCTTCCACTTACAATTTTAGTCGCAAGTATCTTAAGACGGATCTTATACGCAGGCGTCTTGATCGGCTATGGATTAAGACTGATATCCTATGCGAGGACAAGGATAAGGATCTTATAAATAAGATACAGGAGATGGAGACACTTATGGTCGTAGCGGAGGCTAACGTTAGGTTGGACAATATAGAGGTCGCTCATGAGATTATTGACCGTGTCGGAGAGCTTCTTGAGATGGCTACCAATTGCGTGGATTGTTGAATAAAAAAATATAGTTATGGGTTGTAATACTTGTAAGGAAAAGGCGTTAAGGGCCGAGAGAGAAAGGATTGAGAGAAGTATGATGAATCGTCCTTCTTCTACCGTTGTTAGCGATAGGGAATATGCTTCTAGAAGCACCGCTGGATGTATGGTTATGCAAGATCCGTTGCAGACCATGGAGCGTGACGTGGTTAGTATATATAAGCAAGTTCGTACCAAGGGTGATGGCGTTGGCGTATCTTATCTTAATATGCAGAAAAAGATCCGTGAGTGGATCAAGAACCTGCCATATGGATGCCCGCCTGACGAGGAGGTACAGGAAATGAGAAAGGAGATTCTCGATGGGCGCGCAGAGCATATCAAACCTTGATAGAATAGATCTATGTAAGGTCGTAGACGAATGGCTGTCTTGTCAATGGAGTGGATACATGAGGTATCATAGATACAGGATCGGGAATAAGCCTGATGTATCTTATTGGGGCAAGATAATTCGTCTGCAAAGATCATTATGCGATAATGATTGCGGGTTATGCCCGGATGAGGTAAGATTGTTAAAGGAACGTATTAACAAATTGTTGGCATGAGAAAGTATAATTGTTCACATATAACCCCGTCCACTTGCGTACCTTACGAGGGTGATCTACCAGAGTGGTCAAAGCATAAGGACTCTGATGAGTGTGTTATGATCTCTGATGTGATAGAGGAGATATATGACGAGCTTACCCGTATCAGGGAGGCTATAGATGTCCGGGATCTTGGTGAGTCTTGCGTGAAGGTAAGTGGCGATAAGACTGTAGCTAAAATCCTTTACGCTATTGAGGATAAGATTTGCAATGGGTAATTAATGTCCTGATTTTAGGATATTAAAAATAGCCAATCGGTTTGTGTTTATCATTTCGATTGGCTATTTTTGTATGTCCACTGACTCTCACGAGGGAGTGGACATAAAGTAATTAATTATTAATCTCAAAATTAGACTAAAAAATGAAGACAGTAAATGTTTTAACAAGAAAGATGGGCGATTTTAACGTTTTTCAAAGAACTAGTGATGGTTATTTTGATGCCAATAGTTTACTTAAGCAATGGAATGATAATCCCGATAATATAAGAAGAAAGTTTTCTGTGTTTATAGATAGTCCTAAAACCATAGAATTTTTAGAAGCTCTAAAGGATGATGAAAGCCATAGTCCAAAAATGGACAATGGTGATAATCAGTTATTTGTAAAAGTAAAAGGTAGAGTTACAAAACATGGCAAGACACCTGATAAGATATGGATGCATCCTTTGCTATTTATAAAATTCGCCATGTGGATAAATCCTAGATTTGAGGTTCAGGTTTTGAAGTTTGTACATGATCAACTTATAGATTACAGAGATAAGGCTGGTGATGCTTATAGGAGAATGTCTTCCGCTTTATCTAAAATAGTGGACTCGTCAAGGTTTAAAGATAAAATACAGGATTTAGCTAGATCTTTGAATATAATAGTTTACGGTCTTCATGAGGCTATGATAAGAAACTCTGTTGGCGAGGAGGTCAAGGCTAAAGAGTTGATGGAGCTAGAGATTGATATAGCTAAGATGATTGAATTTGGGTATATAACTACCGAGGAGCAGTTAAGGGATTATCTGTATAAGGTTTTGAGAAGCAAAAAGGCTCTTCCTTTGTAATTTGATTTTAAATTGTATCTTTGTGACAAAGTGAATCACAATGGTATACGGTAATAAAGAAATAGTTCGGACGTTCACCAGAAATAACCCGCCTGCCGGGTATGTGGGCGGCTCTGTTGACTACCGGATTCCGGCCAACGTCTATTTTGGCGATACGCAGGAGGAGGCTGACGGCAAGGCTGAGGATGATATCAAAGCCAACGGTCAGGACTACGCCAATACATATGCCGACATAATACCGGCTGTATGGTATAATGATCAGGTATGCGATGAGTTTATCAAGAACAATTGCGTAAGCGGTAAGGGATCCAAGGAGCAGGTATGTATAGAGGAAGGTAGGTTTGTCTCTTACGTATCCAAGAAAGATGCCAATGATAAGGCTAGGGTGGAGCTTGGACGGATCGGGCAGGGGGAGGCCAACTCCGTCGGGGCTTGCTGCGAGGACTGGGCCTCACAGCCTTTTCGTGGCTTGTTTTACAAGAACGATTGCGAGGCTGGCACATCAGGCAAGGAAGGTATTGTATATGAATTACCAGCCGGAGCTGTCATATCCGATATCTCCCAGATAGACGCCGATACGTTAGCCTATAGGAAGTTCATGAAAGAAGGTCAGGAGAAGGCCAATACCGAAGGTAGTTGTTCACCTGTATTCTATAATACGAAGATCGGTGATTGGTTCGAGAAGATATGTCCGTTCGGATATAAGTCCGGTAAAGTATATTACTCTATCAAAGCCAACAGGTTTAGGTCATGGATATCGGTTGAGGATGCCAACGCCAAGGCTCGTGAGGTCTTGATGGTAGAGGGACAGGAGTACGCTGATCTTAATCTTGAATGCGAGAAATGGATTGAGAATATCGATCAAGAAGATCAGTGTTATTGGTAAGAATGCTTTTTTGTTTTTCCATAATTTATAGATTAGTGTTTGGAGGTAGCGGCTTATGGTCTCTACCTCCTATTGTTTCATACGTCTCGTTGTCTTATAATCAAACCAAATAAGTATCTTTGCTAAAAACATTAATATTATTAATATGTGTAATACAGGTGGTTGTTGTCATGATCATTCACGGGAACGTCCCGAAGAGTGTTGTCATGGCGTTAAGATAGATAGGTTTCTTAACAAATGCCCTAACGATCCTTGTGATCCTTGCGATCGGGATTGTCAGGAAGAACCTTGTGTTGGTTATGGATGTCCTATAACCTTGTATGATAAATGCGTCTTGTACTCAGGCGATGAGTTGGTAGCGGATGGTATAGAGAAAGGTACTGATATGTCTGTTGTTATAGACTCATTGAGGCGTATTATAGCGTCTAGGGATAAGCAGATAGATTTATACCATCGTGAGGTTCTGGATTTGAGGAAGATTATAAACGAGCTTGTCAACGCCGGTGGTAGCGGCGGGGATAGCGGAACTGAAGAGGAGGTTTGGTGATGAACGGTTGCAACAAAAAACAATATAGGCCTACTGTAGACGACACGAAAGTACCGTGCTCTACGTACATGAGTACCGATTGTATTTACCCCGGTGATAAGGTACGTGTGGAATCATTGGGATTATCCCCTAATTGCGATATGTCCGATACCCTTAACGCTATGATAAAGGCTATACGGGATAGGGATGCTGAGATACTTGAATTAAGAAGAATGATCAACAAATTGATTTGATATGAGAAATAATTGTAATCCATGTAAGCCGGAATATAGACATGGGGACGAGTGTAGTATCTACAGTTCCAATATCATATATGACGGTCAGTCGTTCCCTGAGGCAGATATCAGGAACGGTGATAGCATGAATAGCGTAATCGAGTCTCTGGTAAGGAAGCTGGTTGCCGTATCTGGTGCCACGGCATCCATCCAACGTGACTCGTTCAAGGGTGTTCAGGCTGTCAGGTTAAGATACGAGCCGTTGAATGTGCTCAGCGTTACCTATTGTGGTACTATCGTCCCTAATGACGGATATGTCGTTTCTGGTAGGTCCGTTAAGTTTAAGAAGAAATATTGCATGGGTGATGAGTTCACTGATGTTAATATCGTATATACTACATTGAATAGTAATATTTTAAATACTTCTTGTTATGGCTAAGAGAGTGTACGATACGGTCTTGGCTTCCGATTGTGACGGCTGGGTATGTGGTGAGATCCTCAAGAAGGGATCTCTCCCCGTAGACAGGTTAGAGCTTGATTCTTTTTCAGAGGCTGTCAGGGAGCTTATAGAACGGTTTTTTGAGGAGGGATGGTTGCCGGATATGATCTGTGATCTTGGTTGTGGAGGCGCCAGCGTATTTGAGATTAAGCCTACTAACTTCGAGTATCCTCCTGAGGGTGGAGAGAAGATCCTTGAGATTATTGTCGGCAAGAGTGATAAATGGACTATAACGCAAGCGGATTGATATGGCTAGTAATTTAAAAGATATTCTTGCCAAGATCGAGCAAGGCTCCTCATGGGTGTCCTACGACAAGATTTCCGGTACCGGCCCCGACAAGGTGGCTATTAAGGTAGAGCCGGGATGGATGGGTAGGTTGCCTAGGGAGACTTACGTAGCGGTCGAGAAAGGCAAGGTTACGAAGCTCGCTACCATAACCCAGAAGGGCATGGAGCGGGTAAGCGTGGATCCGACCAATATCATGTTCGATATGGAGGGCGGGACGGCGGTCATCAACGCCAAGCTTAACTCCGCCTCGGTCAAGGCCTCCTGTCTTACCCTTGGTGGCTCGGTGAGCAAGTCTTATATAGTCTCCATGAACGTGAATGGCTTATCCATGAAGGTTCCGGAAGAGGATAGCAGATATATAGTGTATGCCGATCCTGAGGATCCCGGAGCCACTGATTTGTATGAGGCTAGCTTTGTCATAGCTATGCCTAAGAATATGGATAACGAACAACATCATGAGATGTTTGTCTTGAACGGTAAGGTTGTTAATATCAATCAACAGCCTAATGATATACCTTATATCATACTTGATCATGACTTTGATAACGTAACTAGTGAGAACGGTCAGGTTGTCATCGATATCAAGTCCAATACCGAGTATGATATCGAGCTGGTATGTTGCACTTGCGGTGATGGTAGTGAGCCGGAGCCGGAACCACCCTTCAACGTGGATCCGCAAAGGTTGACGCTTAATAAGGATGGTGATACCCAAATCGTGAGGGTAGAGGCCGGAGATGATGTTTCATGGAGAATAACTGAAGGATAATATGGCAAGGGAAATAGATAAGAATTGTGTCGAGGGTAATTGCTTTGCCATTAACGACAAGAGCCATGGGGTAGGCGATAATAAGCTTAATATCGTATACAAGGCTAATTATACCGGTCAGATCTGTACGGCTAAGTTCCGTATAACGTCAAAGGACGGTAATATTGTCAAGGAGTATATGATAGCCCAAGACGCCAAACCCGTTTATTATAATATCAAGATGGTTCAGCCGTTCACCAAGGACGACTGTCTGGCCAACCAGCATGGATCGGTGGTGTTGTATACGGTCGAGGAAAGGACTTACAAGTCGTTTATCTCGCAGGAGGACGCAGACGCCAAGGCTATGGAGGATATAGCCCTGAACGGTCAGAAATACGCCAACGAGCATGGTGAGTGTATAACCGATATCTGGTATAACGAGGAGCAGAGAAAGACGTTTATACGTAATAATTGCGATAAGTTCAGTGACGGTCAGGAATATGTTTATATCATTCCTGAGGGCAAGTACGTATCTTCCATCTCTCAGGAGGACGCCGATAGGAAGGCTCTTGAGGATATTGAGAAGAACGGTCAACAACAAGCCAATTTGGAGGGTGAGTGTAAGCCTAAGGAGAATATCTATTATGGTAAGTTTAGTAAGACCTTTACCCGTAACAATTGTGACTCCACCCAATACGGTACTGATGTGGTTGTCGATGAGACGATGGTTACAGGGGACTTCAGATCCATCGTGTCTCAGGAAGACGCTAATAGCCTAGCAAGGGCTGCTGTCGAGGCTCAAGGTCAGGATATAGCGAATATCAAGGGTAACTGTGAGAAGATACCGGTATTTACCGGATCGTACTCCAAGGTATTCCAGAGAACCAACTGCCCTGAGGGTTCTACTCCTGTTGACTTCACCGTGGACGAGAAGATGTGTTCTGGATATCCGTTCACTTCTACGGTATCGCAGGATGCCGCCCACAAGCTGGCGCAGGACGCTGTCGAGGCGCAAGGTCAGGCTATCACCAACGAGCGTGGCGACTGTCAGACTAACGTCTACTATAACGTAAGGATGGAGAAGACAGTTACGAGAAATAATTGCGATGAGTTCCATATCGGTCAACCTTATACTTATGTTGTAGCCGCTGGTAAGTACTTCTCTATTATCTCTCAGGAGGATGCTGACAATAAGGCTAAGGCCGATCTTGAGGCTAACGCCCAGCAACAAGCCAACCTAGAAGGTGAGTGTAAGGAGAAGACGATCTACTACGGTAGGTATAATAAGGAGTTCACTCGTAACAACTGTGATGAGACTCAATACGGTACTAAGGTTGTCGTGGATGAGACTATGGTGACAGGGGATTTCAGGTCTACCGTATCTCAGGAAGACGCCAACGACAAGGCCAAGGCCGCTGTCGAGGCTCAAGGTCAGGATGTGGCTAACGTAAAAGGTAAGTGCGAGAAGGTGCCTGTATATACCGGTACTTATACACGTACGTTTACCCGTAACAATTGTGGTGCTGGCACTGGTGGTACTTATACGGTAAATGATAGGATGGTTGACGGTTATCCGTTCACATCTACCGTATCTCAGGAGGATGCCAACAACAAGGCCAAGGCCGCCGTTGACGCCCAAGGACAGGCCCTTGCCAATATCCACGCCCTTTGTACGTACACCGGCCGTGCTTCCTTGGAGTTCACGAGAAACAACTGTGGTGAGTGTAAGATCGGATCTAAGGTGACAATCACCCAAGATATGGCAGAAGGACACCCATTCCAGTCTAACGACTCCCAGACCGCCGCTGACGCTATGGCTATGACCGCCGTACAGGCTCAAGGACAGGCTTTGGCTAACACCAAGGGTACTTGCTCTAACGCCACTATGTATACCGGCAAGGCTAGCTTCGAGTTCACGAAGAGCAATTGTGGCGCTAATCAGGTAGGAAATCCGTTCACCGTGACACAAGATATGGTGGAAGGTCATCCGTTCCAGTCTTGTGTATCACAGGATGAGGCTAACTTAGTCGCTATGGCCGCTGTCATGAATCAAGGTCAGAAGATCGCCGATGAGCGTGGTACTTGCCATGAGGCTCCTAAGTACACCGGTCATTATAGCGAGGCGTTTGAGAAGAATAATTGTCCGTCTGGTCTTATCCCGTCTTCAGTTACCGTTACTGAGGCTGACGTGACCGGAGGTCCGTTCTACTCATACGAGAGCCAGTTCGCCGCCGATGAGCTTGCCAAGGCCGCTGTCAAGGCGCAAGGTCAGGCTATAGCCAACGATCGTGGTACTTGCGACGAACTGAAGATATATGTAGGTAATTATAGCAAGGAGTTCACTCCTAAGTGTCCTACTTGTCAGTATGCAGATCCTATCACCGTAACCCCGGATCTTATGGGTCAGTTCTTTACCTCAACCCGTTCTCAGGAAGAGGCAGACGCTTTGGCTAAGGCCTATATCGACAGAATGGGTCAGGCGTTCGTCAACAAGAACTATGATGATACGTGCCATACGAAGACCGAGCAACCGGTATGGGAGACTATAGAGACCGTATGTAAGGACTGTATCTCTCAATTACATCAACGTAATACCAATACCTGTTATACTGATCCTGATAATCAAGAGCGGTATATAGCTGGTGGTAATAATACATGTTTCTGGTTTGGTACGGCATCCAAGGCCTTTACCCGTCAATGTGCGGATGGTGGAGTTGGAAGCTCTGTTACCGTAACTCAGAATGATGTTACGGATCCAAGTCCTAGCTCTGATGGTAAGTTTAAGTCATGTGTATCCCAAGCTGACGCTAACGCCAAGGCATTGGCCGCCGTGAACTCTCAGGGTCAGGCCGTGGCTAACTCGAAGGGTACTTGTACGTGGACAGGAAGCTATACCGGACAGGTTAGGAAGAACAATTGCGCTGACGGCGGCGTGGGCGACATGGTATCCGTAAGTAGCAGCAAGCTTCCGGGACACCCGTACACCTCCACCGTTTCCTTGGCTGACGCCAACAAGAAGGCTGAGAACGCGGTTCGTGGATCTGATGGTCAGGCTTACGCCAATAAGAATGGAGGATGTACATGGACTTACGTGGCAAGCCGTGACTTCTATAGGAACAATTGCGCCGGAAGCGGGGTTGGTCAGAGAATAACAGTGACCTCTACGCAGGTTAACGGCGGTACGCCTATCACCAGCAAGGTTTCTTTGGCTGATGCCAGAAGCAAGGCCGAGCAGATCTTAGACCAGAAGGGACAGGATTACGCTAACCAACATGGAACTTGTGTATGGACCGGTACTGGAAGCGCTACATTTTATAAGGATAATTGTGGTACATGTAAACATGGTGTCGCTCTATCCGTTCCTTATAGCGCCTTAGGGTTGTCAGCGTTGACATCTACCGTATCTCAGGCGGATGCCGACAGCAAGGTTCAAAACGCTTTCAAGAATGATACGGCGACTAAGACCGCCGCTCAAGCTTACGCTAATAAGAATGGTGATTGCGCCGATGACGATGATACCCCATCTTATGATGATTGGAGTTACTATTGTAGTGGATGCGATTATCGTAGGAGTAGGAATCAGACCAATCCTTGCTCTTCAGCCCCAAATCAAGATGAGTTGGTTGAGTCCGATTCGAGATCTTGTGGATGCGGGTGTGATAATACATATCATATGGATAATAGCAGGTGTAATAATGGTAATAGCGAGGAGCATTATTCTAGCGAGTGCGATCCTACAGGATATTGGCAGAATGGTGGTAAACATTGCTGTAATCCACATGACTACACTATCTATACCAATGAGGTATGTAAGGGATGTTCGGGCGAATGCGGTGATGTATGTGTTCCTGATAGCCCTATTAAGGTGGTTAGCGCTGGTGAATTTTGTGCTTCTTCATCGAATCTGGCTAGTGAACAAGCTTATAACAAGTATAAAGAGTACAAGGATGCATTACAAAATTTAGTTGATGCTAGGATATGTCCTTCTAAGGTTGGCAATGATGACCGATGGGGAAATGTCAAGGCTACGAACTGTCCTAGCAACTGTACTCCTAAGACTATCAGTTATAAGCAAATCGCTGGTAAATATGAGGCTTGTACCAAGGACGAGGCAAATAGGATAGCCGACAATAACCTCCAATCCGATGGTATCTCTTACGCTAATGGCTTGGCGCAGGCGGATAGATGTGATTGCGTGGAGCCAACGAAGAATTGGTCAGCCAACGCTTATGCCGATGGTAATCCTTGCAATGGCGCTCCTTCGGGCACTTCAGCGCTAAGAGTAGAGGTCGAGATTACGTATAGTAATGAATGTACTACGCAGAAGAGTTTGACGGTAACAGCCTCAAGCTCAGGGACTACTATCGGGAGTACGACAGTAACTATACCTACTGGATCAGGCACTAAAAAGGCCACGATATCTTTTGATCGTGGATATCCATGTAATTCTATCAATATAAGTGGAAGAGCTGGTGGTCAATGTTAAGAGTCTGATATATAATAAAAAGGAGAGGCTAACTAACCTCTCCTTTTTATTGTATATACATTATCAGCATTGTCCACCTGCGGTACAAGCCGCATGCGCCGTTCCTGGTCTTATGGCCGCTTGAAAACACATTCTACCACTAGTAGATCCACTACCAGTACCTATCGTAACCGTAGTACTAGTGGTCATCTCCATACCCGTGGAGGTATTCGCTTCCGCTCCTCCTGTCACTGTTATGGTTTTGCCGGAACTACACGGATTACTGTATTCCACAGTAAAGTTAATACAACTTCCGCTTTCACTGTAGTCTACCACGTTGGCACTCCAATTTTGTGGACAATCACATCTATCCGCCTGCGCCAAGCCATTAGCGTAAGAGATACCGTCTGACTTGATGTGAATTTAGCTTATTCAATGCGTATTGTTTATCTATTAATTAAAATCATTAATATTGTATCGTTAATATTAATACATTAAGTTATGGCTTGCAATAAGAAAAAGAAAATGGCTAATGGAGGCAAGGTCTCCGAGAAAAAGAAACCTCAACTGAAATGTGGAGGCAAGGTTAAGAAAAAGAAGTAATAACCGGAGGGGTATATCCCCTCCTCAGTATTTAGCATATGAAAAATTCAGAATTTGTATCTAGAATCATAAATGATATGAACTCCATCAATAAGGACGCTCATGTCAGTAGGAGATGGATATTATCCATAGGAAGACAAAAGGCAAGATCATATATAGCCCAGAAGTATGCTGATGGAACCTTGTTCGGCGAGGAATCACTGTATACTCATATCAATTGCATGGAGATGGATAGGGTTCGGAAAATTGATTGTTGTTTTGATGAGTTTAAACTATGCAGGATACTTATGAGATCCAAGAAAAGATTGCCCGATATGATATATACCCGTATAGGTCCGGCTATCATCAAAGTATCAAACATCATGGATGATATTATATTTACCTCCATATCGTTAAGAAAATACGCTAACAACAAGGAACGTAAATACGGGAATATAGATCAATACTATTATTATGTCAATGATGGATATATCTATATACCAGATATTAACATAGAGGCTATAAATGTTGATCTTATAACTCTCGACAGAAAAGCGGCGTTAGAGCTAGGGGGATGTGGAGCTGAAAAAGATAAGCCATGTACATCTCAATGGGATTATGATTTCATATGCCCAGACAAACTTCTTGAATATGTGGTTTCCGAAACATTAAGGGAAACTGTAACCAAATTGCAGATCCCTACGGATGAGAACCCGGATATGGATATTAATAAGAAAACACAAAAAATTCAATAACATGAATCTAATAAGATCAATAATCAATTTCTTTGGTTTCAATGATGCCATAGTTGACGGTATAGGCGAAAGAGGGATGAGAGACAGCTCTATTATAAGATATAATGAGGAGCACGATATGTATGACAAGATTATAAAAGATCTGGGAGATATGTCGGCTTACGTATCCAAGGGTTATATCTATGATAAGATAAAGGAAAGAACGGGATTAAGTACCAGACATATTAGTAGGATATTAAATCATACTAAGAGAAAAGATCTTAGGTTTATATAAAAAGGAGAGGATAATCAACCTCTCCTTTTTGTTTTTAACAGCCTCCACCTTGACTTGGATTAGATACATACATGCTTGTAGCATTGCTAACACAATCACTTCCGCCTGATATCGTTCCCGATCCGGATGGTATGGTGACTGTTTTAGTGGTAGAGAAATATTCTACATCTCCAGATGGTTCAGATCTAGTATAATACACATCAAATGATGCTGTTTTAGATTTACCACATGGATTATCATAGCTTACGGATATACTTAAGCATTGTCCATTAAAACTTCCGCTAGCGTAAGCGCTCCATGTTTCGAGGCAATCACATCTATCCGCCTGCGCCAAGCCATTAGCGTAAGAGATACCATCGGATTGGAGGTTATTGTCGGCTATCCTATTTGCCTCGTCCTTGGTGCAGGCGGTGTATTTTTGTGTATAAATTTCTTGTATTAGGATGAAATCGTTATATTTGTGATATGAAAACAAAGTCATTTAAAATACTTGATCAGTACTTTCTCCGTTTTTATAGATCTATTATGTCTAAGAACGGCAAGAGAAGGAAACATACGATTGTGGACAAGAATGATATTCTCGAATGTCAGTCCTTGATATGGAAGGTCATACGTGATAAGTATCTGGATAATGAGGGTGGGGTTTATATAAACAACATCGGTTATCTGTGCCATAAGATCAATCCTAATCGTAAGATATATCTAAATAAGCTTACCGGTACTATTAACAGACGTGGAACTGGTGGATATTCTTATGTCCATACATGTATTGATTTTATGCCTCGGAACAAGTATTTCCATCTCTATGTTTCTCCGGCGTTGAATAAGGAGTGTAGATTGGCTATGGAATCAGGTAGGAGGTATAAGTTCTTGTACCGGGAGGTTGAGTCGGAGAGTAAGGTATTTGGAGTTAAATGGGTTTATAAGCTGTAGAAGTTTTTGTGATCCAGTTAGCCCGTGAGGGTAGACTGGATTTTTTTTGTATCACGGATTCAAATACATATCTTTGTGCAAAAGACTTAAATATGACTATAAAAGGGCTATTGGCCGAGATCAAGGCCGATTTACATAAATACGATGATAGCGGGGCTATAGATACCTCGTCTGTTTATAGATGGGCTGAGATCGCCTTGAAAAGGTTCGGGGGTGTTATAGCGGTCATGTCCGAGGCAGTTGTCAAGACCAGCAACAAACAGGCGGTATTGCCTTCCGATTTTTTCGACATGTTTGACGCCTATAGGTGTGAGCCTCTTGTCTGTGAGATTCCGGGCGGCGACAAGGCTAAGGCTGACCTCCAACATGAGATCGGCTGGGTCGAGCGCACCGAGCGCGGTTTCCGTTGGAACTCCTGCACCGAGTGCTGTAAGGAGGAGTTTGAGAAGACGATCACGGAGAGGATATATATCGGGTCTCACGAGGTTCGATTTCATTACCATCATCCCGTAAGGCTGTCTATAGGTCGAGGACTGAGGCGTGATTGCGCCGCCGACAAGTATCGGGATAAGTACGATTGGGATAATTATGATATAACTATATCCGGCAATACTATGTATACCGGGTTTGATGGATTTATTTATATCATATATCGTGCTACACCCAAGGATGATGACGGTCTCCCATATATACCTGAAACGGCGTTAGGATACCTTGAGGATTATGTCGAGACGTATATCAAGATGAAGATCTTCGAGAATGCCGCCGTGAATGGCTTGATACAAGGCGCTGGTGACGCTTATAAATTATATGCTCAGCAGGAGCCGGGTAAGTTCGCTAGGGCTATGAAGGAGCTTAAGATGTCGATGATCACGTTAAATGATTATCGGGAGTTGGCTGAGGATAATAGGAGAAGGATGTTGTCTTATGAGCGGATGTGGCCTAATGCTTTTGATAAGTATATCAAATTTATTTAGTTGCGGGGGAGGGAATCGAACCCTCGATCTTTAGGTTATGAGCCTAATGAGATACCTCTTCTCCACCCCGCGATTATGACGCGAATATACGTTTTTTTTAAAAGAAAAAAAGATAATATGGCAAAGAAAAATGATTGGATACATTTAGATAAGACAAGTGGTACTGGCCCTGCTGAGGTTAAGGTTACAGCTGATATTAATGAGACCGGCGAGATACGTCAGGTAACATACAAGGTTATAAAAGAGGGAACCAAGGAAGAGAAGACGTTCGTGTGCAGGCAGGAGTCCGTCCCGGTGGTGATCATCCCGGAGTTCGATTACCTTGTTCTTAGGTATATCTGGGCTGACGAGGACGGCATTGACTTTGACACGGCTACCGGTTTCGATAACACCGGCCTCCCGGACGTTGACGGCAAGCTTGTTGGTTGGAGTAAACAGTACCAGACCACGCAGGAGCGGGTAGGTGATTATCTTATCCACGGTGGTGATAACATGGAATCAGGTAATGAGGCCGCCTTGATCCAGATGGGACCGTTGTTGGATGGCGATAATTACGATAAATTACCTCTTGAGATCAGATGCAGTATATACGGTAACTGGTATGGTGGTCGTGAGAAAGGTGATGTCACTATCAGGTTCACGGCATATAAGGGCGGTTCTATGGAGAAACGTGGATATGATTTTGTCAATATCGGAGGCGAGGAGGTTTATACCGGTGACGCTCCCACTAACGTATCCGCTCATGGTGAGGATAATTGGCAAAATATAAAGACCTTGTATTCTAAGGTAGGCACGATGATCTATAACAAGGAATCTCGTGACTGTATTGTAAGAATAGGTGAATAGATTTTTCTTCATAATATAAACACATCGGCTCTCTTGTTCGTGAGGATAGGAGAGTTTTTTTATTTTTTTTAATCCTTCACTTATGACATATTTGATCTTTTATTGCGTGGGAATAATCTGGCTTTGCCGAAAACTAGTATTATGGTCACATTGAATGATGTAAATAACGAACTCCATGTCCGGTTATATATACTGGAGGTACTTAAGGATTATATAAGAGATGATGATTTCGATGGTCTTGTAGATAAGGCGTTGGATTTTGTCATGGAAGGCGTTTCTATGCCTAAGGCTCCGACCAAGGATACCACCATGAGTGACATATCAAAGAGCGTTTTGGCCTTGGTAGCGGGTGCTGGATTAGATGAGAGGTTAAGCAAAAGCTCTTTAGAGTTAGCTTATGACAGATGTAAGATGAGGTACGTATTCGATCCTCGAAATCGGGATATACACGGTGTGATCGTAGGTTATTCCAATGACTTTAATAGTCTGGTAGCTGTGTGTGATGAGGGATCGAAGAAAGGAGTGGACAAAGGATCTACTGATTTTGTGGATGTCAATGAGAGATACGTGACTAACGGTTTCTTTTACATATCTGTAGAGGATGCCGATAAGCAATCGAACTACATGGGTGGAAATTCGTAATTATTATGTTTTTGTGCTTTACCACGAGACGTTTTAAGTGTTTAGTCTTCCTCCTGACTTGTGAAAGTTAGGAGGATTTTTTTATATTCGCGTGATTTGAATGTTTTAGCATAATACGTACAGTTTTTGTTAAGATCCGGCGTGTAAGTGATTATCCGCCGGATTTGTTATCTTTGCGAAAAACATAACATCGTGCAGAACAATTCTAACATAGCGGTTCCCGACTCCGGGATGAACAGGGATAAGCATCCACAGGATCTATCCCCGTCTGAATATAGTTTCGCCTTGAACGCTACCATAGAGGGTGACGATGGAAGCCAGCTTAAGATCCAGAACGAGCCTAGTACCCTTTTATGTAAGCGATTTGATGGCTATAAGGTTATTGGGTATAAGAATGACATAGCTGGTGATAACACTTATTTCTTTCTATCCAATCCGGATGATAATACGTCTAAGATCACGTTCATGCGGTCATTGGATTATATCAAGACCGTGGAGGATCAATTGGCTGGATCGGGAAAGGACATCCATCGTATCCTTGGCGAGAGGCTTGAGGAGTCGGATGGTCGTTTTGATGAGATATGTGATTTGATGGAGATCCTGATAGAGGACTGGGTTGATGACCCTTGTCTTAATTTCTCCATTCATCATCCGATCTTCGATATAGAGATCAAGGACGAGAAATGCGGGAAGGTGATATACTGGACCGATGGATATAATCCCCAGCGATATGTTATGGTCGATAAGGTCCTTAACCCGGATGATGATGGTGACTTTTGGTATCATTACCATGGGTATAAGACATGTGGGGATGACAAGCCAATAGAGAGGTGTAGGCTGGCCTGCGAGAAGCTGCTGGTGTTCCCGTTGCTGACGGTCCCGTGCGTGGAGCCTGAGGTCGTGGAGTTCGGGGGGAGCCTGCGTGCCGGGACCTACCAGTTCTGCGTGGCGTTGTGCGATGAGTTCGGGATAGAGAAGACCGGATATTGCTCATTGACCAACCCAATCATGTTATTCGATCGCCAAGATATGGTTATCCGTGATGGTTTATGGGGTAAGTCAACCAATATGGGTATCCGCCTTACTGTATCCAATATAGACAAGCAGGTATCTCATTATAAGATAGGTGTTATACAGAACACGGTTGGGTTTAATGGTGAGCAAAGCCCAGTTCTTGAGTATTTCATAGAAGGTATACATCCGATAACGGAAAGGACCATCTATTACCTTACGGATCAGTATAGCGAGCGTACGACCATGGAGAAGTTATCCAAGGAAATACCGGTATATAAGACAGCCAGAGGCATGACGTCTGTCGGGAATCGTCTTCTTCAATACGGCTTGACCGTGGAGAACGAATGGAATCTTCAACCGGTCGTTAACTTCTTGGGTCATTTCGTTAAATGGCAGACATCTATAGCCACGGAGAATTTGTATAAAGACGGTGTGGCTTGCTCTAAATACGCCTCTTTCATGCGTGACGAGGTATATCCGTTGGGTATAAGATTCTTTACCAATACAGGATACAGGACGGCTAGATTCCCGCTTATCCCTCGTCCGGCCACAAGGGAGGAGATGGAGGTTATCGTTGATGAGGACGGTAACTCTGACGACCTGTCGGCTGCGTCGGTGCTGGAGAACAACCCGCAGTGCGCGGGGAACAGCCGCCGTCATCTTTGGCAGTTTAAGAATACGGCAAAGATCATAAACGACCCATCTTGGGGATTTGATGATTTTGGAGGAGAATGCAAGAATCAGCTAGATGTCAAGCAACTCAGATATGTAGAGCAGGAATATGCCACGGTAGGAGAGACCCAATTCGTTATCAATACGATGGGGGAAGATGTTACGGTAGATGATGCTATTGATTATATCGCTGATAATATAGAGAACCTGTGTGATATCATAGAATCTAATGTAGGTATTACTGACGAGTTATGCGCTGCTATATCATTGCCAGAGGATCAAGACGGTATAAAGGCTCCCGATTTCCCTAGTGGATGTGATGATATCGAGAGGATAGAGACCAGGACTATATTGGATAAAAACTCTTTGGTGGATTCTAGGATTGATTTTACATATAAGCTGGCTAGTGATTATACGGAGATCGAGCCTACCACCTTAATACAAAGTAACGCCGAGTCACAAAGGAAATTCTCTGTATTGTGTGATTTTGATAATTACTCCAGTGGAGGTAAGAATATCATAGATCTGGTCCAGGAATGGCTGGATGGTCAGGATGAGGATAAATTCCCGTCTGATATAGACTCCTCCGCCTTGGTCTTGTGTCAGGATATGTCTAATGTCCGGCAGTTATATGATGAGGGTATATGTACTAATGGGTGTTCGGTAGGTGATCCTCACGTGAATCCTACTATTAACGATGTTCAACTTCCTACATTCCAAGGGGGTAGGTCATTGGGTAAGTGCACATATTTGTATCAATATCCCGGATGGGAAGGAAAGAAGCATACGGAGACGATGCTTGATCAGTTAATGGATACGATGGAGGCTTATTTCCCCCAATATGAGAGTCAGTTTGGTATCGAGAACGCCATGTGTCTTTTTGGCGATGGTGATAATTCTAAGTTTAATACCGGTATAACTACTGACTGGGAAGGTCGTGTGTCTATGCAGAATGATATTGACGCCAAGACCAATTGGTTCGGTAGAAGCAACTTGACTTATTTCAAGTTCTATCCACATGTATCCTCATACGCCAGATGGGTGGAGTTGGATTACGAGAAATACATAAGTGGTTTATCCGATCCTGATAACGGTATTATGTACATAGAGATGATGGGTAACTATAATTATCCGATCGGCGACTCATCATCATACAATAAGGTTCGTATAACGTTTTTCTCGGACAAGGAAGGTACCGTGGCTCCTAATCCTTTGGCTAATGATGCCAAGAAAGGTGTTATAGTGAATTACGTGGATCATAAGATATTTATGATGCCAAAGTACTTGTTCTGGAATGATGACAAGACTATTTTCCATAAGATATATGTTTGCATCGAGCCTGCGGTATGCGTGTTCTTCACCGGTTTCGCCATGAGGCAGGACATGAAGGAGCTTGCCGGATTCTATACGGCCGGCACCGCCATCTTCCCCGCCCCGTTCTGTTTTGGCATTCGGCCGCTGGAGGTGAAATACGTGTTCTTCTTCACGAAAGAATTGAAATTAAGGAGATTTGTTACCTATGAGGCGAAATGCGTCTCATGTGGAGATAAACCCGCTGACTGCGCTCCCAGACCATATCAGTATGGTGATTTCGGATATTGGGAGTCTACTAATAAGTACCCGGCTAATTTTGAGTTGTATGATTCAAGTAAGATCGGGATATCATCGGGAGGATCAAAGAGGAAGGACATAATAGATTCTTTGACGAAATACTATGGGTCTCCTAAATCAGTTGGGGGTAAGTCTTATTTCACCGGTAATGGGGGTAACGCTGAGTACCCCAATACGTCAACCACGTTTTGTCAGAGACCTATACGTCATTACAAGTTCCCGGATAACTCTGTCGCTCCTTTTATGGGTAATCCGTCTCAGCTGACCGGTCAATATGGAGTTGACTCCTATATTTATCCTATGGGGGTGATGCTTGATGACGATATCGTTAATGAGTTTTTGGATATAGCGGTAGAGAACGGTCTTATAGATAAGGCTAGAAGGGATTCTATAATAGGATATGAGTTGTATAGGGGCGATAGGACGTTGGATAAGAGCGTTATCGGAACCGGTCTGGCTTATGATATGTTTAAGTACGATGATCCCGACGGATCGGCTAACCTTTATCCTAATTACCCTTACAACGATTTGTCTGATGATATGTATATCTATAAGGATATTAATCGTGAGAAATTTATAACGCATCCGTTTAACAGGAAGGGTAATATCTGGTATTCATTCTTAAGTCCTGATATTGCCTTTAACAAGCCTGACGCTCCCACCGAGTGCCTTGTTGATGGTTATCAATTAGGTAAATCCTCCGGTATATTCAGGGAGGTGGAGGATCACCCTAAATGGACGATATTAGGGAGTAAGGCTTACAGTATGGCAACGTCATTGGCTACGGTGGAGGCTATGGCTAATTTAATATCCGCTATAGCTGAGTATACATATCAGTCGGCTTCACAGCAATATGTCGGTGGAGGCGTGTTCTTTTTAGCCAACCCTGTCGGCATAGCGCTGACGGCTATCCGTCTGGCTACGGGTATCGCCAAGGCCACAGCCCAGTCCGTGGTGGATATAGGCAAGTACAGGTATCAGTGGTTAACGGCATTGATAGATAGGGGACCTAGACGGAACTATGCTTATTATTATACTTCTGTCGCTCATTATAATTTATTTTACCAAAAAATAGGGGCGTCGGAGCTACGTGGATTGTCAACGGCTAAATATATCAAGAGCGGGTTATATCCGGTAACAGATATCTCTTCGCAAGGGGAGACCGTAGGCGGTAAGCCTATTATCATAAACAACCTCGATCGTGAGCATTCATTGTTCATGTCATTTGGTATGGATAAGTATATGCTTGAATATCCGGAGTTGGTTTCAAGTTACGATACCAGCCGTATTCAGGATGAGTGTAATATTCGTAACGATGAGGTGGCTGGTATGACGCCTCATTTTATGACACGTGAATCTTTCGTATCCTGCCCCTATATGAGGATAAAGAAATATTCTCCGGCTCAATACGGGCAGATAGAGGATATCAGGTGGGTATCGTTAGGTGGTTGCGGGTTGATGGATAAGGATAAGCGTAAACCTGTTTTTGGAGGTGATGTATTTATATCAAGATTCTCGCTTAAGAGGAAGATGCCTATGTTTTATTTGACTCAGTTCGGTCAGGGGGACATGATACCATTCCCTTATTATGATTATCGGAACATCGGGTATCCCCGTTATTTCGTTAATTACGATACCGGGGAGGATTATCTTAATAAGACCGATACGGATACCGGATCGCTATACTCTTTCCCTAGCCGGAAGAGCGCTTATGAGATGGTTTGCAAGACCGGAGATATGTATCTTAGCGGTCGTTTCTTCCTATATTTCTATGGCATACCTCAGTTTCTTGTGGAGTCTGAGATCAATTGCAATTTCCGTATAGCCGGCCCTGAGCCTTACGAGGGGTTCTATCCGGAGGTGGGGGATTATATATCATGGACTCAGGAGCGTAATGTCCCTATATCAAGGGGTAATGTGTTTAAGATGAGTCCTGTGTATAAGAATCGATTTACGTTAGGTGGCAGGTCATTACCAGAGACGTATGATAGCAATTTTTGGGACTGCGCTTACCAAAGACCCAACGGCGTCATATGGAGCACCGCCGACGTGTCGGAGAACGGCATGACCGATCCTTGGCTGTCGTACAAGCCTATGGATTACCATGAGTTCAAGACCTCGTTCGGAAAGCTTATAAGCATGAAGGGAATAGAGTCGGATCAAATACTAGTTCGCTTCGAGAATCAGGTAGGACTATATAACGCTATAGACGTGCTGGCAGAAAGAATATCCCCGGAGAATAGCGAGCTAGGGACAGGTGGGCTTTTCGCCTCTCGTGGCATTGAGTATAATAATACGACGTTAGGATATTCCGGGACCCAGAGTCGGGATATGATCAGTTGCGAGTTTGGGCATTTTTGGGTCGATTTAAGGCGTGGTCAGGTGTTTAAGGTAGATTCTAATGGTAGGAATCTTACGGAGGTCACACCGGGGCTTAGAAACTGGTTTAAGGAGCATCTTCAGATGAAGATCATCCGTAGCCGGATATATAACGCTGATACGGACGCTGAGTTGTCTTATTATGATATCGATAACAAGTTCTTTGGTATAGGGCTATCCATGGGCTGGGACAATCGGTTCAAGAGGGTTCTGATAACCAAGAAAGATTATATACCGGTAGGGAATCCGAGCGAGTACCAATTCCGTGGCGGCCGGTTCTACAGGAACGGACAGGCGGTGGAGTTGCAGGACACCAGCCATTTCACGGACGTCTCGTTCACCGTTGGGTATAACTGCCTGAAGGGTGAGTGGAAATCATATTTATCCTACACCCCTGATTATTATATCGAGCACCAGCATTATTTCCAGTCCGGAAAGAACTACTCAAGTGAAAGTCAGGAGATAGGTTTATGGTCTCATGGTTTGACCAACCAATCGTATCAAGTATTTTATGGTAAGCTATATCCGTTTGTTATAGAGGTTCCGGTACGTGAGCAGTACGTGAATAAGATCCTCACGAACTACCAATATCGGATGGATGCCAGAAGATATCAGGATGAGGTTAATTACCAAATTCTTAGGACTACTGGATTTAATAAGGCATGGCTTTATAATGATACGAACAACAGCGGTGAACTTCGGATGGTTATCGCCGACAAGAACGATATGAGCCAGCGGTTAAGGTATCCTGTAACCAATGACGATAGCCGTGAGATACTGGTGACGGAGGTTGATCAGAAGATAAATATAAATGACTATTTTAACGAGGTCAAAGACGATACGAACAATCTTCCGATATGGGTTAAGGATGTGAATGACATTGACCGTAAGATCGACCCCAGGGCTGTCGATTATCATCGGAGGTGGCGTGATCGTCTTCGTGGCGATTGGTTCTTGGCTAGGTTCGTGAATGACATTGAGAGTCGGTTCAAGATGATAGTTCGTTGGTTTAGCAATGAGGAGAAAGTTTATTGATTTATTAACATATAGGGGGGGGGTATTTTGCCGCCTCTCCCTTGTATATTAAAACGATATGGAGGATTTTATTGGTAAGTACGATGGTAATCAAATAGACAGTAGACTTGATAAGGTCAAGGATATGGTTGGCGCCACGGCGTCCGGGGCTGGCGCTGCGGGATTGGTGTCGGCTCCTGCTAAGGGGGATGAGGGTAGGTTCCTTTGTGGTGATGGTACGTGGAAGGACGCAGTAGCTAAAAGTGATGATGAGGATGCTTTTTTAGCTATCATCTTACAGCTTGTAGGAGATCAATCTACTACTTTGTCTCAATCTCAATATAATACTATAAAGTCGTTGTTTGATGGTAGTTCTACGTCCAATGTCAGGATGATAAGACCTAACAATTCTTTTGTAGAAGCGTTAGGTGGCGTGAATATTAATGATTTGATGGTTTTTAATGATCAAAGGAATGATTGTATCACTATTTATATCAGCGCTTCAAATAATTCCCTTAATATGGGATTTTTAGATATATCTATATCTGTTTACCCTAATTTGAATGTTGAATATATTAATTCTTCTTTAAATATAGCATCATCAGATAACACGGAGATAGTTATTGTAAGGTCTTTTGGGAATACAGAAGATAATATAAATTTTGATAATCAGCTTCATCTTAAGTTGAAAGGGACTGGGAATAAAGCATTGATGGATAATGGGTTATATCAGGATATAAGAGGTATAGACATATCAAGTTATCTATTAGAACCTGGGACTATTGATATAGTATCATCTATAACCAAATCAAAATATGATGATATAAAAAGTTATATTCTAAATAATGATCATATGTATCTTTCACGAGTGATATCTGGCTCCGGTTTTACGGGGGCTTTTAATTCATATATCATAGCAAGTTATATTTATGATGCCGCTTATTTGGTATTTTTTGATCCGAATTCTTCAAAAATGAGTAAGATAAAAATTAATTATGATACTTATGAGGTAAGTACTATTGTAATTTAAATATTTGATGTTATGGCAACAGGAAAAGCTAGCGGTAAGAAGAAGGGCGAATGCCCGAAGTCAGGATGCATTAAGAAAGTAGGGAGTAATTGGCGAGTGGTTAGCAACAAGACCGGTAAATTATGGCCGGCTAAGTACAAGTCTAAGGAGAAAGCTAAAGGAGCCTTGGCTGCTTATCACATGCATTAGCGTATAAACGGGTACATGATTTATTATGTGCCCGTTTCGTGTTTTTAGGCTTATGAGATTATAGTTATCTTTGTGAAAAATGTAGTATATGTCTAAGAAGAATAAACCGGAGGAAATCCCATCGTGGATAAAGGATTTATATAAGGAGGATCTTGATCGTGTCGTAAGAGGCGAGCGTCCTATGTATTTCAGGGGTATGGATGATAGTCCTTTGAGAAACGTGTCCCCGGAGTTTGATATCCTTAGCGGAGGAGCCGCAGTTAAAGGCATGAATGGGATAAGAGGTGCGTTGTCCCCGTTGAATAATGGCATGGGTAATTATAATTTCAGTATCAGGGGTATAAATAAGAAGATAGGTGAGTTGGTTGATGAGGCGGGGCTATATTTACTTGAGAAATTAAGACCTGTATATCGGACTGTGGTGGATGCTATGTCGAGTTCCAAGGATAAGGGGTTGGGTCATATCACGCAGCCGTTGGCCAACGCCCTGTACCCAGCGGACGAGCGACGGGACCGGCGTCTGGACGGGGAGCACCCCGTTGGTTATGTGGATGCCATAGACGGTATATGGCCTAGGGGGAAATATGGGCTATGGGGAGAGAAGATGGATAAGAAACAAGGGGGTGGATATGTGGCTTCAAGGGATAACACCTCCGTTGGATCTAGTGGCATAAATCTTAATACTGAATATGGCAAGAAGATAAACGATGGAGTTGACATTACCGAGATTATAGCTGGAGGTATCCCTATTATTGGGGATGTTATGGATGTGAGAGATTTTGTGGAGTCATCGAAGGCTGGGGATGGTTTAGGAATGACATTATCAGCTTTAGGGCTATTCCCGGTATTAGGTGAATTTTTTTCTTTCGCTAATAAAGTAAAGAAGATTCCTCTGCCAGAAGATAAACGTAAATTGTATGATTTTCTTGTAGATAATGATCTTGTAGATAAATATGTTCATGATGAACCTTTGGTTAGGGATTTTTTTAACAAGGATGTCCATGAGAGAATTTCAAGGAATTATAATGATCTTCCTGATTCTTATAAGGCGGCTGTGGATTTGATGATTGATAATGGTGTTGATCTCCAAAATATAAATGATGTGTCTAACAAGCATATTAAGGATAAGATAGATTCTATGCTTGATGATAATGGGAAACGGTTGGAAGAAGCTTACAATCTAAGGGTATCAGCGGATTCTGATTTTGATGATTTTAGATATGAGGTATCCTCCGCTTTGGATAATAGTAATGCTAAAGGGTTTTATACTAGTAAATACAATAAGGTTGTTACTAGGAGTGATGAGAGTTTATCTAACCTATCTCATGAGTTTAGACATAAATATGATTCAAGTAATAATTATAATAAGATTTATTTATCCGAAAATGATAAGTCATTATTAAAAGACGCTTATAGGGCTAAACCAAACTCATCAAGTGATGAGATATCAGAGAAAATAGCTTTTAATACTCAAGCTAGATTTCGCTTGTGGAATAAATTTTATAATACATATGGAAGGACTCCATCTGTTGATGACCTTGATAAGTATATCGATAGCATGGATGAGATTGATGTGTATAACCTTGTGAGTGGTATAGGTAGCAATTATGCTGGTGATTATTCTAATAACATGCTTGGAGCTACTGGAGAGGTATTGAAAGAATCATCGGATAAAATAAAAAAAGCCATTAAAAACGTTCCTGCTATTTTGCCGGCGGCTATAGTTGGTAAGATGTTGATGGATGATGATAAGGAGAAGAAAGATAAGGGCGGGTCTGTAAGCACAGGTAGGGCTTATGGAGATGGTAAATATGTAATTGATCCTGATAGATCAGAGGATAATAAGATGGCTGTGTATGATGAGATATGGGATTATCTGACCGATAAGAAGGGGATACCACAAACTCAAGCTATCGGCATCCTATCGAACATCGCCGCCGAGTCCGGAGGGGACACCGATGCCCTAGGAGCCGCCGGTGATTTTGGCATCCAACAATGGCTTGGACCGAGGAAGAAGGAGCTACAGCGCAGGTATGGGAAGAAACCGACATTGATACAGCAGTTGGATTATCTCGTGGATGAGTATCAAGGCAAGGTCCCGGGGTTAGGTTGGAATTACATCAATCAAGGAAAGTTTTTCGACAAGGACGCTCAAGGTAATGTATATAATTACTATATGTATTCTAAATCGGATTTCGATAACGCCGTCAACTACAAGGACGCTACCGTGGCATGGAATCAAGGATACGGTAGGCCTCTTGGGTCGACCTTAAGAAATGAGAAGAGATTTGAGTTCGCTGATATGTTCGCTAATAGGTATGGTGTCCCGGAGAACGAGCCAATGAGATACGAGTTCGGACAGCGGGATTCGGGCACGGGGGACGGAGGTCAGCAGCCCGTACCTGAGACGGTAGCCCCCGCCGGCCCTTCTTTGGCTTCCCATCCTGCCGTGGATATTTGGTGGGAGAAGGAAGGCCAAGACCTGTTATATAAGATGCTAGCTCAATCCGGAGCCAATAAGAAAGCTATAGAGGACATCGCTAATAATATCAAGAACGATCCCCAATCAGAGGCGCAGATAGCGGAGGTCGAGCGCATGCGTAAGGAACAGGCGAAAAGGCAGTTGGTGCTTAACATGATACCGGGGTTAAGCCTTAACATAAAAGGTATGAGTAGAAATAATAGTTAGTATTTTAATGATAAATAATTTGTTATGAATAAGTTATTGTTTTTATTTGATGTGTTATTTAAGGGGGCTTGTTTTACCCCCCCCCCTAGTAGTTTAGGATGGGAGAATAGATGGGTAGATGCTATGGCTGATGATAGGAGGATGGTTATAGCATTGTTAGTAAAATATCTAAGGGGAGGTATGTTATGAGAAGACGTGTAATGACAGGCCCCAAAAGCTTGGATGTATTGTATACATACACTTATAATAGTAATAATTACCATACATTTGTAGCTCCAAAGTCGGCGTATTATTATGTTGAGTGCTGGGGTGGTCAAGGTAATTATGGTTACAATGATAGCGAAGATAGGTTTACCAGATCTAATGACCCTGGGTATGGTGGATATGTGGCTGGATTTATCAAGTTAGTTGGTGGTGATATCATTTATGTGTATTGTGGAAATGGTGGACTTAAGCAGACGAGTAATGTTGTAAAATATAATTATAATGGAGGAGGTTCAGGGCATTCAATGACTAATGAGAGCACTGGAAGGTATATCTATGAGGGAGCCGGGGGCGGAGCTACAGATTTGAGGTTGTCCAACAATAGCGATCCTCTAAACGTAGATTCTTTAAAGACCCGTATTATGGTAGCCGGGGGAGGTGGTGGAGGATGTGAGTATTATTTTATTGGGCACGGAGGATCAGCGGGAGGGTTGAAGGCGTATCTGGGGGGCTATGCCAAGGGAACTCCTGCATCCCAAGTAGCGGGAGGATCTAACTCCGGCAATAATTTAACTAACGGAAATGGAGGTCTATTAGGAGTGGGAGGAGGATGTGGTTTTGATGGCGGTTCGTATTCCTCTGGTGGAGGAGGAGGCTTTTATGGAGGACCAAGCGGCGGGATATCGTCGAACGCTATTCAAGCTGGTGGTGGAGGATCCTCGTATATATCCGGTCATCCGGGATGCGTGAAATATGATAAATATGTATTTACTAACACTAAAATGATAGATGGGAACGGGTTCGTATGGACAGATGTGAAAGGGGAATTAGAAAAAATGCCTAATCCTTTGGGTGGATTATATGATTTAGGAAAGGGACATATAGGTTCTGGATATTGTCGTATATCTATATTCCAATAAATATTTATATATCTAATCAGTTTAGTGTTATATTTGCGAAGTAATTAAACGTTTTAGATATGAAAAGATTGTTATTTTTATTTGCTATGTTATTGACGCCGTTCGCTTTGATGGCGCAAGAGGTAATCCCATCAGAAGGGGCTATTACTATTGATCTGACTACCTTTACCGGTATCATGGCTTTTGTCACGATGTCAGCTACCCAGCTAGCTAAGGTGGTGCCGTATATTGACACCCATAAGTGGGCTAAAGTCCTATCCGCCGTAGTCATAGGTATGCTGGTTTGTATATTAGCGTGGCTACTAAAGGTGTCTCCATTGCTTATAGGGAGTGAATGGTGGGAGGCCTTATTATATGGAGTGGCTGTAGGTCTCAGTTCTGCCGGTTTCTATGATTTGGTTAAGGCTATAGGATCATTATTCATAAAAAGAATTTAATTCTGTACATAATAATAGCATTTGCTGAGAGACTCATCGTTGTGAAATGATGAGTCTCTGTTTTTTTAAATTATCTTTGTGTCAGAACGAAATTAATTAGACATGAGCAAATATGTAATCAAGAGGAAGATACCTAAATATCAAGAGGCCGGGGAAGTCGGGTCGTATATGCTTGGTAATATGGACGGTATACAAGGGTTAGGTATAGAACCTTTGGTGAATACCAACCAAGGATTACCTGCGCCGGTCAATCCGCTAGGGATATATTCTTTGGATACTCCAGATCAGTTGAGGACTAAATATGCTAATGCTTTTGATCAGGATAATGTGTTTCCGGCTAGCTTCAAGGGTAGTTTGCAACGTATAGCTGAGAATTATCAGGACAATGGTATTACGCTTAATAACATAACTGTTAACGATGTTGATAAGTCTAAGACCGGTTCAGGCGAGACGGATGTTTTTGATTTTACCACCATCCCCTACTATGGCGCTGATGATATAGGGTCTAGATTCACTCAGATGGGTCGTGGTATAGGGCGTATGAGAAGCGAGGGATATGGAGATTTATCCACCGGGGCTAAAACAGCTAATACGATAACCACCATAGCCTCAGGAATTAGTGGTATCATGGGGTTGGCTCGTAACGTGGTTTCTGGGATAGCGTCAGAGAAAGGTACTCGTACTAATATCAGGTTGGCTCAGGAGCGTGAGGCTAGGCAAAGAAGGCGATCCCAGATGCAGTACAAGGATGGTGGGGGTGTTTATCTAGGACCTAATAATAGGTTCGATAGCGGAAGCCTTACCGGTGAGTGCCTGTATCCTTTACCTAAGTCGATGGAAGATCAAGCCAACGTAGAGGTCGAGAAGGGTGAGTACGTGACGCAGCCCGGAGAGGCGCCGATGGAGGCTATGGGGCAGAAGCACGCCGATGGTGGAACGCCCGTTTCCTTGGAGCAGGGGACGAAGGTTATTACCGATGATACCACCATAGAGCCGGATTTCGCCAAATACATCAGGGATACGTATGGGATTAAGGCTACGCCTAAGGATACGTATGCTACGTTAATGGACAGGTATAAGGCTAAGATCGGTCTTAAATCAGCTTACGATGACCAGAAAAAGGCATTGGAGAAGCTGGAGAAAAATAATAAGATAGACGATGAGAATACAAGGCGTTTGAACGCCTCCGTATTATCCAAGGCTATAAATGATAGCAACGATATCGTTAATGGATTAGAGGGAAGATTTACGGACTTCGCTAACGTCATATACAAGGAGCAGGAAGACCGGAAGATGAAGAAGGATGAGGATACGTATTTCGCTAAGGGTGGTGAGATAGATAACATCATATCCAGATCCATGAAAGAATACGGTCTTACGGAGGAGGATATAGCTGAGGCTAAGAAAGAGCTGCTTAAGAAAGTGGCTGGTATTCGCCAGAAGATAGAGAAAGGTGGTAGTTCTTTATTCGATTATCTACTTACTTTCCGTCCCGTAGAGAACAAGTATAATAATAAGGATAACACGTTTGGGTATCAGCGTCAGGGTCAGGATGGCTCTTATGGAGGCATTAATACGGATGAGAGGTTGAATTATTATAAGACATTCAATCCGGTCGCTTACGATGCTTATATGAGAGCTTCAGAGGGCACTAGGGCTAGGGCATTGCAAGACGTCATATACGGACAGAATAAAGGATGGATGGGCTTGGCCACGGCGGAGAACCCGATTATCGCCAACGCCGAGGCGCTTCGGGATTACACGACGCTCGTTTCCTTTGGCGGTGAGGATAGTCAAGGCAATTACCCGGAAGATAAGAAAGCCGCATATCATGATAGGATGAGAGACAACAAGTTTGGTCAATACTCCTCATCTCGCCCTATGATCGGTCTAGATGTTGTTACAGAGGAACAGCATAAGGCTCTTAATGATGCTGGTATCACTCATTTTAGCCAACTATTCTCTGACAAGAACAAGGATGTCGTTAATAAGATACTTGGCGAGGATATGCTTAAGATGCAGGCATTGAGATCCATGAAAGGAATGGAAGGTCTTGATTTTATACTTGATCCTCATAAGGTGGCTCCCGGTCCTATGGATATAGGTGATGTGGAGGAACCTGATGTTAAACTGGATATGCCTGAGCTGATTGATCCCAATACACTCCCTAAGACCAATACAAATGCCGGTAAGTCGAACAGCGGCAATGGAGGCAGGAATATAGTGGGTGGCGGTCTTGACTTCCCCGAGGTGTTCAGGATGACCCCGGGAGCCGTGACAACGGAAGGTCTGGAAAGGCATTACGCTCCTACCGTGGATCCGGTGTTGAGATCGGCTGATCAGTATATGGTTGAGACCAATCGTGCTTTCCAATCACAATTGGATCAGATGGGTAATGTCCCGGATTCCCAGAGAGGGGCTTTATCATCCAACCTACAGGCGATATTAAGTTCCAATATAGGTAAGTATATAAATGAGGTAGAACAAGGGAACGTGGCTCAAAGGACTTGGGCTGATAATGTCAATGCTCAGTCATGGGCTGATACGTATGATAAGAATATAGCCCAACGTCAAGCTTACCAGCAACGTATATTGCAGGGATTGGCTATAAATGACGAGAACTGGGCCAGGTATTTCGATAGCGTAAATGACGAGATCCAGCAGAAGTGGAATACGGCTACGACCATGAATACATTAAGGTCTATATTCGGGGATGTCAAGATCGGTTCTAATGGACAGTTGATCGCTGATCCTCAGGGAGATATATTGAGTTATAGGAGATTATATCCTGCTCAGGAAGTAACTAAAGGCAAGAAAGGATAAAGGATGGCTTCACAATATAGTATATTAAGGAATTACGGCAAGTACGTATCACCCTACAACATGGATGTCATGATGCAGGGTATGGGATACATGCAGCAGAAGATAGATACCAATCGGCAGGCTATAAATGAGTATGCTGATTATATTATCAATTCTGACATTATAAAACCTCAGGATAGGGAATATCTTCAGAATAGGTTAAATGGATTGATACAGGATGTGAATAACGTGTATCGTAAATCCAATCTAGCTTCTGATGGTATAGCTAGAAGCATACAAGCCCGTCTTGGAGAGGCTTTAGATACCCGTGTATTGAACGCTATCGCCGGTACTAGGGAGTATAGGTCTTTCTCTCAGAAGATCGAAGATATGAAGCTTAATAATCCTAAGCAATATAGTGCCATAAATGAGGCTGTGGCCTTAATGCCGTTTTATGAATGGGTTAATGATGGTCAGGTTGGTACAAGGATGAATCCTATTCATTACACTCCTTATACGGATTACAATGAGGAGATGAATAAGATGATGAAGGATTTCGTCAGTCTTAATAAGGGAAAGAAGTTTTCTGTTCCTGAGGTAGTGGATGGCAAGCCTACTGGTAGGATGAGAGATATTACTGTTGATGAGATGAGTCGATCTCAGATTAGAGCGATAGCCGCTAGATCTATATCCCAGAACGCTAAGGCTCAGATGCAGATAGAGGGTCAGTATTTGGCTGCCACTAATCCCGGTATGTTTAGTGGCATGACTACTGATCAGTTCGTTAATAAATATGTTTCCGGTTTTGACGCTGAGGAGAGCGCACTCTTAGCCAAACTCAAAGGGGCCGAGGCCAGCCCTTCCGCTAAGGCGGCTATTGAGGCGTCACTACAGGAGGTCCGGGAACAGCGCCGTGCGTTAGTGGAGGAGGCTACTTCCTTTATTGGCAATAATATGAACCCGGCTAGAGCGGGGGAGTTTATTGTACGTAATGAATTTCTTGATGGTGTATCCGCTAGATGGTCGTATAACAACTCATCTGAGAACTACATCGCTGATGATTATTACTTTAAGATGAGAGATCTTGATTTCAAGGAGAGAGAGTTCTCGTGGAGGCAGAAATCAAAGGAGATAGATCAGAATCTTAAGCTTAGGGAAGTAATGTCCAAGGAAGCTGGTAATAGCTCTAATATCCCTACAGGTGTTATGATTGAGCTGGAAAAGGTTCAGCCTAATGTTACTCCTGAGAATATATTTGACAATCAATATATTCAGAATGAGAATAATATATCGACAGGTGAGAAGGATTTAATATCATCCATAAATCCTGTTGATCTACGAGGCATAGAGAACGATATACAAAACAATCCTTCTATATATCATGGTGGTGTTAATAGCGAGAATATTATGGCATGGATCACTAATAATGGCGGTGCGTCAAGTTCTGTATTATCATCAACCCCAAATATGGTGAATAAATATGAGGCTCTTATGGCAGCGAATGATAATAGGAATAGGTATGGTAAGATCATGGATGAGGAAGTTGATTATCTTACAAATGCCTTTGATGTCGCTACGGAAAACATCCTTAATGATGCTGTAAGGGATCAGGACTATGTTACTGGAGGTATTGATACATATACTGACAATGGTATGGTTAATGCGAGGGATGTTGGTAAGAATGGAGCTATTATTGGAGGGAAAGAGTATTCACCAGAAGATGCTTTAAAGGTTTCCGCTATAGCTGGATTGATAAGCGAGAACATCAACTATGCGGATAGATCTATAGCTAATACGGAGCTGATGAGATCTTATATAAATTTGTTAAATAGATATTCAGGAGAAAATTTCACTCTGGAGGATATAAATGATATAGCTAAAACTTATAGTCGTGTAGACAATCCGGTAATGAATAGCGATAATGTCGATATGACTAGTAGGGATAAAATGATCAAGATCTTAGGTAAGAATATGTCTAGAGCTGACGGTCCTACGCTTAGAAGAGAATGGTCTTCATCTAATATAGGTCGTAATATAGCTAAGGCTATTCAGGATTCTAAAATGGTCTATGAAAGAAGATATGACGAGTTTGCTCCAAGATCATGGTCGTTCTCTAATTCTACCAATGCCTCTAAAGAAGATAGGCGTATGCATGCTAAATTAGAGAGTCTGCTTTTGTCAAGAGCTGGTTTCTTGAATAAGGATAAAGATAGCAGACTTAATAATTACATATTGTATGCTCGTCCTACGGATAATCCCAATACATTTGATTTGGTAGCTATGGCTGGCGGAAAAAATATCGCTACGGTTCAAGTTACTAAAGAGGAATTAGATAGTATGGGGTATAGTTTGTACGAAAGGGAAAGGAATGTAAGATCTGAAGATTACGAATCTAAGATCATCCCTGTATCTTTTTCTGCCACGACCAATAGGCCTTATCAGAAATGGGCGCAAGCTAATTCACTTGGCGCTTTCGCTACTATCGAGAATGCGGCTGAGGAGGCTTCTAGGATGGTTGATAAGTACAATATTCAGAACAATGAACTAGCTACATCAGAGCTTAATAAAAGAGCTATTAGGATTATTAATACGGTTTTAAGAAATTACAAATCGTATGATATTAAAGCCAAGGGCTTTCCTGGAGGTGTTGAGGTTGGCGTTTATTTTCACGGGCAGGCTAGGACCGGGACACCTCTAAAGGTGTTGGAATATAATACTGATTATGCTGATAATATCATGAAGATTATAAATATGTGTCCTCAGATGTATCTTACCCAAGCCGTGGTTGAGGCTATCAATAAAGACGTTATTGTTAAGGGTAGAGATATTAATGAGCAGCACTCTGATCTTAGCAATATTCTTTCGGTGTTGGATAAAGAGACTATGGATAAAATAGATGGAAAAAATGAGCAATAATAATAACGATATAGGGAATGTGATGAAGAGTCAGGGATACTATGTCCCTACTCCATCAATTCCATCTCCCATGCCTTCTAAGGATAATATTTCTTCTATCCCTATACCTGTTGGCATGCGCAGTTCATCGGATATGGATAATGATGTTTTGTCTAGAGAGGGAAGCAGAAGTATTCCATCATTAGTAGAGGGTATAAAAAATTCCGTAGAGACATCTTATCATGATGATGTAAAAGCAAGGAATCCGCTTTTTCAGATGATAAACGAGACGGGTATCCCTAAGGGTAATTATGATATAACTGGAAGTAGGATCAACCTTCGTGATTCAAGGTATAGGCTGTCAACAGGTGAATGGATTCCAAAATACGAGAGTTATATCAATAACGTGGATAATGATGATCGTCTGTCAAAGAACCAAAGCGGTTGGGAGAAGACTTATAGAGGATTGGGTAAATTCATCTATAAGTCCACATTGTATGGTATAGGGGGCGTAGGTCAGTCTATATACGGATTAAAGGAACTTGTTACAAAAGGGACGTTATCCGCCATATCTGATAACGGCTTTGCCGATTGGTTAGATGATATGGATAAGCGAGGTGATTATACGCTTAATCATTATTACAGCAAGGAGGAGAGAGATGCCGGGTTCCTTAAAAGCATGCTCACTACAAATTTCTGGACGAATGATCTTCTATCAGGTGCGGCATTTACGGCTGGAGCCGTTTTGTCATCTTACGCCTTCGCTGGAGCTGGTCTTATGAATGCCGCTCGTATGGGGGCTAGGATAGGTGCTACGATTGCCGGTATGGGGAAGGCTGCTTCTGCTACAAAGACCGGGTTTAATGCTATGCTAAGAGCTGCTCGTATAGGTCGTGGTATAGGCAAGGGGTTGGATAACCTGACTTTTATGAGTACTTCTACGCTTTGGGAAGCTTCCGTGGAATCAAGGAGCGGGCTGATGGAGTCTGAGGAAAACTTCAAGCAAGCTTACAGGAACGCTTACGGCAGAGAAGCCTCATATGAGGAACTCATGAAGTTCAGAGCTGATAATGCTGATGCCGCTAACGCTATATTCGCTGCCAATATCGGTATCCTTACGTTATCCAATATAGCTATGTTTGGTGATATGTTTGGCATGGATCTTGGCGTGGATAAGTTCATAAAACGCAATATATTTGGCGTAGGCGCCGAGAGGATGGATAACGGGACATTAAGGGCCATAACGCCTAAGAAATGGCAGAAAATAGCCGGGAATACGTTCAATATCATCAAACGTCCGGTATCTGAGGGTCTGTATGAGGAAGGTCTTCAGGGAGTGGCTAGTAAATCCGCCGAGGATTGGGTAGAATCAAGATACAATCCTATGGCTATCCGGCAGAATATAGGCTATATGGAGGCTATAAAGAACGGGTTCAAGGAGACTTACGGATCTAATCAGGGATGGAAGGAAATCGGCATCGGTATGATTATCGGATCGGTTATGGGAGGAAAAACTATTGGTGGTATAAAGGAATGGAGCCAAGACATGTCCCGGAACAAGGGGATGGTGGAGGCCTACAACGCCAATGCCGGCGCCTTGACCGAGGCTGCTGTCCGTGCTATTCGTGGCAGTATGGCTCTTAACGCTCAATTATCCGGCGTAGATACATCGTACGAGAGTGATGGTAGGATTATAAATAAGGATTTCAGTGACGCCGTATTCAATCGTCTTCGTTATGATTCGGAGATGGGGATGCTGGATGATACGAAGGAGAATTTCAGGACGGTAGTCGAATCTATGCCTAATAGCGATATAGCGTCCGATATGAATATGACGGATGAGCAGGTCAATGAGTATAAAGCCGATCTTGTCAATGAGTTTAATAAGAAGGTGGATAATTTCACTATGGCCAACAGGTTCGCCGATTCTCTTACCGAGGGTATATCCAATAGATCGTTCAATACCTATATTTCTAACATGGTATATAATGGTCTTGAGGCTAAGGATAATTTGGACGATATTGCCAGCCAATTAAATAGGTTGTATAAAAATGATATAGGTGAGGCTCTTGATGTTTATTCTCATCTTAACCCTGATTCCTACAAAGCTATTAGCGAGCTTATGGAGCTTACGTCAAGAATGCAGGCACTTGAAAAAGGCATATTAAGGCTTCAGCGGATGGCGATGGGTGAGGAACGGTTTGAGAGGAACAAGGATAAATTGGCTAAAAAGACCGATGAGTTAGCTAAGCTGACAGAGGATAAAATAGTCCTTGAGAGGAAATTGGCCACGATGGTTAACTCGGAGGCCGATCTATCCTCCTTATTATTTTCTGATCGATCTAATAGACAGATTAGTGCTTCTGATTTAATGGCTGCGTACAACACTATAACTGATCTTGAGAATGTAGTATCTATCCGTGGTGTCGATAACCACAAGGAGGCAATGGCATTGCTTAGTGAGTATCGTCATAATCTAGTGGCTTATAAGAATATCAATGAATCTCTTCGTCGTATGCGTGATAAGAGATTTATACGGTCGCAGGAACGGGGATTTATGAAGATCTTGTCAAACGCATGGGGAAAGACTTATGAGGAGGATGATAGCAAATACGATTTCAGGAATACCGATAATTCTGACGTTAACGCCCTTTATGCCAATGATCAGGCTATAGATAAGGCTTTTAATGATGGTCTTATTGGCGAGGACGAGGCGTTTATGTTCAAGACTTATAATCATATGATCGCCAGATCCATGGAAACGGATATCCAATCTGGTGACAATATCGTTGAGAATGTCCCTGATGACGAGGATCTCCTAAATCCTTCGGACGATAGGTCTACTGATATCGCTATAAAGATCTGGAACGGCAATGAGGATATCCTGTCTCCTAGGGAGCGTCAGATATATGATAATAATAAGGATCGTATTGATGATATAATTAAAGGGTTTGGGGATAATCCTATCGCCAGACTCAATAAGATCAGGTCGATGATAGATAGGTTAAATATCAATGGTGATGTCTCGGATAATATCAAGGATGCTATTGATAATATTATAGATATAAATATTAATGGTCTTGATCAGGATCAGGTTAAGGAGGCGATAAAGATCTACAACGATCTTATGAATGAAGCTGACAATGGCAATGAGTTTGATCAGGATAAGCTTAATGAGACTATTGATATTATCAATAATTATTCCGATGGTCCTCTTCTTCAATTCGTGGAATGGATGAGGTTGTATGATAACGGAAGTATAGCTGTCAAGGATTACGATAAATCCATACCTATGGGTGATGTCCTCACAGAGAGCGAACCCGGGACATCCACCGGCAGGACGGAGGCTAATGCCGCCCAGAATCCGGTGGTGTTGATGGCCCAGAAGAGAGAGATCGGTGGGGTTATGTATTATGAAGTTGGCGGAATGAGACTTGACAGGTTTATGGGCGGTCTTGGGCTTAAAAGATCTGATGCCACTGACACTGATAATGGAAGGGTGATGGATTTCACCAACGGAACCGACATATTTACTGTTATAGAGTCAGATAACCACTCAAGATGGATGATTAGCGAGGATGACGCTCAGGCTTTCGAGAACGCTACCGGTGTCATATTGGGGCGGCAAACCGCCTTGTCGACCTCCAACTGGTTCATGGTGTATCGCAAGGGGCAGGATGGGTCTATTGTCCCTTATTATACGGGTGATACGTTTGGATCTAACAACGAGTCGGTGAATCAGGAAGCAACGGCTAGCCTCCGCAAGGGTGATATGGTAAGGTTTAAGATGGATATGTTAGATCCATATACCAAGGAATTGTATGATAAATACAATAGCCTTAACGCCGTTGACCCTAATTCTGATGAGACTAAGTCGGCTTACCGAGAATTGGTTGATAATATGGTTATTAAGATCGTGGATGGTGATGGTAATTTTGTCTCGGTGCTAAAAGCCAATGATCCAGACTCAAAAGGGAGTAACGCTGATTTAAGGAGTATGGCCTTTGAGTTGTATAGGGATAATGTAGGATCCGTCGCGGGTGAGATTGATATACCGTTCGTAGGCACAGTCACCAGTGTTTTGCCGGGAAGACCTAATTTTAGCATAAGTGATGATAATGGGACGTTGATGGTATCCGAGAATGACTTTACCAACGAGACGGCTGGTAAGGTCGAGAGCGTAGGATATATAGAGAATGGGGAGGTTACGATGAGGGATGATATTAAGTATAATATATTCCCGTTCTGTACGGCTATCGTCAGGGACAAGTATGGTGATTATAAAAATTCACGTATTCCGGTCGTAGCTATAAAGACAGGAAATGGAAGAAATTACCTGTACCCCGTAAGATTGAAAAATCAGGATATATCGTCATTTTCATCCATGATCGAATCGATGGCTGATAGGATTACGGAGGGTCTAGGCGGAGGCGTAAGTATTGATGATATAATGGATCTTAATAACGCTATAGCCAGATCCGGGTTGGATAATAAGACATATATGATTCCGCTGGCGGGAGATGTGGATGTTATCAAGAAACGGCTAGGGGCTGTCAAGGAAGCGGCTAGTAAGATGCCTATGACTACTGACGTAAGAGGGTGGATAGGTGATTCCAGAACTAAGGAGGATATTTTGATGAATGACGTTACGATCAACATTGATCTTAATAACGATCCTTTCATAGCTCCTAAGTTCAGGATGAGTATTAGGAGGGATGAGACGTTCTTCGAGGATACGGAGACCCCGTTCGTCAACCCGTCCAGCTCCCAATCGGGTTCCGCTTCGCCTACGAAGGCGGCCGAGGACAAGTCTTTGGTTTCCGACGGCAACGTAGTATCTGGAGAAAATGAGGCGGAAAATCCTTGCTAAATTAAATATCTTGACTTATCTTCGCAGCGTCAGTCCATCACCTGACGAGTAAGATATTTAAAAGTTGGTCCCTGTCGGGTGTGTGATGGCCCCGGTGGGGACTCTTTATATTATGCAATTAGACGCTTTTTTACACCGGAAGATCATGCAAGACCTGCGCATCCAGCGAGTAAAGGTCTTAATGATGTTATACACCAGTAACTATTTTGTCAAGGTCAGACAAAAGCAGTTGCTTGATCATACATACTCATTAAGCAGGGATCAGGCTTTTGATTATATGACTGAGTTCAATAAAAGACTTAGTGATAAGGTTGGTATAAAATGTACGATGGATATCCTTTTACCTACCGATGATGATAATGCTAACATCATAATCGAGCACAATGGTATTATCAAGAAGTTGATGAAGGAAGCCGAGAAGCTGGAACTTGATACTGATGCTATCAAAGCCATGATGCGTGATCTTCTTGATGAGTTGAGGGATGATATTGATCTTAATATCCTGATATTTGACGTAAGCCAGTTGCTTATAAAATACAATTTATTTAGGTTGGATGCTATAACCGAGCAGGAGTTCAAGAACTCTTTTGTCAGGATGGATAGTAGGAATATGGAGATAAAGAAACTAACTTTATCTGATATCAAGAAGGTGGTGGAGATGATAGAGGATAGGTATAGCTACGCTTTATATATGACAGAGGAATATGGCTGATTACATTTTTTGTAAAAATATCTCTTGTTTGTTTGTAGTTTCAAAATAAGGTCTTATATTTGCGGTGTCTATCCGTTGCTAGACCAGAAGAAGATATTAATATCGCTTAGGCGTAGGCGATAAATGAGAGCTATCAGTGGAGTAACGGACGCTGGTGGCTCTCGTTGTTTTATATTATGAACAAAGATCATATTTTGGGGTTGTATAATGATTTAAGTCATTTTTGCCAAACAGGGAAATTGAAACAAGCTGATTATTCAGGTTATTCTAGAGAGTTAGAGATTATTGTTAAAAATTTTTCGAGCGATTGTGATCGTTCAAAAAACGACAATGTGTTTATTGTTAAGGATTGCAGAATAACTTTGAATGATAGCGATTACAGCAATTTCCTTTATATGGCGCTAATAACGTTATTCGGTAGAAGTGATTTTGATCTTGATTATGCCTTGAAGTTATATAATTATTTTATACTTGCAGCCATAGAACGACAAGATGAACTATATGATGCGGGTTATGATGAGTATATAATTGATAGAATGTGTTTAGATCATGTTTTTAATGGTGTTGTATATAATATCATTATATCAAATACAAATAAGGATGTTGATGATATTCATTTGACTATATCTAATGATCTGAAAGTAAATAACGCTATACCTATGTTGATGTCCAAGATAAGACCATATTCGACAGAATATGATTTTTATGGTTTGTATGATTCTATAATAGGATATACTTATTTTCTAAAAAATAAAAAGAACTATGGATTAAGAAATAGTGGACTGTTGCGTACCTATATAGGAGTAGATATTAGTAATGGTCTTGTAAAAATTGGTAAGTCTAAGGATTTATACACTAGGGAGAGTTGTTTAAGGGTGAGTAATATCTATTTTTATATGATTGCATATGTAGATATGGATATAGAGCGTGAGCTGCATATTAAATATAGTGTATATAATGTTGATAGAGAGTGGTTTCATTTGAATAAAAAGCAGGTTAAGGAAATTATAAGCAAATATAATTTTAGAATTATAGAATCAAATGTTAAATATATTGACAATATATATGATATTTGATGAATAATAAATTTCATTTTTTTGTTATTTAGGATTGAGCTTTTGCCTGTTCGTGAGGATCGGCAAAAAGATTTGCACTTTTCGGAGAAACATAAGGTTTGTTATTATGTTGTTATTTTGGTGTCCCGTCCGCTCGTGAGAGTAGGCGGGATTTTCTATCTTTGTGTCAAAACGATTTAGTAATGGGTAGATCTTGTTATGTTATAAAAAATAAGGAGGGTAGGGTAGATAATGTCCTTGCCCCGAACGACCAACCATCCGGATTATACCAAAGGGCGATGGAGGTGCTGGGCGACCAGAAGCAGGCCTTATCGGTCTGGGGTACGGCCTACTCCCCCGACTTCGTGTCCTTCTTTGGCGACTGGATGTCCATGCCATCAGAATATGATCTGGATAGTAATGGGGAACCTAGGTATGATGATGTCATGTCCTTTATCAAGCGGAAGAACTATTTCGCCGGCAATTTCATGGCTGATGAGGTTAAGGATATTAATAATACTCTTACTTCCTTGGGTGTTGATAATATCAATGATCTTAATGATATGATCGTATCTAACTTCCTTTCCGGCGGTGATATATTCCTCAATAGGTACAATCTTGAGCGATCTGGGATGTATGACACCGATGAGATTGATAATATCATGACCAACAGATCAGTGTATGAGCGGGTAAGGGATATGATGAGGAGGATTGTCGATTTTATGTCTGACGGGGATCTTAATGAGAAGGATATGTATTTCCTGTCCTCCGAGTCAGGTCTTGGTGATGATTATATGATATATGAGGATACATATGACTCGTTAGGAAAGAGAAGGGGCTTGAATCCAATAGAGGTAAGGGATACGATCATGAAGGCGGTAGGCGGTATCAGTGACCGCCGGGAGTTCGATCAGGCTTTCGCCTCCATCCCATACCCTTCCTTGGCACTCCGGTATCAGGAGGATCAGGATTACGCAGATCGGATGTATGACACGTATCGTAATATGACCCGTATGGAGGTTCGGAGTCAGGACGGAAATACGATTACCGACTCGTACTTCAATAGTACCACACCGTATATCAGTATGCCTAAGGATATGAAGGGTCTAAGGGATAAGGTTGGGGAGATAATCGATATGGATGATTTTAAGGACATCAAGGACGTTGCCGGACGTCTGCATGACATAGCCATGGATCTTGCCGACATGGGCGTGGATATAAGCGAGGCGATCAGCGATGAGATGATTATATCCAGACCGGAGGATATCCGTGATCTTATGGCGTCGCTGGACGTCATGTTGTCTTCCATACAGGCCGGCAATTCGGTATACGATAGCTTTATCTCCGATCTTGATAGGATAACAGGGAAAGGGAATCCGATATACGAGGTTCAGGATACTTATTCTACTGGGGATAGGATGGTGTATGTAAGGTCCGGGAATACATCCCCTTCCGATATGTATGATAGGAGCATGTTGTATATGGGTAGGAATACGTACCATAACACGGCTCCGATAACCGACACCGATCAGGCCTATGAGATGTTGGCCGATATCGGGATAGAGCGGCCCTCGTACTTGCCGGCTGGCGTGGTTCCCGCCGGGGCTTCCCGTTCCGATATTGGCGTGGTCAAGGATAATATAAAAAAGCTGGTTATGTCCAACATCTCATCCTCGAATACCGAGAACATGATCCTTACCAGATTGATATACCAGCATCCCGTAACCCCTAAGATGGATGATGTCGATATTGATCGGGAGTTCAGGAGATACGAGGCTAGGCAGGGAAAGGATCGGGATTTTATCAAATTCTGTACCTCGTTGAGGAAGATCCAGATTAAGGAAAGGTTAAAAAAATCGGATTTGTATAATAATGTCTTACGTTTCCTTGATTTTAATGGATTTTATAATGTATCTTTGAACCACCATGACAGAAGTACGTTAAAAAGCATGGAGATGTCGTTGCCGGAAGGTCAGGTAAGGGATCTTCTGTTTGACGTGGCTATCGAGTCCGGTGACAGTAGCATGAGAAACCTTTTCTATCTGGATAGTCAGGATAGGATGATGGATGCCGGGTTTTACAGGTATCTGTACCAAAGGAATCCGGGCCTGCTCCGGGAGGTCAACGGCGGCGTCGAGGTGAGACCGGACGGTTCGTTCTTGGCTCGTGGGAGGTATGATGATTTCGTGTCATTCCAATCCGGCTTATATGAGAAGGTAGGTGAGACGGTTGATGGTGCGATATACAGGTTCGTTGATGATCTTATATACTCCGATCCATCATCATATCAAGAAAACATGGTACGAAGGATGGGTGATGTTACGGTAAGGAGTGACGATAACCGCCTGTCAAGGATAGAGGATGATCCCTCATCCAGTAAGATAGTTAATGAATACACTGCTAATACAAATAAGTTGATGCGAGATTTTTCGTGTAGTTAATCTCTCTTTGACGTCGTGAGACGTTTTCTTTCGAGCATTGAAACATTGGATTTTATAGATTTGCGATGAATCCGGGTCGTAGTGATACGCTCCGGATTTTTTGTCTTGTATCGGTTCTTATTAATCCCATTTACAAGACATGACGTACTTTGATGATAACACATATCACGATTTTAGGGCTGTTAATTTTTGAACTTTGTAACGCCCGCCATCAGGTGGGGTTATTATTAATTCAAAAATAAATAGACATGGGTACAAGTGGAGACAAAATCGTTTTGTTAGACGGTATGGGTTCCGGTAGTGGAAGCGCCACTAACGGTTTATTATCTATGATTCCGGGTATGTTCGCCAATTTGATAGGCGGAAATAAGATGGATCCGAACTTGGTAGCGGCTTTGATGAACGGTCGTAACAACCAAGACGGTTTCGGCGGGGCTAACGGTTGGTGGTTGTGGATCATCGTCCTGTTCTGGTTATGGGGTGGCCGTGGCTTTGGCAATGGTTTTGGCAATGGTAATGAGTGTTGCGCTAATGGTCTTCCAGCTCAATTGAATAACGACTATGGTCGTGAGTTACTGATGCAGGCTATCCAAGGTAACAGAAGCGCTATCGAGCAGATCGCTAACGCCTTGAACTGTACTACTACTCAATTGCAAAGCGCTATCTGTAACGTGCAAGGCGCTATCGATAAGGTAGCTGGTCAGGTAGGTATGACTTCTCAGGCTGTTATTAACGCCGTACAGCAACAAGGTTGTGAGATCGGCAATCAGATCAGCTCTTGCTGCTGCAATTTGAGTTCTTTGATCAACCAAAGCACGTGCGCTACTCAAAATATGATAACGCAGCAAGGCTTTGACAATCAATTACGGACGTTAGAGCAAACCAATGTTCTTCAGAGTAACATCAACCAAGGATTGACAAACAATCGTGAGCAGGCTACTACGCAGTTCAATATCTTGAGCGCTAAGATTGATGCTCAAACAACCTTGATTAATGATAAATTCTGTCAATTGGAAATGCGTGAGATGCAGAATACGATCAATCAGTTGCGTGATGAAAGGTCGGCTTACCAAGCCTCCGCGTTGACTCAGCAACAGACTCAGAATTTGATCAACCAGTTGAGACCTACCCCTGTGCCGGCTTATCCTTCATGCTCTCCTTACCAGACTTATGGATGGGGTCAAGCATTTTATGGAGGTAATTACGGATGTGGGTGCAACAATGGATGCTGCAACAACGGAAACGCCGCTATTTAACTCTATAAAGGAAGGAGGCTATTATGGCTTGTGTTTCTAAAATAGGGTCTCTTTATGAGTTGGTCACGAAGAACGTGGTAGTGACTACTACCAACACCATCTTCGGTATCAACCCAAGGATATGGCTGTCCTTGCCATGCGAGGGCCTTCTGCTGCTGAAAATCCGGCAGGTGGTTCCGATAACAGGCGAGACATTGCCAGTACAGATAGCTATTCCAGCGAACAGCACCGTATCCACGGTAGGTGATGACACATGCTGCCCGGTAACCGGCGTGGCTGTGGTGAATCCGATCAACGTGGCTGTGACCGGAGCGGCTATGGTTAACAACACCGAACGCCTTGTTTATTTCAACAAGGTAAGGGGTGTATTGAGGCTCATGGATTGCTGTGTGCCTACAACTTCCGCCTCGGCGTCGGAGACGACTGTTGATGAGGAATAGGTTAGATTGGATGTCTAATGGGAGGGTATTCCCTCCCGCTTAAAAATCGAGATATGTTTAGAGACTTAAAGAAAGGATTTCAAGTATATACGCTGGATACGTCCGATGTTCCGGTGTTCAGGATGGGGAATGTGGTTAACGTGTCCGAGCCTAGGTTCCAGCAACCCCAGATGGGTCAGATGGGGCAATATCAGCAACTACAGGATAGGGTGATAGACCTTACCGTGGAGATAAACGGGTCTTCCATGACCTATGTCGTACCGGAGAGCAGGGATGTCGCTATGTCCAATAACATAACTTTGGCCTGCTCGGTCGATCCGATCATGAACCAGCTTAACGCCGCTAAGAGAACCAGCTCCGATATTCTCGATAGTATCGATAAGCATAGGAGGACGCTAGAGGCTTGTGATTCGATCCTTGAGGAAATCAATCCGGCTTTTAAGCAGACTAAGGATCAAGACCGGAAGATCAAGAATCTTGAGGAGAAAGTCGATAGGATGGGATCATCTTTCGATGAGCTAAAAGAGTTGTTAATTAAAAAATTAGGTTAAGATGAGAGTTATAGATTTAGGCGGCGGCCACGATGAGGACTACGATGATGAGATCTACGATCGTAGAGGCGGCCGTGGACGTAGCAGACGTTCGGATGGGACTTACATGGGTTATGGTGGTGGAATATACGACCACTATGGCAAGGAGCATGACGGCAGAATGGATGAGCTAGAACGCCGTGAGCGTGATCTCGAAAGACGCGAGAGGGAGCTGGAACGTGACGAGCGTGAGCTTGAGAAACGCGAGAGACTCCATGAACGTGAGGACGAGATGTATCGCAGGGGATGGTTCGGTGAGCGTGGCATCCGTGACGAGTTCGATGGTACCGAGCCGTATATGCGCAGGGGACGCAGGAGTCGTTACTACTGAGGAGCAGACGCCGATGACCCGGATTATAAGCGGTATATAGACACCCATGGATATCACTTTTCCAAGGAGCTGGCTAGGGAAGCCGCTGACAAGATGCTTAACGCCGACGGGTCCAAGAGAAGATGGACGATGGAGGACGCTAAGCAGATGTTCGATAAATGCGGGGCCAAGAAACCTGATAACGCCACTTGGGGAGATATCCAATATCTGTTCGCTATGTTCTATAGCGATTACTTTCCTAAGGTATTGGATTGCGACCAGAAAATAGTCAAGGCTGTCTTGGCTTATCTGGAAGACCCTGACGCCCCGGAAGGGACGGCGTTCGTAAGGTATCTGGCGGTGCGGTGCTTCGTCGGTGACACAATCAAATGGAGTGATATGATTTAGTTTGATACAACGTTGGAGAACCCTGTCGGCAATAGAATACCGATAGGGTTTCTTTTTGACCGTAACTTTATTATGATTACATTTGTTCGAGGTAGATCTTTTTGTCATGGTAGGGTGGGCGGGAATGAAAAAAGGCATCCTCACGGACACCCTTCCCCTTTGGTTGAAAATCACTTAAAACATTATGAGTTACTACACCGCAAATATAGATAATTAAATACAAACTGCAATGGCTAAAGGACATTATTGGATAGAGCCTGTGGATCAGACGTTGAATGATTTTCAGTTTTATAAGGCACGTATCGTAGGCGATCCTGAATATGACGAGAGACATCATCGAGTTATATTGAGAACTGATAAGTATTTCCCTGTCGGAAGTATCTTCCATGTCTTAAAAGACCCAGAGATGTTTGTTATAGAGAGGAAGTTTAAGACATGGGGGAATAAGTATGTCGTTAAGCCTTGTGAGGGTGAATGGGAATGGGATTCTGTCCAGAAACTTAAAGACAAGGCTATTATATTCCGTAGAGGATTCATGCACGGGGACGGCAGTTTCTGACACTTACCCGTATCTCCCCCCCCCTCGATTTCTTGGTATTTATGTATATAACTATATTTGAGCAAAAAATAAGTGTAATATGGCAGATTTTCAAGGTAAATACAATGGTGATCAGATAGAGCAGCTTTTGGATAAGGCTAATGATATTGATCTTACCAAATATGCTCTTAAGACGGATAATGCCCCTACCGCCACGAAACTACAGGCGGCTAGGACCATAGCGCTGTCCGGGGCTGTTACCGGTAGTGTCTCATCGGACTTCGGAAGCAACGTAACTATCTCCACGACATTGGCTAATTTTGATGCCTCTAAGATCGCGTCCGGAACCATCAGCATAGATAGGTTACCTAAGGCGGCTTTGGAGAGATTGATCGTGGTAGCTGATGATGCGGCTAGATTCGCCCTTACCACCGCTACGGCTCAAAGTGGTGATACGGTAAAGGTCATGTCTATAGGTAAGATGTATCTGATAAAAGACGAGTCTAAATTGAACAGTGAGGATGGGTATGAGCCTTACACGGCCAGTCAGGCTTCCTCCGTGCCTTGGTCCGGGGTTACGGGCAAACCAAGTACCTTCACCCCTCCCACGTCCTCCGCTACCGTTCTTGGCGGTATTAAGGTAGGATATACGACTTCCGGGAAGAACTATAAGGTGCAACTGGATTCGTCCGGCAACGCTTACGTTAACGTTCCGTGGACGGATAATAACACAACGTATAATGAAGCCACGGCCGACACCTTAGGATTGGTTAAGATCGGCTATGCTTCTAATGGAAAGAACTACGCTGTGCTTTTGGCTAATGGTAAGATGTACGTGAATGTTCCTTGGACTGATAATAACACGACTTATACCCAAGCTACAAGCGATAAATTGGGTCTTGTTAAGATCGGGTATTCGGCTAACGGGAAGAATTACCCGGTAGTTCTTGACGGAAACGGTAAGATGTATGTGAATGTCCCGTGGACGGATACCAACACGACATACACCAATATGGGAGCCGCTTCTGCCTCAGCGGCGGGAAAGGCCGGCTTGGTCCCCGCACCTGCCGCCGGAGCGCAAGCCAAGTATCTTCGTGGTGACGGGACATGGCAAACGCCTCCTAACACCACATATAGCAACATGGGCGGAGCGACGTCCTCAGCCGCAGGATCGGCGGGATTGGTACCCGCTCCGGCTGCCGGCAAGCAAACCTCTTTCCTTCGTGGTGATGGCACATGGGTGGTTCCGACAAATACCACATACGCTAAGGCTAATACCACGACCTTAGGATTGGTGATGATCGGATATTCGGAGAATGGCAAGAATTATCCGGTGGAGTTGGATAGTAGTGGTAAGATGTATGTCAACGTGCCTTGGACGGATACTAATACAACGTATGATGTTGTAGGAGCTAACGGGTCCACGGGGTTGGTCAAGAACGGCAGTACCGTGACAAGCGCCTCTGGATATACAGCTTGTCCTATTGTCGGTGGTATCCCATATTATAAGGATACGAATACTACCTACGCCAATATGAAGGCGGCTACGGCCTCGGCGGCTGGTGCTGCGGGATTGGTACCGGCCCCAGCCGCTGGCAAGCAGGCATCTTTTCTTCGTGGCGATGGAACGTGGGTAGTGCCTACCAATACCACATACGGATTGGCCTCTACTACAGCTAACGGCTTGTTGAGACAGCTTAATGGTAGTACATCCAGTTTCATGCGTGGAGATGGCACTTGGGCTACACCTCCTAACACAACATATGCCGTGGCCAATGAGTCTACTAACGGTTTGATGGCGGCCGCCGATAAGAAGACCATGAACAGGCTTATAGGGGTTAATACGGTCACGACATTAGCTAACCTGCCTATTAGCAAGAGAAGTATCACGGCTACGTTATCAGCCGCTACCACCCTATCCGTGCAGTCAGGGATGCAGATAGGGGAGGAGCTGATGATCAGGTGCGTCCCGTCGGCGGCCTTCACGCAGGCTATACCCAACTCCGGGGCTTATGTAAGCATGAGTGGTACTTCTATAACCACTACGGCTAACAAGCCTTTCGAGATAAATATCTGGTGTTACGCTTCAGGTAAGTATAGTATCGCCGTTAAAGAACAAGATTAATGATATAAGATATGAGCTACGTATATATAAACAGGGAAATATATCCCAATCAATTAGTCCAGGACGATCCGCTTGATGATAATTACGCCAAGGGCTATAGTTATGATGATTACATTAACGGGAATCCCGCCCCATGGATAGAGCTTGGGGAGGAGCAATTGGTGTTCAAGGAGGCTAATCCTAAAGCTACGGTTAAGGAGATTATCGAGGCTAAATTGGATGACTCAAGGCTTCTTAATGAGGAGAAATCGGCTAAGTATGAGGAGATCAGGACTTATGAGAATAATAATCTTCATGAGTTTTTCTTGGATGACCAAAATATCTATATCCCTGAATATGATAGGCGTAACGCTTTGGCTGATGGGGCTATAGCTGGTAAGATAACGATCATGGGTCTGAAGTTTGATATGACGGAAGGCAAGATCTTGATCGGGATGATGGATAAGTATGATAATGACCTGATGTCGGCGTTAGGAGCCAAACAGAGGGAAGTAAGCTTAGCCACTACCGTAGAGCAGGTGAGGGCTATTGACGCTCAGTCCGGCTATCCAGATAAGGTAAATATCACCATGACTTATGTCCGGCAACAGGCAAAGGAGAAAGATGTCTCCGATCCTCAGAAAGTGGCTGTCAGATTCTCCAGAATGGTGGTTAATAACAAGACTATATCTTTATCCCCTAATGAGAAACTGGATGTTAAGGTTCTATTCCCTATATGGGGACAAGAAGGGGCGGAGTTCGGGTTGTCGGTGGATGCCGGATTCTGTCTCAGGGAGGTGAAGGACGATACAGATATCCTTTATGAGGTTATTCAACAACATACATTATCAAAGGAATGGGAACCCGGACTAAATACGGCTTCCTTATACAAGGTCATTGATAAGGAGCATGCCGGGACCATAGGGGATCCTATCCCGTATTTCCCTCCAATGGAGATATTCAAGGATAAATATTACATCCAGAACGCTGATGTATATAAGTGTACTAGGGATAGCGGAACTCCTCTTAGTCATAATCTAAAGGACTTAGTAGGGTTGTATGTTGAGGTTGTACAGGGCTAGTCGTATCTACCCCCCCCTATATTTGGCTTGTGATATGATACAAGTTATTTTTGGCATAATAAAATGACATTTGTAAATATATTTAAGTATGGCATCACAAAAATTCGGTTTCGTAACCGTCGACCCGGTATCAGGATCAGGAGATCAGGCGGTTAATTTTTCCGGTGAGAAACACACCGGTCGTCTTCAACGCACTATCAACCTTACGGTCACCACGAACGGCGGGGCTAAGAAGGCGTTGGTAGTCAATCAGGCAGCGGCTGCTGAGGTGGTAAGATCAGACAGCCCTAACGCTTCCGTACAAAAGACAGGCGGTAATGTTACCATCACCGGTAAGTCTAACAGTACTAAGCTTACGTTCGCGGTCACGCCGGCTGAGGAGAACGGGCTTACGTTACAGCTCCCGGCTAACTACACGGCGGCTGGAAAGACTACGGCTAACGGAGCGGTTATCGCCGACGATCCCGGAGCCGCTGGCGAGTTCGTTTGGAGCATCACGATCTCGGACGTACCGGCCAACGTCACGATCGAGGAACTGACAGCTACATTGAAGGTAACTGCCGCTGGTGGCCAGATAGCCAACGTGACGGTAACGCAAGCCGCTGGAGACTCTACTATCGAGCTTGACAAGGAGACTATTAACTTGGATGTAAATGGTACTCAACAGACGGTTAACGTAACATCTAATGACAGCTGGACATGGGCGCAAGCTGCGGCTAGAACCGTATTGAGAATGATGGGACGATAATCAGTTTCTTTTCTCTTACTCAGACCCCGATCGACTAAAGCCGGTTGGGGTTTATTTGTTTTGCTATCTTTGCAATAGAACAAAAATAATACAACTATGGCTAATGATTTGAATATTAATTGGAAGGACGGGGTAGGCGAGGTAACGGACCAGCCTCTGACCGTCAGCCCGGGGTCCGGGACCGGAAGCGCCCCCGTTTCCTTTGGCTCGGTGATGAACAACGGTCTTGATCGGACTCTTGAGCTGGAGATAACAACTCCAAAAGGTGTTAAGAAGACGCTCACGGTGAATCAGGAGGGATGCCGGCAGGCTTATATCACGAGCGACGGCAAACGATGGCTGACTAGCGACAATCGGGTGTATGGGGTTTTGAAAAGCGATGCTCCGTGCGAATGCATAGGTGATTGTCCTTGATATTTTGTTTTTACGAATTTTGTAATTACATTTGTGGCGTATGTCCATCACCATGCTTTTCGTCGCTAATTTATTATAAGGGATACCGGTCTGTGATGGGATCGGCATCCCTCTGTTTTTTAATATGGAGAAGATAAATGTTTTCGATGTTCAGGTTCCTGATGGGAGACAAATCCGTTGTATGTCGTATAATAAGGTTACTTATTTTGATCTTGACGATATATGTAAGTTATGTTTTGACTCATACGATCTACATGATGTGGCTGACACTAAGGTAATGAGTGAGTTCCTGCACCGAGAGGGTGGTCGTTATTGGACTACGATAGATGGCGTAAGGCAGTTGTATCGTAGGATTGAGTGTAAGATGTGTTTTGAGGTTATAGAAAAATTAAAGGGATTATAGTTGAATAAATTATTTATTTCATAAAGAATGTTTATATTTATGGCATAAGATATTAAGAATGAGATTAGTTGAGAGACATATCATAAAAGACAACCGATTTGAGGATGTATGCCTCAAATCCGGGTTGTTGTATAATTATGTTCTTTTCAACGTCAGACAAGGTATATTTTCCGGAGATTACATAAATGAATATGAGTTTTCTACTAAATTATGTAAGGAGAATCAGGTTGATTTTAGGAATCTACCATCAGTAGTGTCCCAACAAGTCGTAGCTCAAGTGTTTTCGGTAACAAAGTCTTGGATGAAATCAAAGAAGGAATATGAGAAGAATCCTTCTAAATTTCTATCAAGACCTAAATTGCCTAAATACAAGAAAGGGAAGAAGCAGAACATGGTAGTTTTTACAAAAAATTCTTGCAGACTGAAAGAAGATGGATGTATTCATTTCATCAAAAACATAATCCGGCCAATCAAAACTAAAATAGGAGATAACAAGTTATGTCAGGTTAGAATAATTCCACAAGCTACTTGCTATGTGGTTGAGGTTATTTATGAGAAGAAGGAACAGGATTTAAATCTTGATAAGGATAATTTTCTTTCGATTGATTTGGGATTGAATAATTTATGCACATGCATCAGTAATGTAGGTATCAAGCCTTTCATTGTAAACGGCAAGATTATCAAGTCCTTCAATCAGTGGTATAATAAGAAGAGAGCTAGATTGATGTCGTATATTGGCGATAAGGGAACTTCAAAGAGACTTAGACGGCTAAATAATTATAGGAATTTTTGGATTGAAGATAAAATCCACAAGGTTAGCAGATTTATTGTAAATATCTGTATTGAAAACAATATTGGGAATCTTGTTGTGGGTTTGAATAAAGGATGGAAGAATGGAGTAAATCTAGGGAAGAGGATAAACCAGAAGTTCGTTGAGATTCCATTCTCAAAACTTGTTGAAAAGATATCCTATAAGTGTAAGTTGGTTGGAATAGACTTTCAAGTCCACAAGGAATCCTATACCTCCAAAGTGGATCATCTGGCTTTTGAAAAATTGGGAAAGCATGATGTTTACTTAGGCAAAAGAAAGAAACGTGGATTGTTTCAAAGCTCTATTGGAAAGCTGATTAACGCTGATATCAATGGAGCTATCGGGATTGGTAGGAAAGTATTCGGTGATTCTTACGTCAGTAAGATAATCGATAGTGGGTTGGCGTTTAACCCGGTTAGAGTAAACATTTTGTGATACGAATGTGAATTTGATAAATAAAATTAATAATTTTAGTAACGTGAGAGAAAAGAAATTTGATTTCGTGATATATCCGTTGGATTTGATTATCACGGTTGGATTAGATTATAAGACGTTGTGTGATCGTTTCGAGAATATGGAACCTGAACACGAGGGGAAATGGGGAGATGAGGATGATATGGACAAGGAGGCGTCTTTCGCAAATTTGGTAAGGGATAGGGACGATGATAATAAATTTGCCATACTTTGGAATTTTTCGAGCGACGATGATTTAATAATGAGAAATATATGTCACGAGTCATTCCATATAGCAATGAGCGTATGCCAATTTTGCAACATGTCTCTTGGATTTAAGGTTGGAGAGGATGAACACGCGGCGTATATAGCCGGCTTCGCTGGTGATTGCGTTAGTGAGTTCATCAATAGCAAGAATACGGATTAAGTCATAAATTCTATAAGGAATATAAGAATATCAGCCTCCGCTTATTTGTGGGGGCTTTTTGTTTATCTTTGTCAAAAACATGAAGTTATGTCGAGTTGCGTAATTAAAAGGAATAAGGAAGGTAAGATAACCCGTGTCTTGACCCCTTCCGGCGAGGTATCCACCTTGTTCGATAAGATAGCGGGTATAGCAGCCGTAAGTGATCTTGATAAGGCGGCTGAGGCTTATATGACTATTTATAACGACAAGTTCAGGTCCAAGTTCGGTGACTGGGCTAGATCCGTGCCAAGGAATAAGGAGGCGGCCAGATCCATAAGCGCCAGACTTAGCTCCAGCGAGTGGGGGCAACTTATGTCAGCCAAGGTCTTGTCCGCCATAAGCGATATGGATGCCCCGGCGTTGGCCAGAAGCCTTGGGAATAGCGACAATGTCGTGGCTTATCTTACCTCCGGAGAGGTAGGTGATGTCAATGATATGGCTGTGGTAGATACATCTACGGTACAGGAGGTGGATCTGGATTCCATAAACGAGGATAATATTGGCGATACGATACTGAAAGAGGCGTCATGGGATGATATAAGGGCTATCAGGGAGAATATAGATATTAAGGAGACAGCCCGTATGTTATGGAAGGCCGTGGAAAGCGCTTTTACCGGGCAACGACCTAATATCAGGGTGAAGGGCGGAAATATAGATGGGGAGATCATATTTTCTGGTAATGTCTTGCCGTTAAATGATATTGAAGATTATACGCCCCCATCTTCAAGATTGGTGTATGATTCCGGTGAGCCTCGCCTGTTCTTTAAATCGGATGACGGCAAGATATACGACTCTTACGCCAACGCCATAAAAGGCTCGTCCGGCGGGCGGATCGAGGCCGGGTTCTTGGCCGGCAGTGTCGAGGAGAGCGACGTCCCGTCCGGTACGGCTGACATCTCCTTTGGCTCGTCCTCCATAACCCTTAACAATAGTGATTCGTTCATCCCGGTCCTTGGCATCAGCTCAGATTCTAATATAAGTACCCGTGGAGGGTTTGTCAATTACCTTATCAAGAAAGGTCTGTTGAGCGGGGAGCGTATAAGGTTAGGGGATAGGTATTATCTTACCGGAGCCGGCAACTCTGATGGTCTTAAGATCTATAACGCTATGGACGCCTTGTCTAGACTAAGGAACAGGTTTGGTAGTATGTCTTCTGAGATGAACGTATTAGGCTCCATCGGTTTTGATACGGAGGTAAATAACGATCTTGATCTTATCACGACATCAGGGGAGAAGGTTACGGTAAGCAGATCGGAGATAAAGGGCATGTTAAGGCAAGGTAAGTTTGAGGAGCTTAACGATAAGTATGATGGGTTCATGGAGCTAGCCTTGTCGTTGATGATGGAGGATAACGCTTTGTACGGAAGTAATGTCCGTGGGGTTATTGAGAATGAGAAGGCGGAGGATCTTCAGAACAGGACTGATATCACCAACATCTTATCCACGTTAGGTATCCGTGTGATGGGTATGTCCGAATATATGGATAAGTATAAGATGCGTAATGGTGTCGAGCCTTCGGCTAGGGCATTGTCCGATATGGCCAATGGGGTTATCGCCTTGGCTGAGGGAGCTACGGTAGAGGATCTTAATGAGGAGGTGGCTCATTTCTTGATCGATACTTACCGTAACCAACAGGAGATTGACGAGGTTCTGGACTCTGTTGTCGGCACGCCATTATGGAATCAATTCGCCGGTCGTTACTATGAGGTGTATGGGAAGGAATACCAAGGGGAGGAACTGGATCGGATGGTGAAGCGGGAGATCCTAGGTAAGACGTTGGCCCAGCGGTTCGTACCGGGCATGGAACAGGCGGTGGAGGATCTGGCCTCGTCCGAGGACGCCCAGCTCTCCTTGTTTGGCAGGATAATCCGGGCTATAAGGAATTTCTTCTCTACCCAAAGATCAGATTTGAATAAGGTTCTTGATAGGATAAAGGAGTCGGCGTTAGCTGATGATCCAAGCGCATTTGACGTGCTTCTGTTAAAGGATAGCGACCATCTCATGTACTCATTATCGGATGTTGATGTGGCTAATAAGTTGATCAAGAACGGTAGGTCATTGGAAAGACTATATACCAGATTGCAGAGGATGAGGTCAAGCCAAAGCCAGAGGATCGGTGAGAGTATCTCCCTTCTACGTGATATAGGCGAGAAGGTAAGACAAGTCGGGGGTGAGCTAAATAAGAATAACAACCTATTATCCACCAAGAGCGTCATAGCGACCGCCAAGGCTGAGGTGGAGTATTTGGTCACTATCGCCAGTAGCCTACGTAAGAGCGGAAAAGGATTGGATTATGAGACGATACAGGTTATCGATAACGTATATGGGGAGATAGTTCCTCTGATCAGGAACCTTCGTGGATTCGTCAATAATCAGGCGGCTGATTATTATGGCAGCAATAAGGTTGGTATGGTAGAGGATATGGATGATATATTACGTATGGCTGAGACATCCATGTCTGATATAAATGCTCTTCGAAGTGATCGTAATGAGGACTGGCTGGATGGACAGCTCAGGATGTTTAATATCCAGGAAAGATATTGGAATGGGATAAAGAAGTTGATAAATAACATCCATAAGGATATCAATGTCATGTCCCGGTTCTTTGGTACGCTGGAGCATAGTGGTAACGCTATTTTAGGTATGTTAGGCCAACGTCTAGCCAAGGCCCATAATGAAGCCCATATCGAAGGTATATCTAATATCAATAAGATGACTAGGATGATGAAAGAGCGTGGATGGGGGATAAAGGATAATGAGGATCTTATACAGAAGATAAATGGGAAGAACTCGGATTACCTTGACTCGTCCCGTGATTTCGCCAAATACGATTTACTATACAGGACCGAGCAGGCTAAGGCTATTATCGATATATATGATCTTAAGAATGTCATGGGTAAGACCGAGAAACAACTTATCGATCTTCTTCTATCCGATAGAGGTCTTAAGGTGAAGACCCGTGACGACATAGTAGGATATGACGGGGATAAGCCTATTACGAAGGAGGTATATCATGTATTCAAACCTACCATCCAGAATTTTGATATCTCGAACATGACGTTCGAGGATCAGCAACGATATCTCGACGCGATAAATAGGTGGTTGGATGAGAACCGAGAGAAACCTATGGTGCAGGCTTATTACGATAAGATCGAGAAAGTTAATAAGAAGGTCGAGGAAAGACTGGGTCGTAGGGTATCGCAAGCCACGTCCGATTTCATGACCCGTATCCGCAGGAGCCGGTATGTGGCTATGGATAAGTTCGTGAGGAACGGGAAGGTCGATTGGAAGGCGTTTCAATCCGATCCTATAGCTTGGAGATCTTATCTGGATATTTTACGTGACAGGGCTATAGCCAAGAGCGAGTGGTATTCCGATGGGACACCAAAGGAAGAGGGGTCCGAGGCTCTGATGATGTCCGAGGAGATCAAGGCATGGGACGAGGCGTGGGCCGAGGAGTTCGGGAATACCAACGAGGGTCGTAAGGTTTCCGCCGAGTTCAAGGAGATACTTCGTGGGATAGAGCGGTCCGAGGGCGGCAAGGCTGCGTTTGAGTTCCTGCTAGCTGGCGGTCATCTTGGCTTCTCCAAGGATATGTGGGGATCCGAGGAGGGTGATTATTACGAGAATCTGGTTGATAAGATCACGGAGCAATCTGTATCATCATCAAGGATAGAGAAGGTAGAGGAGGCGATGGCGACAATAAACGAGATCAATGACCAGCTAAGGCCTTTGCTTATCCAGTACCGGGATAGCACGAGATACGGGGAATATGATTTCGATAGGTTACGTGGATCCGCCTCATTAAGAAAGATAAACGAGTTATATGATCGTCTGGCTGAGGCTAAGAGCGTTATTAACGCCGCCGCTTCCGCTGAGGCTATTGAGATGGATATGCCTGATACGGTGGAGAGTGGAGTCACGGATTCTTACCGTAACGCTTTAAGGGATGCCATGGCATACGACAAGGGTATGGATGAGATTAAATTCGCCAAGGAACATATGTCTGCCCGCTCCCGGAGTCAGGTGGATAGGATGGCCGCCAAGTTATCTCGGAAAAACCCGTCATGGACGACCGTGGAGGTATCGTTTTTGAGAAGGAAATACGGTCCTGACTTCAACAATAAGCTGGCTAATGATATAGCTATGGGTAAGGCTAATAGTATACTTATCGAGTACGCCAGAACTCGGCTATATCCTTATATGAGAAAATACTCTCCCAAGGGGTATTCTGGCTTTGTCAGGAAGATAAATAACGGTACGTATAAGGTATCCGAGTTCTTTGATGCCATGGAAAATGGTATATCAAAGGAAGAGAGCGTATCCCGTTTCGGGTTCGATATTAATATGATTGACTTATCGATCAATAACCAGTGGCTAGAAGAGGCCGATGCCGAGAGTTCTTTCCGTAATCCTAATTATAATCCCGATCTGGGTTATGGATATCATACGCCTAGGTTCGATAAGTACAAAAACGAGGCTTTTTTCAAGAAATACGGTATTACCAACGAAGGGGAGGAAGCTACGATCAATAAGGATAAGTGGGAGATGAGGAAGGAGCTTCTTAACATAAGCCATAAGGCTATGGAGGATTATGATGAGCGATTCCGGAACATCTACCAAATACCACAGATATCCAAGGGCGGCGTGGAGAGGATGGTGCAGGCCGGGGTTGACCCGAAGGCGGCCATCGGCAACGCCGTACGTGATATCGTTGGCGAGAGGGTGGATGACCCTATACATGGTCAGGGGAAAGACCTAGGAGGGATTGATGAGAACGATAACAAATATCGTATGATCCCCAAATACTATCTTAATAAATTGGAGAACGCCGATGACGTGTCCCATGACTTCGCCTACTCCTATTCCATGTTATCCTTACAAGCGACCTCTTACAAGTATAAGAGGGCGGCCTTGGATGATGTCATGGGATACAGGAACATGATGCTGGAGACGCAATACGACGGCGGTAAGAACCCAGAGGCCACTCACGCCTATAGAATGTTTCAGGACTGGGTTAACGCCAGTATCTATGATGTTAGGATAAATAATAAGCGGGCAGAATGGAATATAGGTAATTATAAGGTCGATCTTAATAAGCTGGCTCTTATGTTTACCAAATTCGTATCCAAATCCAACTTAGGCTTCTCCCCATTCGTCGCGGCTACCGGCGCCCTTACCGGGCAGGCCAACTTCCTTTTGGAGGGTATGGTAGGGCAGTATATAAGCAAGGACTCCATGAAATACGCCTATGGGGAAGCCCAGAAGCAGTTAAGTACGTACGTGTCGGAGATCGGGGATATAAACCGCACCAACAAGCTATATGTCGTTGGAGAGGTTCTAGGCGTGTTCAATGTCCGTAACCGTGTACGATCGGCAGCGTATAACAAAATCTGGAGAACCTTATTCCGGGACCTGCCGTTTAAGATGATGGAGGTTCTTAACTCCCCGTTGGATCCGCAGGTCATTATCTCGGTCATGGATGATACCCGCCTATACGAGGGTCAGTTCTGGTCATACTCCAATTTCAAGGAGATGATGATGAAAGACAGAAATATGTCCGCTAACGAGGCTAAACGCGATTGGGAGCGTTTAAGGGATTATTCTATGTGGAACATGGTAGATGTCAAGGACGGAAAGATCGTGGCTAAGAACGAGGCTAACAAGGATATTATAGACCGATATATACCCACCTTGTCCAGTAGGGTAAGGAGTATGGTGCAGATCTGTGACGGCGCCTTGAACGAGCAGAACCGGGTGGGGGCTAGCCGGAACGCTATCCTTAATATGGTGCTGCCTCACCGTGGATGGTTTATATTGGCCGTACAGCGGGCGTATAAGAAAGCCGGTTTCAATTTCCAAACCAACCAGTTTGAGGAAGGATATATGAGAACGTTATGGAAACTGGCCGGTAATGTCTATGGATCGATGTCCGAGGGCAGGATGGGAGAGGCATATGACGTGCTTAAGGAAGAGTATGATAAGCTTACCCCCTACGAGCAGATCAATATCAAGAGATCGATTATCAACATGGCGGTATTCGCTACGATGATGGCCATAGGACGGGCTTTGATGGGATATAGGGAGGATAATGAGGATAGCTGGTTCGGGCAGTTCATTACCTATATAGGGTTCAGGACGATCAATGAGATCGCTTCCCAGACATCCCCGTTCATGGAGCTTAACGCCATAGACATGCTACAGGATCCGTTGGTCACCGCCCGGAAGTTAGGCGACCTCACCGATCCTCGAAACTGGGATCCGTTCGCTACCGTCCAGACCGGCGTATATAAGGGCGAGAGCAAACTATGGAGGCAGCTCATGAAGTTCTCGTTTGGTAAGCAATGGTATAATATCAAGACGGCTAGGGATATTAAGCAGATATTCGACTACTGGTTGATGACCAACGGCATGACGATGGGATTCTTCTTAGGAGGCAGGGATAAGGATGAGTCCGGGGAGGACGCTAATTGGTATTTTGACAGGGGAAGATAACTGATATAGTATGACAAAAAAATAGCCAGTCAATTGTTTAAGACAATTTGATTGGCTATATTTGCATCATGAAACAATGAATGACGGGATCTCACTTCAAGGTCATTCAATGTGTAAGATATTTTTGGCTCATTAGGATTTGTCGAGGTGAGATCCGGCATTTCCTTTTGGGCCTATTTTTATATTATGTGTAATATTGTTTTAAATGACGATTTGTCTATTAGATCGTATTTTGAGAAGGTTCTTGAGTTAGTTGAATCCGGAGAAGATTTTCCAGTTAATTTAGATGATGTTTGGCCTTTGATATACTCTGATAAAGGTAAGGCCGTTAGGGTTCTTACTGGTGATAATGGTTTTATCAAAAATATTGACTATAAGGTTTTTACCCAAAATGGCAAAAACCCGGTTGGCGGTAGACCTACGATCGTGTATATGATCTCCGTATCTTGCATGGAATATTTAATAGCGAGAAAAGAAAGAAGGGTATTTGATGTATATAGGAGTGTATTTCATGGCGCGGTAAACGCTTTGAATAAGGTGGAAAAATCCGTGGAGAAGAATCTTCCGCATAATTATATAGAAGCGTTAGAGGCGTTGTTGGCGTCCGAAAAAGAGAAGCAGGCGTTAGCTGAGGCCAAGAAAGTGATAGAGGAGGAGAAGAAGGTCGTTCAAGCTGAATTAAATACAGCTATAGATACTATAAAGGAGAATGAACCGGTAATTGATATGTTTAAAAGGTCTATTCCAAGAGAGGGTGTCCTTATCCGTGAATCATCAAAGTATTTTGAGCAATTTGGCTATTATATCGGGATTAAGAACATGTATCCGTTATTACAGGAATTAAAATATGTTTTTAGGAATGAGAGAGGTAGGATAGAAGCATATCAGTCCGCTCGTAATTATGGATTAGTTACATATGGGTCTGATCCCGGTGATGAATACTGGGAGGCTAAAGCCATGACCGTCATGATAACATTGAAAGGATTTGTTAAGCTAGAGGAGTTATCAAGGAAGAAAAGAGATGTTTTTAAGAGATATGGACATTTCTATGATAATGTATGAGTATTGTAAGGATAGAGGCTTATAACCTCTATCCTTATTTATATACTACTCGTCCCATTGCTCCTAATAGCTCTTTATCATCCTGCTCCTTTACCTCTACATAATAATATCCCTTGAAACAAAATTTCTTTTGATCGGGATCTGATAAGAACTTTTTATATTCCTCGAATCCTTCATCTGAAAGATGATAAGCCTTTCTTTTTTGTTGAAGTAATTCATTTGATTCTAATATCTGTTTCTTAGTAGCCATAATAACATCATTTTTTATTTTACGGTTCTTAGACGATGAGGTATTCTGCCTAATGATATTTCATCCCCATATTATTGATTTGTTTAATTTACGAGCCTCTGATAAGGCTCGTGTTAGTATATCCTTTTTCCTTATAATCTCCTTATATCTTTTGATATTCATTTTTATTGTCTTCATAATAAGTTCTTTTGTCTTAATAGCACCAGCATCTTATCCCAATCCACATATCCTTTATCCGTAAGTGGAGTGCCGATATTCCTATCATCTATATAATAATCACAATACACTTTTGGTGATGATGATACTGGCTCAGGATTGTAGTTTACCGAATACAGATTGATATGATTGTATCTAAACCAGTCTACGGCATCCTGTAGATATTTACCATCTCTTACCGTATATAATATCAGAAGATTCTTATCAGCCAATTCTCTCAATACTTTAGCGGCTCCGATATTGTCTCCTATATAAGGGAATGAGTCTACTACGCACGTCCCATCAAAATCTATCCCTATTATTTTCTTCATATTATATATCTTGTAATAAATACTCTTCTATTTTCTTAGCCATATCAATAAGCATCTCACATCTAAGGTTATTAAACTCCTTACAAAACCTCATGTCTTCCTCATGCTTTTCCTCAGGCGATCTGTTATCAATTACGCTGTAGCATGGTGACGAATACACGGGGATAGGTCTCATGGCCTCTATAGCCAATTTAATAGCCTTTTCACTGATCTCGCTCATATAATCCTCTTTTTGCACCCATATAATACCACTGTTAAAGCAATTTGGGTTTTCTAACTGGCAATTTCCATTGTCATAAAAACAACATCCTGTACAACATTCTTTCTCTATCTCTGAGACAGCCATGAATCTCTTCTCTTCATATATCATGGTATCTCCTTTTTTTATCTTATTCCTCTTTGTATTCATCTTATCAAACTTTTATATTCTACTTTCTTTAACTGCTCTTCGGTAGCTTTCTTCTTCGGGAACTTCCCGTGCCATTTTCCGGGCACCACGACATCACGGCCGTCGGGGCTGGTAGCCAGCCTCCCGCATTCACTGCACAGCCCCATGCCCTTGTACGGCTGTAGTTCCTTGGCATACTCGAATTTGTCCACCATATACTCGTTTGTCAACATCCAGTAACTAGACGTGGCGGTATTGTCTACACAACCGCATTTAGCGCATACAAACAGGCTCATAGCAAGTTCTTTTTTGCCTCATTAAACAACCGTTCTACCAGATTCTCAAATTCATCATCAGGCTCTATTATATTTCTTATCTTTATCTGTATGTTTTTATGTTTTGCCAAAGAATAATAATTGTCCTCTACATTATAATGAGTCAGAAGGCCATCTACGTAAATAGTGGCATTTGGATCCAGCTCATTTTTGTAATAATCTTCTATGGTATTTATAGGAATATAACGTAGATTATCTATTCTCATTATAGAAAATTCATCGAATTTGACGTATTTCCCAACAACCCATTTATAGTTCTCTTTTAGATTAGCCTGCATCTTGCTTCTTTCTTCCTTCAACTTATTTTCCAGTTCTTCAATCTTATTCATATTCTATCTGTTTTAATGTTATTGTTATTAAATCTGTTTATCATCTCATTAAAGAATTGACGGTCTATCTCCATAAGCAGGCAGTCCCTTCCCTCCTCGTAAGCCACTATACCTGTCGTTCCGCTTCCTGCTACCGGATCCATTACCGTATCCCCCGGATTCGTATATGTCCGTATCAGGTGTCTTAATAACTCCACCGGCTTCTGGTTGGGATGGATGGCCGATTTCTGCTTGTCTGTCTTGAACGTCATGACCGATAGCGGATATCTCTCCGTGCTATCGTATGTAGTTAGACCAGCTTTGCCATATAGCTCCGTTTCCTTGCATCTTACTTTGCTGGAGGCTTTGGATACTTTCCTTGCGTGACCATAAGTCTTTTGAGGGTTATATGTATGTTTACCAAGCGGCATAGGCGAGAAGATAAGTATCAGCTCATGGTTTCTTAACGGAGCTTTCTTGGCGTTAAGGAAACCAGTAGGGGTAGTCTTATGCCAAACAAGATCGTACCGGTACCATCCCGCTGGGGCGACCCTCATGATCTCGACCGCCGCCGTGAGGGAGCAGGTGACGGCTACCACCCCGTCCGGACACAGCATCTTTTGGATTACCTCCCACATCGACTTATAGTCAAATCCCTCCTTATCGTATCTTGCTTGGGTTATCTTATAAGGAGGGTCGGCAAAAACAAATCTTACCTTCCCTACCATATCCTTGAATACGGACATCGCCATACCCATATCCCCGTTAAACGCCCTTACTTTCCCGTTCATCATCAACCCTCTCCACTTTAATTGTTCCCATATCACCTGAAGGTAACGTAATATCGCTATACACGTTATTCCAGTTCTCGTCAATGGCCAACTGATGCAGTATCGATCTATATATCTGGTAGGTATTTCCGATAAGTCTCTTTCTATTGATCATATCTTTACTACCTCCATCATACCCTATATGTTCATAGTCTTCGAGATCCGGGAACAACCTTCTTCTTATCGCTCGTGAGTTATTGACTATAAAGCTTCTTATCCCCAGCGTTTCCGTTCTATCCATATCATTTATCAAAGTTTCCGTGGTATGCTGAAGATCCATGTCTCCGGCTGCGTATCTGCTTATGTCCTCCACGCACCGGGATATCAGCATCAGTTGTTCCCTTGTCAATGTTATTTTATAAAGTTGTTTGTTGTTCATATCCTTCTATTTTATTTATCATCTCGAATATTTTCACCGCTATCAACGGCACTATGGCATTACCATAAGCCTTTATTGATTCTTTTCTCCATTTCCCGTAAGGAATGGTAAGGTTGTCCACATTAAAGGGTAGCCCATCATTTCCTCTACAAATAGGGGACTGAGTTGGAAAACTCTTCCATTGAGTCGATCCCCGTCCATCCCAATCACGGCAGGCATATTTCTTAAAGAGTCTGTTCTCGGTGCTCCGTTGCTTTTTGTCATCTTCCTTATCGTACAAGAACCTGTGTGATCTGAGGCCACTGGTGTCGGTAATAAGTCTCCGTATTTTATCCCTTGTTTGGGAAGTGAACTCAAATCCATGAATCTTGTCTTCCCGTCCTTGTCGCAAACCTTCAACCCTTGCGTCTGAACAGTCGGAAGCAATGAACCATATCCTATACCGTTTATGTGGCGCTCCGACACCGCAAGCTGGAACAATGATCAGTTGGACGGAATATCCTTCACGTTCAAGATCGTCGCAGATGGTATTGATGATATATTCTTGCTCAAGTATCGTTTCCTTGTAATTTTCTTCATCTTGATCACTTTTCGTTTCCACGTCAGTTTCACTACCGGGTTGAACCATATTGGTGATTCCAGCAACATTCTCGCCAATAATCCAGAGCGGTCTTGTCTCTCGTATGACTCTAAGCATTTCCGGCCAGAGATAACGGTTATCATCCGCTCCCTTTCGTTGTCCAGCGACGCTAAATGGTTGACAAGGGAAACCTCCGGTGAGCACGTCGATTTTCCCTTTCCATGAAGTGAAATCAGTTCTTTTAATATCTTCATATAATACTGTTTTTGGAAAATAATATTTTAATACACTTTGACAGAATGGATCTATCTCGCATTGAAAGACATTGTTCCATCCTACCTCTCTAGCGGCTAAATCAAAGCCTCCTATACCTGAGAAAAGACTAGCGTGATTCATTCCATCTTATTTGATATTAATTTTTCTTTTATATGTTTAGATATATCAATTATCTCATCTTTTATATTGCAGTCATCTTTTAATAATGAACCAAATATACATGATATGGCGCCCTTTAGGCCTAGCGCTATCCCTATCTCCAATATTTTTTTATCGGTATTAGAGATTTCTACAGGTTCATATAATATTGATGATATGTTGTTAACGACGTATATTATATCATCTTCATTCATTGATGTAGATTTATCGACAATAGCTATAAAATCTTTTATAATCATAATATAAGCTATTTTTATTTCTTTTATCGTATCATCGCTTAGATGTCTATCTCTTATATGCCTTTCAACATACTTGTTTGCTAGATTCTCTATTTTGTTTGATTTGTCCATTTGTACTATCAATTATTTAGTTAATAATAGATCATAGTCCTCTTCATCTATACTCCCATTATTGTTGACATATATAATGAAATCATTTAAAAGCACGGACTTATCCTTGGATAAGGCTTTTATAATAAGCTCTCCATCATCTTTCAACATCACATGCACAGTATCCCAGATAACATATTTTTGACATTCTTTCTCAATCTTCTTGATTGTTTTAAGTATTATCTTATACGTCTCCTCATATCTTTTTACTATTCCGCACAGTTCAGTCGTATTATATTTACGTATAGCCGTGAATATATATTCCTTTTTACAATCCCAGCATTTTATCAGTTTTTCTGATCCGCACGCCTTATTCTTGTAGAAGAAACAGCCCTTACATGGCTCATTATGGTCGTAACTTAATACTACAAGCAGCTCCATGCCATTCTTGTATATCACGTCTCCTTGTTTCATCTTGTCTATTTTATTAATCTCATTATCAATATAGCAAAGTTGGATATTATCCATACTATAGATATCCAGAATGTTATACTCAACATAAGACCTATGTTCTTAGGTATAGGATCTACTCTCCTGAATGTAAGGATCATGAATACAAATGTCTTGAAGTTCATAATTTACGATATTTTTCTATATAGTTAACTATTAGATCCTTGACACCTTTAGGGACATTAATTAGCTTAAGGTTACCTTGGAATATATCCTTACCGTACTCGTCCATGATCACCCCGAATGAAGGATTCATGATTCTTGTCGATATACATATCGGTTGGTCGGTATCGAATCTGATAACGGCTACCTTCTTCTCGTTTATCGCCTTCTTTAGGGCTATATAAAGCTTATGACCTTTAACAATGTCACAATTACCTTTCATGATCTTAGACATATATATGATATGCTCTTTCTTCACATTGCTGAGATTGTCCATCAGTTTAAGATCTCCACCAACAGATTTCCATTTTTTGAAGCAAGATATGCATAGACAATAACTGGACTTGGCGTTCCTCGGCATCATCCTGCTGCTACCAGCGGGAACCGTATCGCCACAGCAGACGCACGTCCGGTCTTTGTTGGTGCGTACTGGGCCATAGCTGTTTATTGGGTATTCTTTTTCTTTAAGCATCTTTTTCTGTTTTCAAAATTATCATCACCATATTCATAATTAGGACAAGCCTTATTGCTTGGGCGTCTCGTATAAGTCTTTTGCTCCCTATCATATTTCCTGTTAGGGTTTATATAATGGTCGCACACTTGCCAAATGGAGCAGCATGCTTTCCCGTATCTTTTCGCCCATTCCCGATCATGTAGATGTACACAAGTGGCGCAAGTTGGGTTCTTGAGCTTATCCTTATTCTCATCTATGATCTTATTTACCCGATCAAGAATAACATGCATTTTTTCAATATTTATGACGTTAAATGCGTCTGGGCATGGAAGATATGTCATTGAGCTTATATCTATGTCCATTTCCTTGGATTTATTGTAAGCTGATTTGTATTTCCTTCTCATCAAATCCTTTAATTGATTTACTTTTCTCTCATAAGTCCCCATATTTCACTCAGTTTTCCATCCTTGTTTTTTCAATAGATCCACCATCATCTCCTTTATCTTAGGGCTAATTGCTTCGGTAAGTATATCAGCGGCCAAGTTAATAGAGAAGCTTGTCATTCTAGATTCTCCTATATACTTCTCGCTGGTAACTTCTTTCACATAGTCGTGAATATCCTTGATCATTTCATTTTGAGATCTTAGGAGATCCAGTATCTTATCGAGTTTATCATTCATCTTTTTTCTCGAATATACCTGACAATAACCAGAAGACCACTATCAAAAAGAAAAATAGCCCAAGAGCCTCATCCGGATAATCATGCATCGCTTCTAAGATACTTCTCATAACTTAACATCCATTTTACCGATTATACGATAGAAAATATCCCTAGTCAGCTCAATATCGTAAGTAGCGTCATGAAGCTTATTCTCGTCGATCTCAATACCCATAGTTCTGGCTACGGTCATCAACTTAAAGTTCTCCATATCGTTTCTTACGCCCATCAGGAACGGTGTCACCATAACATATACATCCATACAGTTAGGATAGAACCATGATCCGAAATACTTATCCCCACATTGCTGGAATAAAGCCCGTAGGAAGCTGTTATCGAATCCAGCGTTGTTATACCCCACCAAATACATTTTATCCCTCTTATCGAACTTATTCACGTATTTGGATAATATACCAACTAACTGCCTGTACCCTTCTTCCATAGGCTGATACGACTGCACTTGCTCCAAGGTAACACCAGCCACATCCAGCGCCTCTTGCTCTATCGTGGCGGCAGGGTTCGGGGCTAGGCGGATGTCGAACCTCTCAGTCTCCTGCCCGTCGATATCCACGATTCCTCCTATTTGGTGTATTCCGTTTCTCCAGAACTTAACCCCGGTTGTCTCTAAATCAAAAAATAGTAATTTGCTCATGTCTATTTATTTTGTTAATTTATCATTATCTAAGAACTAGTCGTGAAATGCTTTTATAATATATACTCCCATCAACTCTTTTACCTTCAAAGAAGTATATCCAATATTCTAATGAAGAACATCCAAAAGCAAGACATAGATTATTTATCGCATATCTAAAGTATTTCTTGCCTGAACGAAATAAGATTTGAAATTCTTTATTATTTAAATGGAGTCTTTTTTTGGTTTTTCTTTTATTCATGTTTATAGTTTTATTTTAAATGTTCCTTAATCTTATCCAATGCCTTATAAGACAGATAGCTGTCTATAGTATTATCGCTATCTATTTCCAGCAACTCATTAAACAAGTCTTTAGCCATTACTTTCCACTGCTCTCCCCAATCACGGAGTTTCTCGACCTTTGACCGTATGTCTTCGAAATAAGAATCTACATCTGATTTAATTGATTTTGAATAGTATTTAGCATCATCCTCATCCCCATCCATAATATAATCACATTGTGTTTCGATATCTTTTATATAACTGTCTATATCACTACACATATAATCAACAGGTCTACGTATATTGAATATAGCTTCTGACGTAAGGCCGGTTATATTTTGTATGTCTTTTAAATTATCCATGATTTAATCAATTAAATATAACCCATCCACTTATAACTCCCATCGCAAAAATAAACAAAACTATAAATGTGAACAGTACCCAATCTTTTGCGCTTAGCTCATTATTATCTCTCTTTATTTTCTCAAGATAATCATATATAGCTGTATAAACAGCATGGTGAATATTCTCGTCTCTAGCCCTTACGATATTATCATATTCATTATATCCTAGATTATGGGTAGCGCTTTCGATCCTCATATTCCCCGTAACCTTTTTGTTTACATCGAAATCGAAGCTAAATACCATATCGGTGGTTAGAGCGCTGGCGATTTTGCTTTTTATCTCATCATTACTGAGATTAGCATCGTGCACTAATCGCTCATAGTCTTTATCGTCAAGAATTATCTGTTTTTTAATGTTCATATCCCTAATATTTCTGCTACATAAACAAATCCATAACATATATAATTATCAGCGTCATGCTCACCCCAATTCACATGCCATACGACGGCGCACGGGAAATATAATGGCATATCCTCAGCCATAGGATCCTCTTTTAAGTCATCAATGTTTATCTTCTCCCTCCACCTCCACAGGTCTTGGATATTGTTCAAAATTAATTTCTCCATAACTATGACGGATGTTAGATGTTAGTAATTCAATAGCTAAGCTGATCATAGCTCCCGCTTCAGTAAGTTGATTCATTTGGGCGTACATTCTATGCTCTGCACTACGATAAGCCTCTCTACTACTTATGGTGTCTAGTAAATCATCTATAGCGTTTCTAAGAAGATCGGTCATCCCATGCCCTCCTATGCCCTTGAAATAATAAATATCACGACCAGCGTAAAACATGTCCTGATATCTTTTAGCTACATACTCTATCCCGGATAGATGGTATTTCTCGTTGTCTATCTCCACCTCTCCTTCTTCTATAGCTCTCAACAACTTCCAATCTATCTTTACATCAGCTTGACGATTTTTTACCTTTACATAGGCATATCCGCCATAATGAGAACCCAGTGTCCTCATTGTAAGTTCATTGACTTTTTGTTTGTCTCCATCCATAATAATCTGGTTTTTAATGTTGATACAAAAGTAAGATTTAAACAAAAATAAAAGTATGAATAATATAAAAATAATATTAATCATGCTTAAATATAAATATATCTCTTCTAGTTCTCACGGATATACGTATTCGTACTCATCTGGAGGAGATGTCTTATATTCAACATCGCACTCCATATTGGTGTAATAGTTATCCCCTTTTCTGTATACTAACGCTACCCAACAGTCATATTTTTTGCTGTATCCTATAAGAGGAACATTAGCCATAGGCGGATTATCCTCCGTTTTGTACCTTATTCTTGCTGTTTGTTTTATACTCATATAATCCATTTTTTAATAATGTTATCATCAGTGAAAATAACGTATCTATAAGATGTTTCTCCTTTCCCCAATATATAGGAATATCATCTATATCCCTATATAATGCAAACCATGCGTTTTCTAGCTTATAACATTCGAATGTAGAACCCTCTATCTCATATGGGAATAAATTCAGTAACGTCCCTACATCCCAAACAGGATTGGATACATCAGGGGTAACGGCCTCTATCAGCCCTATACGACCAGCGTTATCCTCCATAGAATGTAATTGATCCAGATACTTGTCTCTGAAGCCGCTGGCGGTAGAGATAGGGAGGCCGGCCTCGACCAGCACTCTTCCCTGTTCTTTTGTGGTAAAAATCCGTTCCTTCATAATTTCATTTTCCTTTCTACTGTAACTATCGTATCATTATGCCATCCCCCATGAGCCACAAGAAGAATCTCCTGCTGCTCGAAGCCAAGCCCGGTCCCTATACCGCCGGAGTTCCACGCGCAGGTAATGACCACCCCTCCTTTCTTGGTGATCCTAGCTATCTCCTTCTTCTGCTTAGCCCAATAACTAGATTGTGTTGTTTGCATATCAACAGCACCTCCAAGTCTTTTATACGACTCGGATACCTGTCTCGTGGAATATGGTGGATCATATAGTACCATATCAGCTATATTATCCTTAAGACCACACAGGAAGTCCGTGGCGTCCTTATGATACATAGCCTTAGTCTCAGGGTCAAGATCGTTGGTGATCGTCCCTATATCGCTGTTTCTGGCGAATGGATCCACTATAACCATCCCCTCTTCTCGATATTTATCTATAAGTTCCCTTATCGGTTTTATGCTGAATGTCTCGCTGTTCGGCATTGACCATTTCTTGTTTATAATCATCTCTTAACTCTGTTTTAAATTTAAGCTTCATAGTACTTCTAGGTACAGGATCGCATATGTCATCCCACCAATTCTTGTGCCCTTTCGGTGGATGTATATCCTTTTTCCATAAAGATCCCTTAACTGTCTTGATTCTTCCGTATGGTCTCATTTTGCTCGTGTTTACCTTCACATGTCACATTATATCCGTTTCTAATGACCCGAACATAAGCTCATCAGTAATTTTGCGAAATTCCTTTACAATATCATTTATCTGCTTACGTTCGATGCTTCTTAGCAAATGGGCTATCACATCCACTGTCCATCCGTTACCCGCTAAAGACATGGCCGTATTTGGGGCTATCCCGTCAAGGTAATCATCCGGCAATGTCTGTAGCCTACACATCTCCACCGGGGTCAGGTATCTGAATTTGTCTTTCATGTCAAAGGCGTTAGGATATCTTCCGGGAGGTAGTGATGAGATCACGTTATCTTTCATGGCTGTTGTCAGGCAATTACTTTTCTTGATGGGAGTGGTATTCTTATCCTTTCTTATCTCCAGACATTGCGTTATTTTTATGTCCTTGTCACAATCCTTTCGATACCCGTCCTCTCCTATCCTTCTACCGACAATGGTCCCTATATATCTCCCTCTTATGGCTCCCGGATTCCAACCCTTGTCATGCTCTAGAATATCATCCAATGATATATGCTTGTCTTTCGGCATTTCTACCGGCCAATTGCACCAATAAAGGCGATGCCGGGTCTGTGCCGAGACCAAGGCTCTATCGATCTCCACCGGCTCCACGCCAAGCTCCTCGGTAATCACCCAGCGGTGCTCATCCCGCATCCGGACGTTCTCACCCAAGAACAGGACCTTACCTTTGGTCTCCTTCCTTAAATGCTTTACGATGTCCGAGAAGCAAAAGAAAAGCCTTCCACGAGCGTCCATGAATCCTTTACCCTTACCTGAGCTAGAGAAGCTCTGGCAACAGAACCCTCCCATGACCAGATCTATGTCTTTCCATGGAATATTCCACGTTCTCCAGTTATTGACATCTCCTAACCGGATAATATTAGGAAAATGTTTTTGACTTACCTTTATACATGTCTTGTCTATCTCCGAGGCGTAGTAAGTCTCTATAGGTATACCGGCTCTTTGTAATGCTAGATATCCACATGATATCCCATCAAATAATGATAATACTTTCATATTGTTCATTTATTCTCAGACCTAAAAATATCCTTTGCGATCATATCAAGGGATATTTTATGTATCTTAGGTAAGACCTTAACCAATTTTATACCAAAATTTTCTCCCCTCTTAACAAAAGTCCATTTCCCGTATATGATCCCATGCATCATATTTTGTATTATCTCCTTGCTATCTGTCAAGAACACTTGATAATAGATGCTGTTGACATAATTGAAATCCTTTCCATGATCATTTGCCGGTCTTAATATCATTACAGCCGAAGAGCATCCACGAACGAATCCGTGTATCTCAAGACATTCATCAAACTCATAATTATCGCGTTCCTCATCATGAACATCCTTAACCCATTTACATGGTCTCCCGTCTTTAAACGGGATCTTTAACTATTTCTTTGCCATCTTTTAAATTATATTATAATGTTACGATTCTAGTGTAAAATGGTGTTAATCACCTAATGTTATTACCTGCTCATAGGTGAGCGTACCTTTGTAACCTCTAGCTTTTAGTTCCTCGATAAGTTCTCTAGGTTTGAATTTGGCTAGATCTGGATTGGTAAACACTTTCGTTAATTTACCCCTCCCTCCCTTTGCATTGGCTTTTTTGGACGATTTGTAGGCATTTACACAATCCTTACAGTAGTATCCAAACCCATCCTTTTGTGATTTGTTCTTATAAAATTTATCCACTGGTAATTCTTTACCACATTTCTTGCATATTTTAGTCTCCATGTCTTATTTGTTAAAAGAGTAATATAGATATAAATACATAAATTGAATAGGGCTATTCACCATGCCCTTATCAGTAGGATCATCGTATTTGTCAAGCCAAAAACGAAGCGCCTCCCAATCGATATCCTTACGGTCACATACCATGCAGGCTAGGTTAGCCCCGAACAGTTCCCCGTCGCCGCCCAGCGACTTGTTAAACCTCTTGGCTAGTCTTTCCTTGAATCCCTTATCATACCATATCCCGGAAGTAGCGGCATAACAATAATAAGCGTTGTATTTCATTTTCACGCCCATCTTCTCAAACAATGGTGTATGCCATATCCGATCTAAAAAGAATACTATTCCACGATATATGAAGGTTCGGAGATTCTTCCTGTATTCTTTCCCCAAGAAATTATCCACACAAGATATAGTCCCGCCTGAATAATACCAATTATTGGCGCCTCTCTTAACCTTATCCGTCATCTTGAATTTATTCTTTCTGTCTTCCACCCTATCCCAAGGTTTCAGCTTATCCTCATTAAATGTCGGGCAATAATGATAGTAATGATTAATCCACGAGAGGTAGGGGTTGTATATCGTGTATCCATTATCGCTGACATATGAGTTCATATCATACCCAAGCTCCTTGGCTAGAATAGATCCCTCATCAGCTAATACCTTCAATATCGGGTTCAAGTTCCATATCTGATCTTGACTGACGAACATCGAGTAACATGGATCCTCATCCTCCCCATACCATCCTCCCATCCCGCTCACTATTTTATCCAAATCAAGTGAATAATCTTTCCCGGGTAAAAAATCATCTCTAAGAAAAAAACCTCTATATGGGATCATATCATGTATGCCGGGTTGGTCGTCAAATATGAACTTAGCATTCTCGGTCAATCTAATCAATGTTTGCAAGACAGAGGATATATCTATGGGTGCATATTCACACCCATAGACCTTATTATTTATCCAAAGATATTGAAGAAGCTCGGCTATATTAATAGTCCCGTCCTCCACATATCCTGTCTTGTTATCGAAGTTTATTTTGGCTAGAGGTATATTACTTCCTTGTGGTTGATCACTTTTTTCATTACAACAATGCACGAACCTGTCAAAGAATATATCTTTCCAACCAAAATATTTATCCCTTATCGTCATAAGCCTATTTCTTGTTGTATAACGACATGACGTTAATAAGATCAGCTTTTCTGGCCATCCCCTCAAGTTTATTAAAGCCATCCATGTTATCTCCGCTGACGATGATAGTAGGATATACCTCTATACCGTACTTGGATATTTCCTCCTCCGTGGCTTTGTTCTCCGGGATCTGGTTTAATGTGACCTCACCCTCATACTCCTGTAATGTGTTGGCGATAATATACCGCATGTAGTCGCTGTACTCAGCGTCTTTCTTCGTGAAAAAATCAATTCTTACCATCTCAAATAGTTGTTAATCTGTTAATAATCAAATCAGCGGTAAATATAGCATTATCTACCTCATCTATACTCATCTTTCTCCCATCGAAATCGTTAGATAATAAATCCTTAACAATCTGATATCTACGCTGCTCCCAATTTACGTTTACATCAAAATTCAGATTCTTTACATAATCATAATTTAATTCATTATAACTGTAACTGAGATACTTAACTATCGGGAATAGGCTATCATCAATAGTGCGCTTGATTACATTAACGTATTTACCCGTTCTTTTGTCGATAGCTCTTAATCCCTCATCTACTACTCTTTTTACTCTTTTTCCTGACTCTTCCATTCTATAAGCCCTTTGTTATGTTTATCGTAATATAATAACGCTATGGCGTTCCAGCATACGGCGGATAGATGCATGAATCCCTCCTTATCATATCTCTCCCCTTTCGTATAAGCGACCAAGTGTCTCATGAGTGCACCTAGATAACGATTGAACCCATCAGGTATATCCTGCCATGAGTTATCAGCGTACTTCTTGGCACCTTCCGTATATACCCTCACGATGTCCTCTATCTCAGCCAAAGGAAGGAGATCCCACCGGAGTTTACCGTCGGCACGGTCGTCCTTCCCGCTACCGTCTTTCCCTACGGCAGTCTTACGTGCCTTGGCTACCTCCTCTTGGTGGGCTTTAATGATGGATGCACTATTAATATTATTGAAACGGGAAAGATCGTAAGCGTTTACATTGTCTACCTTTTCCTCATCAATAAGTTTTAACTTAATAGCTCTACCTAATGATACGACCATCTCCTCATCAACCCAAATAATCTCATCTACTTCATCCGACCATAGTCTGATTCTCATTCTTCCACTTTTATCAGCAGTCTCAACTACCTCAAACACATCGCCATCATAGACCACCTTTTGATACTTATAAAATTCCTCCTTCATTTTAAACTCCTTTTTGTTTTATTATTATTACTGGATCATCATTAAATGGGGATAATATCCCAATATGCAACAATATATTGCGCTCATCGCCCTCATTTTTATCGGCTTCAATAGCATTGATATTTGATTTGTTACTAGATATAATGTTACTATCTATATTAGGATCATTTTTGATTATAGCCCATCCTTTTATAATAGGTTCATGCCTCATTAATTTAGCGACATCTTCTTCTACCAACCAATATTCCTCAAAAACAGTATCCGGATATTTGGCTTTTATCTCCTCGTAAGTATTATACCATGTCATATTTTCGTAATTTAGATTAATAAAATTCACTAAGATCCCTGCATTCTGGCGTCTCACCTGTCATAGAGTAAAGCTCACCAGATGATAGATGCACGCAATGAACGGTCTTCCCGTCTATATACTCACTTCGCTTCGTGATCCCACAAATAGCGCAGCGTTGGATCCCCGGACCCGCCTTTATCCACGAGTGCCGTACGCTCCTCTTCCTTGTCCTGTTGGTGTCATTAAGCTTTCTCATGATCAATCCTCCAAGACCGTTACAATCTTATCTTTACCGATAACAACCTCATTCCCGCTTCTTACATCAAAGCATCTCTCACCCTCTGCCTCCTTGAAATAAAGAGAGCCATTGTACTCGAACAGACCGAATCCATAATCATCTAGCTTCATCTCTTTAAGTTTCTTGAATTTGTATACGCTTTTCATATTCTCCATATTATATTGCATTACTGGAAATATCATTATGATACTTATGCCTATTACAAGCAATCCTGTGTAAAACTTTTGTGAATCATATTTTTCCCATCCCTCCATCATCATGGCAAAGGAGATTACTATTATTATAATAATAGATATCAACCCTACCATATCATATCCTCCTTTCTTTCAAAAATCCCATCATATCCTCCACGCTAAGCTGGAAGCCGGCAGCCGCCTTATGACCGCCGCCACCGGGGTTGGCCTTGCGTGCCAGCGCCGAGACATCCACCTCCTCCTTGGTGGTATAGAACGAGCATCTGAAGAATCTGCCGTTCCAGCAAAATGGCATCATCAAATCATGTTTTCTAGGATCGTACATAGACTCGAATGTGGTGGAGTTAAACTCCGTAGTATTCATACATATCGCCTTGTATCCAAATATATCTGCCTCGAATGAGAATATCTTCATTTCTCCTCTGTTTTTCTCGATGATATATTCTATTATGGCCTCGCCATTTCTTATCATATCAGAAACAAACTCGCCATTCGCCTTGTTTAGCACCTCCCTGACCATGTCAACGTCAAGCCCGCAATACCCTCTCATCCCATATTGGAATGAAAGAACGTCACTCCATTCGAAGCGATCATGATCCCATACATCATAAGCGCTCAATAATTTTACCACGTCAGGGGTTTCGATATCATCGAAAAGATATTCCCACGTAAGCTCACAAGCCGCCGTTCCGATACGTCTTTTGCCTTTGACATTATATTCCTTCACAGCTTCTATCGCCGTCTTATGGTGGTCTATCCATGTGACATCTATCCCCTTGTCTTCCCATTCGTCGAATAAGAATATCGTTCTATCGCCAAATGACACGTCAACTACAAACACCTTATCATATTTATTCACGTCAGGTATTTCCTTGCCGTAATTGTAAGGAAGAAGATCAATGTCCCCTTTGAAATACTTTTTTACTATAGCCGCTGACATTACTCCGTCAAGATCAGCCTCATGATATATACACCCAATCATAATAATTTTTTTATTTGTTTCAATTCATATTCTATCACATTGATACGACCCATGATAATATCTTTATCATCGTCATTATCATGATCACCATCTTCCTTCTTAGATAAGATATTATCTATTTGGGCTGACGCTAATACCATCATCATGCAATGATTTGATTTAATTTTTTGTGATATATGTACGCCATTTATAGCGATTTGGACACAAATATCTTTTATCTCATCTATACTCATATTCATAATCTATTGTTTTTAATTAAAAAATCTATGTATTCTTTTATCTCCCTGTTTCGATCATTACTCCAGTCAAAGGTCTCGTTTATGAATTTGAAATACGATACTGGAATCGAATGAAACATCCATCCACAATACTTGCCGAATGTCATCACCGTAGATCCAAGGGGATGATCCGGCCTTCCGGGAACAGGGGCGGCGGTTACGCCCTGCGCCAGCCCCCTCCTACGATCTTTCTTGGCGGCTTTGATATCCAGATCTGTTTTCGTTACCTTATCCCCCATCGGGATATTGGTAATTAGTTTATCGCCGATAAACATCCCCCATCCATATCCTTTGTAGTTCTCTATACTAAGTTTCCTTATATCACCGAACCTTGACGAGTTGTTACAACAATCAACGACCAATGCGCTATCCTTACCGTCCTTTATCCTAACCGCCCTGCCAAGCCACTGATAAAACGAAGAGAACGAAAATGTCGGTCTTCCTACTATCACGCAGTCCAGACCCGGATGATCGAATCCCGTACCGAGGGCGGAATAGTTGAACACTACCTTCGTCTTACCCGACTTGAACCTCTCAACTATAGCCTCCCGCTGCTTCTTTGGCGTGCCTCCGTGAACCACCTCCGCCATGCCGGCACATATCTTGGCGTTCATCCATTCGGCGGCAGTATTGCAGCTCTCAACAGAATCCATAAACACCAGTATAGATCTACATACGTCTTTTAATACCATCAATCGACGCAAAATAAGGTTGTTTAAGCCATTTTTTCTCACCGCCTCACTAATAGACTCAGCCGTATATTCGGAGCCGTTAGAATTGAGTTTAAGGGCATCTCCATTGAAATTCCATGTCTCATACTTAAGAGGCGTCCAAAATCCTTGCCTTATCATCTCCTCTACCTGTATCACGTGAATCAGATTCTTGAAATACACCGGTCTCATACGAGTGATGAAATTAAGTTGGGAATATGATGTCTGTCCTATCGACATGTTTTTAAGTCTACATGGCGTGGCTGTAAACCCTATCACCTTTCTCGGCTTCAGCTCATTCATGAATGTCATGAACTCACTGCCATCCTCAGGACTGTATCCGGCATGAGCCTCATCTATCAATACGTTTCTGATTCCCATCTCCTTAAGCTGACCAACAACTTTCTTGATAGATCCTAACGTGGCATATATCATGTTAGATAGCTCTTTCTTGCCACAGGAAGCGGAGTAGATGGTAGCCGGTATGCCATACGACGTTATCTTGTCGTGGTTCTGTTGCAGCAATTCTTTTGATGGTTGTAAAATCAGCGTCTTATCTCCCATCAATCTAGCCGCTTCTGCTATCAGAAGTGACTTACCGCAACCTACAGGACCTATGATCAATACCGGATCATGTCTATCAGAGTTTATGTAATCGGAGATACTTTTAACACACTCCTCTTGATATGGCCTTAATTTATATGTCATCTCTGTAGTTATCAAAAACGTCTTTCACGTACTCTAGTCTTATCGCACATTCCCGGCCATCGTCCATTTTTACCATCAAAGTCTCTTTGGTCTTGCTTATGGCTATCACCTCTCCTATCCCTATCTGGGTATGAACTATATCACCTATCTTTACATCAAATTTACTCATGGTCCAGCCTTTTATTAAATTCCTCTATCTTGCTCCTGTCTGTCTCTTTGGTCATCTTAGCCTCTTCCTTGAATATGTCATACCCTTCTCGGATATTGTCTCCAACCATATTCTCTATCATCTCCCTTAACTCATCGCTTCTTACGGCGAAAGATATCTGAAACGATTTACTTGTACCTTTCATTAGGTAATCAATCTCCTTCTTGCATTCCGTCATCAACCGATCCAGATTATCGAATTTAACGAACTTAGAGTTGCCATTGGCTTTCCTTACCCCATCCTTGAAATCCTCCAATATCCCGTTAAACACATCTGCCATACACATCATGGAATGTAGCCATACCAGCATATTGAATTTATATTCATTATCAGCGTTGTTCATCAAACTCACCAAAGACTCGCTTTTTGTCAACATGATCTTCGATTCCCGGTCTACGATATCCTTTATCTCCTGCCGGCATTTCATGGCACCAACGAAATCCATTTTAGAATAACATTCATTTGATTTCTCTACCAATTTCCTGATATCCTTTCTAGACATCAGAAGATCCAATACCTGTTTTTCTCTTTCGTTTTTATCCATAATCGTTTATTTATTGGCACAAATATAATTAAAGCCTAGATATTTACCTAGGCTTTTTAATAAAGTTAATCTTTTTTATTCTTTCTTTTTGACTCATCCCAATCCGATGAGTACCTGCATGTCCCTTGTTTGTGAATCGAGAAATCGCACCAAAAACACAAGGGCTTGGGGCGGGGTTCAAGGCAGGCCGGCTGGCGTCCCATGAGGTAGCGCTTCTCGTACTTATACCCCTGTTTGGCGTCGTCCCAAACGTGAGCTTGATAGCTATCTATTTTATTTGTCTCGAAATCATACATGTCAAGGAGAATATCGTTAAGTTCCTTGATCGATCTCTCTACTTTCTCCTTATCTACCTTCACGTTCTGATTGTCCAGCATGCGGGTAAAGAAATAGCTGCACATATCCGGCAATACCTTATATTTTCTGAGTATGTAAAAGGCGTATATCGGATGTTGGAGATTATGAAGCAGCTTATCTTCATCGAATAACTTTCTCCCGGACTTCCAGTCTATCGTATACATGGCTATCCTGTCCTTTGTCTTATACTCTCCACGCCAGTCCACCGATCCTATGATATGTACCTTATCGTACGTAACGCCATCCAAAGTAAGAGGCTTGGGCAGCTTATAGGGCAAGACAAAGTCCTCCTCCACGCCTACCGGTCTCGACCCCCGGATCACCTTCTCCATTGGCGTAAGATCAGACCATGCCTTCTTATAATTGCCAGCAGCATCCTTCTCAAACAACCCCACAATCCATCTTATTAGCCTAGCCGCATGTTGCATAGACTCGATCTGGGATTTTACGCTATCAAAAGGAATCTTCTCTATATCCGCATAGTAATTGAAAGCCTTACTCATATCCTCATAAGAAGGTCTACATCCGTTCTTGAAGAAATACTCCATCGTCTGGTGGATAACCGTACCATATGACGTAGCCTCATGCTTCTCCGTGGATCTGTGACCCTCCACGTAAGTCTTATACCACTTATACGGACACTGGACAAACGTGTCTATCTGCGAGTAAGAAGCGGCGAGAACCTTCTCTCCATTTATTATCTTACACAAGAGATGTGTCTCCGGGATAGTCATCATCGAATATATTTAAATCAAGTGATGTTTCGTATAAATCATATGCTATATTTTGAAGGTGATGGAATCCTTTGATATCAATTTTAACAACTGTGTTACCCCATAAACGTGTGATACTTAAAACGTAATCTTTTGTTATTGTCATATCCCCTTTATTGCGGTAATCATGATTATCATAATCGTTAAATCCAATCCAATCCAATATCCTCTCATTCAAGCTTATTGGATAAACATCACATTCGGAAGTATACCACTTTATTGTGCCATTATCAATTCTGCGTTCGAGAATCAAACTCCCTTTGTCCTTATGCATACCGGTAATACATCCTATCCTCCATATATTACCATCCTTATCTTTCACAATATTGCCTATTCTTAACTCCTTAACTGAAATCATATTCTTCCTCCTCTTTATAATCGTCATCGCAATCATCAACAAGAGGGGTCTCTAACCCCTCTTCCCAATCATCATATCCGAAATCCATTATTTACCCTTAACCCAATCATACAACATATCCACAAAAATCCCTACAGTTAGTTCATCGACAGATTTATCGCCAAAGACATCATCCGGTATCCTTATATCCATCTTTTCTTCAATCCCCATCAATACCTCTAATAAATCAAATGGATCCATAGCTAGATCAGATGACAAATTACTTTCTTCTCTTACATCGTCAATTACCTCTATATTATTAATGTAATTGAACTCATGCATTTTCTCGAATATCTCTTTCCTCGCTATCTTCAATATTTCATCTCTTTTCATAATCCTCTAAATAATCATCCAACATATTTATAAGCTCTCCTACCGTCAATTCGTGATAAGGCTTGACGCCAAGTGCCTCATCGGGTATACATTTACCCGTTTTCTTTTCCACTTCCATTATGACTTCTACAAAATCAAGGGAATCCATAGCCATATCCGTATCCAGCTTATCCTCGTTCATTATCTGAGCGGCATGATCAAGACCATTAAATTCACCCATCTTCTCGAATATCGCCTCCTTGACTACTTTTTCAACTTCTTTTCTTTCCATACTAAATCGACATTTTCAATCTTCTACCTAATTCTTTTTTTATATCCGATATCCTTTCGATATCCATCTTAACATCGCCTGTGATAGCGTATTCCTTATCCATTCTCTTTGGGGGATCCGGAAGCCGGCTTATGGCGAACAACCATGCCAGCTCCTTGTTCTTGTTCTCCCTAAGATACAAGTCAGACGTCATGCCATACATTTTTATGATCGTATCGAATAACGTTGATTCCGATAAACTCATATGCACGCTATACACATTTGATGGTTTCCAGATCAAGTTATCCAATCTCATCGTATACTCACGTTTAAGATCTATGTGGGATATTACGGCTCTTACTATAGGTCCTTCCTTGAAGTTGGTATTAGCCACGAACCATACGAGCCTTTTCTCTACCTCCTTAATAGCCCCTGTATCCTTCCCCATATCGTTATATACCCCAACGATACGGTCCCGGATCCCCTCGACCTCCGGTGTCAGACCGGGTGTCTCTATCAGCATCAGCAGCGACCCTCCCCTTGGCGTTATCTTCCACTTCCCATTCTTCTGAAGCTCGATATAACCAGATGCTTTATAGCTATCTATTTTCTCCTTTGGAATGGTGTTAGCCATCTCTTCTTTTTGCCGGATCATCAAAAGATATCCAACATCAGACATCGTTAATCCTGATGTCATCATCTGTTCAAAATTTATATACATATGTAAATAAGTTAAAATATTGACCTAATCTTTCTGGCTACCCTCTCGACTATATCGGGATGATCATTTCCGTTATATATATCTATTAGCGTATCTATTATATGTAACCTTATGTTTTTCTTTGATGAATGAAACCAAAAATCTCCATTTTTTCTGTTTACAGGTTTGAACATCTTCAGTTCTGGTATAAGATAACACGCCACACATGATCTTTCAGCAAGTGATAATTCAACCGCTGCCTTTTCTATTGCTCTGCACATAAATGTATAATTATCATTCTTTATTAGATCGTAAGCTCTTCTCAACACCCTAAGGGCGTCTGCTTTCGATAATCTCTTTCCCTTTTTCATATTGTTTTACTGTATAAGATTCATTAGCCATACTAACTCTACCAACTGATATAGATTGATTTATAGATTGGTTAAGATGCCCTACAACCGACATCTTAGCCCTAACCGTATTGGCGCATCTTAGAAGGATTCGATAATCCTCTAACGCCCTCTCGTATCTTACGTCCACCCTAGCCCTTTTATCGGCGTCAGTCATGCTCTTGCATGTCCCGTCCTCCCTCAAACTTATAGCTATCTTATCCCGTATGATCCTGATATCATCCTCGGCTATCACCAGCTCGGCGTCAAGAACGCCCTTGTAAGAGCTAAGAAGATCCTCTACCGCCACTACCTCCCGCTTCAAGTTCTCCAATTCCAATACCATTGAGTTATCGTTCATTCTTTTATACTCCTGTACTTTATTGGATACCTCATCACAGATGCTCATGATCTCCTTCTCCCTGTCCCGGTTTATGATATACCTGATACTGTATTCGGCCATTTCCTTTAATGAGGATATGATCTCTCGTATGCCCATCTTGTTTTCGGTGGAGAAATTGGCTTTTAATAATATCTCCATCCCTTTTATGATGACAAGCAAAAAATTTTTTCTCAATCTCATGCTTAATAAGGTGTTTCGTCATGTACTACATTGAAATCATCACTGGGCGGTATATATTGTTGCTCCAACGCGATACTGGGAGGCGGGGGCGGTAGCGTCACCACAGTCGTGTCCGGCTTGCCGCTACCCACGGGGGCATCCGAGCCTCCCGGTCTTTCTTGGCGCACCACCCCTCCATCAGGATAATATCGCTCATATCCTTTCATGATATCTACATGTATCGCATCAATCTCCTCTAATGACCGTTGACGGACCTTTACGATATGATGGAACAATAATCCATCCACACGGAAGGATCGTCTTGACTCGCTCTTGAAACGTTCCAGATTAGGATACCATCCTTGCGGAAATTGCATGTATGAGGAGTACCCGTATCTTTTCGGTATATTTAACGCTACCATAGCCGTACATAACTGTCCCAATGTATCTGATTGATAAAAATCAGATTGCTTTGGCATATGATCCTTTGGATCCCGCCGTCCTTCGATATCACGATTGAGTTGGGATATTATAAGAAAGAAAATATTAGGAAAAGTTCTTTTAGCGATATTACACATGGTTATCAACGAGTCGATATTTCTTTTGGCGTCTCCTGAACCTTGTACTAGAGCCGTATGATCTATAGACACGAATACCATTTTCTTATCCTTGTTTATTGGCATATACTCATTCCATAGAAAGTTTTGAAGCTCATCTACGGTTGATGGTTTAGGGATGTATGTTATTCTGCTAGAGTTCTCTTCTCTAAGGCATCTCTGCATTTCTTTTACCTCATCTTCTGACATCTCGTTAAGGAGTATATCTTGTATGTCTTTCCCCATTTTTTTTGATAGTGAACGTAACATCAAATCTTCTGGGTTCATCTCAAACTCACATCTTAACCATACATAATCATCTGCCTGTGGATTGATATTGACATTCATCACATTGCTCATGATTTTTTGCGCCAGATAAGATTTGCCAACTCCGGGCCTAGCGCCTATAGCCACCGCATGTTGTGGGTAGAACCCGCCCAGTAACGCCTTGTCAAGATAAGCGTATCCAGTACGAGCCGGGAGAAGCTCTCCCGACTGATACTTTCTTATCCTCTCATAGGCATCCATGATAATCTCCTTGGATGACCTCCATATCCTATCCTCACTCATCCTCTTGCGTTTCTATCGCCAGCCGTATCGGATTTAGATCCTCTGTTAGCTGATCTTGATTTATATTTTAACCCCTTAGCCGTATGGCATAGATCCTTCCCCTTCCGATAAGCCTTACCCTTTAGCTTATCGGTCTTGTAGTTCTTGCGACCCAACTCCCGTCTCTTGGCTTTCTGCTCAGGTCTGGCGTTGATCTTCTTATCCGTCTCAGCCTTCTTCTTTCTGGCTTCCGGATGTGTTCTGTAATATTCAGTCGATCTCCCCATCCTCGTCCTCCTCATCATAATTATAATCCTCTACGATAATATCCTCTCCATCTAAATATGAGGCTTTATCTCCGAGTCTGCTTCTCATGCTCTCGTAAGGATCATCCCCATCTTTTATTTCCCACACACATAAGTGCGGACCTATTATATCAATAAGCATGTTGGCCTTATCCTCGCTTATGCCTTTTTCTATCATCTTATCTCTGCATTTGTAAAAACCACATGTCTTGTTAAACACTGATCCTCCTACATAAAACCCTGTCTGTTTGTGAATGAAAATTACTTTCATGTTCTGTCAATTTTTATTAATAATTATTTTTTGTAATCACCGTAACTCATGTCAGCGTCACACACCACCAAGTCAGTTACCTTATCCACTACATGGAATAGATGCTCCGGACATCCGTGGCATGCGCTACCGCCTATCGCTATCGCCTTATGCCTAGGGCAGTTATTCCCCCTCCCTCCATCATATATCTGTATCCGATTATCACTATATGCCTTGATATGTCTCATGATTTTAAGTAATGATGGCAAAGACATCTTGTAAGGGGATATATGCTCCTCCGGTATCATAAGCTCACCGGATAGTTCTTTGTAAAGATCATGTCTATCCTGTCCTGTTTTTATTAAGAATACGTTGATCTCGGTCATTACCATATCCATAGACCTAAGGAGATCCGGCTTGGCTAACCTACCTACAGGTTTACCCGTAGAATCGGATCTCATCCAAGCCCCACACTTCTCGCACCCAACTTGCTTTCCCTCCACCGTATTTATCATAGTGGATGGGGCCTTGCAATACGGGCATACGGATCCGTTTAACATAGCTTTCTGGGCTAAAGATAGCTCTCTCATGCCTTTTCTTGTATTTTGACATTAAATAGATCACAGAATCTATTAAAATTCCTGTTCTCTATTCTCATATCCTCCTCATACCTGTCAACTGATTTGATGAAATCATTATAACAGTCCTCGCACATCCATTGATTGATTACTGCTACATAATAGCCCACGGATGTAGGTCTGTTACACATATCGCAAATACCTAAGCACCCATATCTGGTGAGCTTATCCATCATCTCCTGTCTTGTTATTTCAAGCACCTTGAATTTCTTGTAATTGTCAACTACCTTTGCCATTGTAAATTTGTTTAATAATAAAATAATCCGCTATATCCATTCCCTCATTTATATTGGGTTTTGATTCTAGAAAATTACTTATCTCTATATTCATCCCCCTCATATCCTTGTCTACCTTCTTTCTCCATTCGTTGAAAGCGTCGCCCTTATCCGGGTACAGGACTATCCGCCTCCTACCCAATGTCTCTATCATCTCCCTTTTCAGCATATGGATACCGCCACAGGCCATAAACAACCTACTAGGGTACACGATGTTACAGATAACAGCCGTCTTCTCTGACTCTACTATATACACCGGAGCGTCATTGGGATAGAAGTTGATAAGAAACTCCCCGAACAGGCATTGCCTAAGCAGGTAATCCTGGCCGTCCAGTATATGCACCCAACATACATGATCCATGGGAACCTTTACCCTCTTCCCGTCAGGCCCGTAGTCCATTATCTTCCCGGTCCGCACTACCCAATTCTTATCCAGTTGCCAGAACACACAGCACTTACCCCAGTCCCCGAATCTCATCATCCCCACCTTATACAAGCTAAATGCCCTATTGGTATGATACGATCCGAAGATATTGGATAGATAATCCTGAAGATCGGATGTCTCGAAAGGATTAAGCGTCTCAAACATCTTGCTTACCGGAATGCAGTTGGCTATATCCGGATCCATAGGAGGTCTGTACCTCCTTAATACTTTGTTTGAATCGGTAAAAAGATCATTGTTCCCAAGTTCGCTCCCTGTTGGATATTTAAAGTAACCACATTTATTTTTATGATCACACACCCCAAACTGCTCTCCAACGATCTGACCGGTGGTTACGTCCACGTACGGCGTAAAACACTTATCCTTGCCGCATTGCGGGCACGTCAGCTTCCTCCTTGGTTTGCTATGATCCAGCTCATACCGATGAACGCTCTTATTGAACTCCCTAAATTCCATCACCCTCTCCTCTCATTCATGACTCTATATATATAGTCCCTCAGCGGCTCTTTCCTTACCAACTTATTAACATCAAACTCGCCTTCTATATCTAAGGATCCGATTCTTGATGTAACCGTATAATTAGTTTTCTCGAACTTATACTTTCCTTGAAGATATACTACGGTAGCCATATTCAATATAGGGTTGTCAGTCTGTCTCTTCAACTTATATTGGCTGGTCTTTGCGGTAGGATCACCCGGAGCGAAGTTATATATCTCCTCTATCTCCAATATCTTTCCATAGTTCTCTAATATCATTCTTCTATATAACTCAAGTTGGAAAGCATACTCGTCATAGAAATTGCCTTTCCTGTTTGATTTGAAGTCCAATATAGCGAATATCCTCCTGCATCTCTTTATCTTCTTTTTCTCCGTCTTAGGCTGACCTTTCTTGGCTCCCGTCTTATAGAACTCTCCTGTCTCGACCTCTATCTCCACCATCTCCGGCTCGCCATCCATCTCCACCACTGCGTCCACCGAAGAAGCTACTTTCAATCTCCTTGACCTCAACATCTTTTCGATCAATACAGGTTTTACATGTCTTTCCTTGCAGAATATGGCAAATGATATCAGATCCTCTATCAGCTCATCAATGTTGTCCACTAATATCCGCTCCATCCTATACTTGTCTATTCTTAGCTTAGCCTCCTTGACAGCCTTCCTTATCCATGTCGGGATCAGCTTTATATTAACCCCGGTCAGATACAACCCAAATAGATAATGCATGATAGTACCCAGATCAGCCCTATAGTTAGCGTACTCATCAGGGTCCTTGCCCTTGAGTCTCATCTCATTCTTCCATTTCTCCAAGGCTCCGGACGTATCACAATACCCATTGGCGATATTGTTAGTGGCTCCATCGTATATGATAGGATACCCATCAACATCCATCTCATAATACACACGTTTGCCGGCGACAGTCATTCTATATAACACAGGTGTCGGGATATCCTTTATCCATTCAGCGGCATAATACTGTTGCTCTGTCTCCAGATCATACTCAACCTCCATCTCCTCGTTAGGCTCGTTTTTAGGCTCTTCAACAGGCTTTTCCTCCTCGACCATATCTTTCTTTGGGACAGTTGATAAAACGTCTAATATGCCAAAGAAAGCGGTAAATTTAGGATCTGTATGATATGATCTTAATACTGGTAATGATGATCGCCAATAATATGACGACGCATTCTCGTCCTTTATCTTGCCTAAAATCTTGCCTAAAGCCGAACATCCTATCTCTCCATCATCCGCAATAGCCACATTGTGTCTCTCGGATAAACGAACTTTCATCTCATCAAACGATTCTTGATCGCTTATGACTTCCATGATCGTCCCATAACTATATACTGTGTCACTTATAGCCTTATATCCTAGGTCTAAAAGTAATCTTTGTTTTCTTCTATCCATGATAATAATCTGGTTTTTAATTTACCATCCTCCTCGACTTTAGGTGCGAGATCCCTCATCCTTCTGGCTGCCAACAGCCATACGTTGCCAAACTCGTCCAAGAGCCGGCTGAAATCCATCGTATCTAATAGATAATCGAATCTTGTATGCTCATCAGCCGTCAAGTAGATAATGTTATCATTATCCTCAGCAACTGATTTATATTTCCGTTTAGGGTATAAGTGGCATATGTTGCTTACCCCCGGGCATGGTATGTATGCGCCGGTAGCAGATCTCCTTGTCATACTCAATCTAGCCACATGGGCGCCAAAGAAAACGGCTAGGCTCTTCCCCTTTGGCTTGGCCTTCACCCGTATCGCCGCCCTTTCCTTTGGCGGTAGCTCCTTGGCTCTGCACGCGGGACACAACCCCTTACTCCTTATGGTTACCATCCTCCCACATCTCTCACACGGTAACATCCTACCTCTCATGCCTTTTTCTTTTTATAACTTTTGTTGAACTCCATAAGGCTCATAGCCCTATACCTCTTAAGCCTATTAATCTTACCCTCAGTCCAATCTTGATCCTTGAAGTTGATGATCGTATCGAATATCTGAGCTAGTTCCCGGATATTAAAACTCCTGTTTTGTATCTTCTTATAGAACCCCGATCTGCTATATCCTAATTTAGAAGCTAGATAAGTTTTGTTAGACAATGTGAGGATACGATAAATCGTACCCTCCATTTTACTTATCTCCATCAACTTCTCGGCTATGGACGACGTGGTTTCGTAGCTAGCTTTACTGCCTACTATCCTCATTTTTCTCCGGATTCCTGATCTTACCATCAAACTCGTAGAAGTCCATCAGTTTCTTCTCTTCCTTGATACAAGTGACAACGAAATCTGATATGGTTCCTTTCATGCCTTCCTCGAAATTCTTTTTGGCATGATCAAGGTCATTGGCCCGAACGATGTAGTTAAACGCCTTGCGTTTCTCATTGTTCGATTTCTCGTCTATCGTAATATAATCAGCCGTGACCTTATAGAACCGGTCTCCATCCATGGCAAACAATTCCGCTATCCTGAATCGTTTGATATCAACGCTAAACTCACCGGATATGAATGGCTTCATCTCCTCTATGATTCTAGCCTCACATTCGGTATAAGAAAAGGCATCTACTAAATACTCTTCCTTTACCTTCTTCTTCATGCCGTTCTCGGCATCGGTCTCATAAGAAACCGTACATTTAAACCAATTGTGCATTTTAATCTATATTATTGTTAAACAAAGGATAATCTTTTATTCCTTCACGAATATATCTTTCCGTATCATCATCCACGCCATAAGCCTTCTTGAAAAATATCATAGCCTTATCCGTATCATTATCCACCAGTGGTAGATATTCCCTTGCAAAAAGCGACCTAAGATAGTTCATATTATCAATCCTATGTCTTATATCGGCTACTTTATCCCATATCTCGGCCCGAATTTTACTCATTTTCTTCATATTTCTCTCATATCTCTCTAGCTGGTCTTTATATTCCGCCTCAATCTTATCGTTCTTATCCTTGATAGACTTATAGGTCTCCTCGTCTTTCGTATCAAACATCGGAGTATGTTTGATATTAATTATATCCAATTTGCTGTATAGCTTTTCATTGGATACGGTGAAATCATATCTAGTCCTGTACAGATCAAAGTCACTTAAGAACTTAGCTATTTTAATAGCATCATCCTGATCAAGAACGGCTATATTCAATCCTTCTAAATAGTAGAAGAAATGGGATGGAGAAATAGGTTTACAGTCATATGTCCTCATGATTGGAGGCTCATCCATAAACCTGACACCTTCCTCCGCACATCTTATTACGATCAATTTCTCTACCTGCTCATCAGTAAGATCATATATCTCCTGATCGGTCATCTTATCAATTGTCTTCATCATCCTCATCCTCCGATATCGTTACAGCCTTTGTAAACTTTTGTTTATAGACCTCACCCATAAGGCAGGCGAAAGTCCTATCATCCATACTAGCCATAGTATTGGCCTCTACCATAAGATTCATCTCGATGTTCTTTACCAAGATTTCATAGTCATCATCATCTTCTTTATAGAAAATGACTTTACCACCATACTCGAAACCATCATCCCCGGTCTTAACCATATCGATGATCCTCTCTAACTCCTTTACAAATTTACTCTTTTTCATATGTGTAATTTTTATGTGTCTACAAAAGTAGACATTTTGTTTTTGAATTAAATTAAATAAACATTATTAATAGTTAATACGCTTAGGTGATTATATACCATTTTACACTAAAATCGTAAAATGGTATATAATCACCTTATCCTCCATATATCTTAAGCCCTTTTATATTGTATTTGCTTATATCCATACACAAATTACACCCTCCATGACAACAACACCACGAGCAAAAGGCTAGTCGCTCCTGCTCCGGCCTACCTTGAAACTCCACTGCCGCCCTATACCATGCCGGGGATAATACCCTGACCTTCTCCGGTACGGGCGGTGTCATGAGCACCGATCGCCGCCTTCCTTTGGCATCCTCCCTACCTCTCATCTGGATTATCTTTTAACAGTTCAGCTATCTTCTCATCCTTCAACATATTTTGCTTTCTCATGCTATCTACGACAAAGGCAGCGAACGCCATATCATACCTTTTCCTTAACTCATTGACAAAAGATTTGGCTTTTGATTCTACCATTGTCTCGATGTTGCTGTCTACAACTTTCTTCATCCTGCCTCTTATAAACTCGTCTACTGTCAACTCCTCATCCATATAATCTAACCTGAACCTATATTTCTTCTCGCTGGCGTTCTCGACAAGATCGTTCATTGATTCTCTCGCTATATCCTCAATCTTCTCTGATATCGGATTGGATATTTCTCTCATCAACTCATTCTTGAACTTTTCTTTAAGCTCACGTACTACGGCTAACCTGACCGAGCTGGTAAACTCCTCTTTCAACGTCGCTTCATTGTACATAGCTTCCTCGAATACATCTTCCAAATTTAATTCTACTTGAATTTTCATATCATTATATTTTAATAAATTATAAATTTTTTAGGCATATAATTATCATGTATTATTTCCCCTCATCTTTTAATATTAATTTCTTCCCGATCTTTTTAATTTTTGTCGGTCTTGATAATCGATAGTCTCTTTCTATCGGTCTATTAAGTACATCATCCTTGTGCCCCTTGTATCCTTTCTCGTAAGCACTAACCCTTGCGCAAAACTCAACCACATCGCCTGGCGATAAATCAGCACCACTAAATCCTTTTGTTAAATCGAACCACAAATGATCTGATACTATTTTGCTATCAAGTGTCACATCTTGTAAAAGCATCGTTTTTACAGGTCCAATGTATCCATTCCTAAATCCAAATCTAACAAAGGTTGCTGTAAACACATGGCGTCCTTTTGATCCTATTGTTCTCAACTCTTCTCTCATCTCCTTTCTTATTTTTTATTCATAAAACCAGTAATTTTCTTCAAATACCCTTTTGTCATCTCAATAAAGTTCACGCAATCCAGCTTGCTCAACTTGTAAATCAAAGCCGGGTTATGAATTACGGCTATAATTTGTGTTTGCGGTTTATGAAATGACAATACTTTGTACAGATCCATGATATTGTCAATATCTAAATTCCTGTCCGGCTCATCCATAATGATTGTATACTCAAAATCCTTCCCCATTAATACCACATGATTGTCTTTGTAGTATTTTAAAAGATTGTCGATCCTGTTTGCCCAGAACTCATTTGACTTTTTCTTAAATTCCATAAGTTTCTGTATCGGAAACGCATACTCATCTTGGTTAAACACAAAATCAAAAAGCGAGTTCATGGCATGAAGGTTCTTCTCCCCAGAGGACCTAGATGCTCCATTCATATACAAACTTAAATTATTGATATTATCCAATATATCATCCTTTCTCATTTCAGTTTGCTGTAGGAGATGGAATACCTTCCCGATATAATCCGACTTAATACTGATCCCGTCAAGCACCTTGTCATCATCAAATATATCCGGGAAATACAATGCTTCTAACGGTAATTCAGAACACATCTTTTTCTCGCACAACATGTACTTCGATATCATATTCAGGAGGGTTGATTTCCCGCTCCCGTTCTTGCCTACAATCACATTCACGCCGGGCTTGAATATAAACTCAGAGCCATTTTTGAACGCTTTTATCTTTTGGATATATTTAAATGGAGTCTTCTTGTTGTCGTCTATCCTTATAGAAGTTATCATCTTATATGATTTTGTGTTTAATTATTTAAGCCTTTCATCAATCGCCAAATCAAATATCTTATCAAGACATTTCCTCATCTCCGCCGCCCCGATGATCGCCTTTCGATTCCCGAACGAGAGCCACGAAGTAATGAACCCACTGACCTCCGCGTCCCGCCCGGAATACCGCCTTGGGAACTGGACGGGATCGCTGGCAATAAAGTCGGCGGTTTCGTATTTGTCCGCCATGCATTTCGGCATGTCTACAAATTTGTCATTCATTGTTTATCCCTTCATTTGTTCGCATGCCAATCTTTCAAGTTCCGGTGTAACGTTGGTATTCATTATGCCTTTCAAGCAAGGGCATTGTCGCCAGACTATATCATAAATCTTTGACAATTCAATCAAAGCCTCATTGTTTGATTCAACTGTCATAATCCAATTGTCCGGCGATATCTCTATCTCCCTGCATGGTATTTCTTTCTTGCCTTTTGGCATATATCCGTTCTGATAGTCTTTTACATTACATCTACCAAAATATCTTCCAGTGAGTATTCCGTTTTCGTCCGTCTCAAACAACCCTCCTATCCATCCTATCTTATGGATGTTCTCCGTCCACGTTCGAGTGGCGAATAAAAACTTTTTTACAGGAACTTTTGAAAATGCATCAACATCATGGATACTCCCGTCCGGCTCTTTGAATATCGATGATTTTCTTTTATTCTGGCAACTCCCGTCTAAGCCTATTTTTCCCCATTCGCCATCGTCAAATCTCAAAGGAGAGATTATATCAAAACTGCAAAGTTTCTTGACGAGATTGATTTCAAATGGTGCCGAGAATCCGCTGTTACCATGAGAAGAGAACAGCGCGACAGCTTCTATTACCTGTTCGCGCATCCATTTGTTAGGACCGTCCTCTTCTTTGCTATATCCGGCTAATTCCAATTCTCTTATCGCATGTTTACATAAATTACTGTTTGCGATAATATACCGAAGAGCCTTCTTGTTGATAAGGCTCTTCTTGCTCATTTTCTTTACAATTCTTCTACTCTTTTTCATGTTTAATGTTATTTAATGTTTTAACCACCAATCTCCTCTATCATTCGTATTGTGCCATGACCATCTGTTTCGCGAAATCTTTGTACGCCACTATTTTTCGCAGGTTTGCTCGCATTCGTATTTCCCCGATACCGCCGACCGGAGACAAGGCGCCTGTATTAACACCTCTTCCCATGTTTATTCCTCCTTGTTATATAATTGCTTGTTTTTATATTCCAACATCCTTCCCATCCTCTTTAACCCAATTAACTGTATCGCAATACCAACAATACCCTGTCTTGGAATCCTTTTTATGAGAATGGGATCCACATGTGGCGCACCAATAATTATCATCCATATTGTATGTATAACTTTCATCCTCATGCATTTTGGCTATTCTAGCTACCCTATCCTCCAGCAGATCCTTTAGATAATGGCATTCGTAAGGTCTATCCTCTTCCTTTAATATATAAATATCGATATCCATCATGCTCCCCATCCTGTCCGTACACATACACTCGGCGGCATGGCGCACGTTCCCTTCCGGCATCCCCGGAACTATCTCCCGGATCACCGCCTCCATCTTCTCTTGGTATTCGGTGTCTACCTTGACCACCAAATCCTCTAATTTATCTATTAAACTCATGATCTTTTTACTTCTTTGTATATGACATCTGTATTGTCTTCCCTATCTATATTGCAACAACAAGAATACATGCAGTAATAACCCCTGTTATTAAATACACATCCATCACAACTGCTATCATCAATCTCTATTACCTCCAATTCTATTTTCTCCATGCCGGTATTATATTTAAATATACTACCTATCTTATGATATCCTATATCCTTCAAATACCTTATATGATTATTTTCGTTAAATAATCGGTTGATAAATACATCCATTTTATCGTTTAGACCATTTTTATCTAATAACCCCTCGCACTCATTTTTATTAAATCCAAAGGATATCATAAAATATTTTGCCATATCAAACCTTTCCAGTTCCACCAATTTTTGTATGCATAGCCATATTCCTTGTCTTATGCCTTCTTCTTTGGCTTCTTGCACTCTATCTCCCATATTATTTTGTATTAATTAAGTAACAATATTTCTCTTCGCTCTATTTTGATCATTGATGGATTATCGTCATGATCATACCAATATAGATACCATATACCTCCTCTATTGGCCTTCCACATCTTCCCTTCATATTCCCCCGATGGGATCGTTACTGAATATTCTCTAAGACCCTCAAAGGTTTGTTTGGTCATTAAAGCGTATTCCTCATCAATTTCTACGTATCTCCTATGGGGCTGTTTCCATAACATCCCACGTTTGTCTGTTATCTTAGGTATTATATTCTCTCCATTCATGATGCTTTGTAAATTATGTATTAACTATTGTATATCTAACACTCTCCCCATCTTCCCTTTCGCATCCCAAGCAACCTGATTTTACGCAATCATATATATAATTTTCAAAAGCGCATCCCGAACATCTATCACACTTATCTACTCTTAATGTCATTTCAGACATACCAACTTTATAGTTAAAGACTTCCCCTATTTTATGATACTTAATATTTATACATATAGTATCGTTTTCACTTATAGTACTGCCTTCACTTATCATATTCTCACGTCCAAACATATTGTCAATAAACTTAATCATCTCATCATTGAATGATTCGCTTTCTTCTTGCAGCTTCCTACATTCATCCTCGGTCAATCCACAAGAAGATATCAGCTCCTCCGCGGCTTGCGTCCATCGCCCGTCGTGGGCTAGCTCCTGAACCGCCAGCCATATCCCTTGATTCATGCCCTCCATTCTTGCCTTATCTAAAATATCCTCATCTTTCATATCCTCAATCATTTATATTCTTGTTTCTTATAATAATCTCTATATCGTTTAACATCTTATCTTTTAATACTTTCTCTACCATTCTTGGAATGACATTAAAATCTTTATTTTTAAGCTCATTATCTACCATAAACTTAATCATCTGCTCTATATTATTATCATTCCCGTAAGTATTACATATACACTCCTCAACATATTTTCTTATATCAGATCTAATTGCATTGATTATATCTTCCTTCGTAAGCCCAAGCTCATTATGGATATAATTCTTTATCGCTTTATATCCCTTACTTCTGCTCATAATCAATCTCCTTTCTCTTAAATTCACCTATGTTTAATATCCCTCTATCTCCTTCAAGTGCTAAAGAGATCGGAGGTATTGGCATATATAATTTAACTACCCCGTCATCGTAAAATGGATGCGGATATTTATGATACTTGGCAAATTTGCCCCAGCCTTTAAAGAAGTAAGCCATGGAAATACTTTCTCCATCAGTGACAAGATAATAATCATCTACATCCGGTAGCCCATCGCTTACTTTTATCCACGGTGATTGCTTTGACCGCCATTCGGCACCGGATTTAAAACCAGAAGCAATCATCTCTTTAATGGCAGAAATGCCGTTCGGTACTCCATTTGTTCCAAACGAACTAATAACCGATCCTGCGTATTCAATCGCTACTTCTACTGTCTGTTTCATAATTCCCCTCTTGCTTTAAGTCTTTTGATTGCATCTTTTCTTGAGTATGCACAGATCTTTTGTCCTTTAATCGTGAATTCTTTCAACTCTCTAGAAGTCGATGGGCGTCGATAATCAGGATTGAATCTCATCCCTTCATTTGACAATCTCTGATTAGAATAAATATTTTTATCGGCAGTCATCGTACTTTCCATAGCTAACATTGCTAATGTTTTGAGCATACTTCTTTTTAAACTCATTTGATTTCTATATTTTTAAATGTTATTAAATCTTTTCTTTTTTTGATCTTGAAGAAGTTCACATTTTTGATCTTACTACATTCTATGAACCTTTCTAAACCTTATTTATTGTTTTGAGATTGTTTACCTTTCTCAAAACAATTTCTTATCTTTCAATCTTCTTTTGCTTAGATCCCCTTTATATATTATAAGGTGATTGAGTCTCTTGATAGACATAACCTGTTACCGGAGACTTTACCGCTGCGCAACTTGATAACAAGAATGCCGTACTGATAAATAAGAATGCTTTTTTCATTGTGTGTTTGTTTTTGCCCTCCCTGTCCCCTTCGTTCGGTGGTTTCTAAATATAAAGAAGCGTGGGGACTATTGGATGTTACCGTATTTGAGGCTCTGGACTGCCCACCACTCGATAACAAACAACAGCCCCACGCC